ATGCCCCCCAGAGTGTCGATCCAGCAGGCTGCTGACCACCTCAACGTCAGCACTAAGACGGTCCGCCGCTACATCGCGGACGGCCGACTCAAGGCCGTCCGCCTTGGCCCTCGGCTAATTCGCGTGGAACGAGACTCGATCGATGCATTGATGCGGCCGATCGGGAAGCGATGAGCAAGGTCCAGATCAATTACAAGTCAGGGCGTTCCATCGTCATCAAATGCGAGGACTTCAAGGCGACGCGAGTCGGTAGCGATCTTCGCAAAGTGGAATGGCGTGCAGCAGTGCCTGACCCGCTATTCATCGGGCTCGATGACATCGAATCCATTTGGGAGCTGTAGTGAGCGAACCCGATTCATTCCCTAGGGTGCTGGTGCCAAATGACGACGGCACCGCCACGGTCGTTATCCCCGCCGACGAAGAGACGGCCGCTGAGTTCCGAACTCTGGTCGCCAACGGCTTCAGCCTGCAAGAGATCCACGGCTGCGGAACTTTGATCTACGGCATCGACTTCCTGGTGGAGCGCGATGTCTGACATTCAAACGCTTCTGCAGCGAGCAAAAGACTCCCTGGCTGGTACCACCCCAGGACCATGGGATGTCGCCGAGGAGATCGATGGGATGCGGGCCGGCCGGCGGACTGTCGTCAAGGCCACCATCGAGACGAGCAATCCGTACACCCGGACCCGCCGTGTCGTCACTGTCGACCAGACCCGACCACACTGGGATGAAGGTGACCGCACGCCAGAACTCGGCAGCGCGGAAGCAAACGTGGCCTTCATCGCCGAGGCCAGAACCCTGATCCCGGAACTCGTCGAAGCTCTCGAATACGTGATAGCCGACCGCAACCGCTACCACGCTATGTGGCGCGCGGTGCTGAGCGACTTCCAGGCCTTGCGAGGGTTCTGATGACTGACGTTCTACATCGACTCCCTTACCGCGGCCACTTCAACATCATCGGGCGCGGCACGGCGTACTCATTCCTACCCGAGGATCTGCCGGCCGAACTCTCCCACCCGCGCGAGCTGGTGGGCAAAGAAGTCGGAGTCGGCGAAGTGCGAGTGCAAGTCGCCGCATACGAACACTGGGCGATGCTTTGCCCGCGCGACGGCGGCCGTTGTGGGCACCCGTTCGCGTTACTGACAAGGAACGTTGGATGAAGACCGACATCGTCATGGAGGCGATCAAGGCGGCTTGCCTAGAAAAGCCGTGGGAGTGGGAGCCCAAGCATCCTCAGTACGTCGAGGGCGCCTTGTATCTCACCCAAGAGCAGTGGAACGCGATCAAAGCGGCCTTCCCGCCGGCCGACGACGCCGACGGTCGATGGTCGTCATTCAACCGACCCTCAGCATGCTGGGGTATCCCGGTTCGACTCATCAGTGAAGACGAGCCGACCAAGTTGCCTAGCGGCAAAGAACTTCGGTACTCAAAGCTGCTGCAGTCCTTCATCATCGTCGACCCCGACAAGATCCCCAAAGTCGTCGCTCCAATGCTGCAACTGTTCATGGGAGATGACGATGCTCTATGAGCCTCACCCGTTCGAGGGTCCTGAAGGTGTCATCGGCGGTAATTGTCTCCGGTGTTGGGGCTCTGTCACCGACCCGTGGCATCAAGGGCGACCGGTACCGAGAATGGCCGCAGCGAAAAAGGAATCAACCATGACCCCTAAGCAGATGAATGCAGTGTCCAAAACTCTCAAATTGATTCGCGAAAATCCTCCCAAAGACGAGAGCTGGAACCGACCCGGTGAACGGACCCTGGCGGACATGCTGCAGTCCTGGCTGAGGGAACAGCTCTGATGGACGTCGACATCACTAAGTGGACCGAAAACACCTGGCACGTCCAATGTCCCGAGACTGGTGACAGCACCACTACGGGGTCTTTCGCCGAGGCCGTGCTCTGGGCCACCTGGCCGATGCAACCCGGTGACAACGTCAACATCCGAATGAGGAACGCGCGATGAAAGATGAAGAACGCGCCGTGAAGGCTTGGTATGTCGTAGGTCGCGACCGGGACGGCGGCCAGCTCGCCTACATCATCGAGGGTGACACCTCTCAGGAAGCCAGGTTGAACTTCGCCCTGGAGTTCCCTGACCTCGAATTCATCAACATCTTCTAAAGGAAACTGACATGGCAGCCGCCAACATCATCAACCACGTCGCGTTCGTTCTGGACGCATCCTTGTCTATGAACGGCGTCGCCGGTCAGCTGATCAAGGTCGTAGACAGCCAAATCGAGCACCTGGCACGACGATCCAAGGAACTCGACCAGGAAACCCGGATCACGGTCTACACCTTCAACACGCCGGCCAATGGTGACCGCACACCGGTTATCCAATGCCTGATCTACGACAAGGACGTGCTCCGCGTTCCGTCGATCGCCGGCCTGTACCGGACAGGCGGTATGACACCGCTGGTTGACGCGTCCTTGCTGGCGCTGAACGACCTCGCGCTGACTCCTGAGAAGTACGGCGAGCACTCGTTCCTCATCTACGTTCTGACCGACGGTGAAGAGAACTCGTCACGTGATCAGCCAGAGGTGCTCCTGCGGAAGATTCAGGGACTCCCCGATCACTGGACAGTGGCAACGTTCGTGCCGAATCCGCTTGCGGTGCACGAGGCCAAGCGGTTCGGCTTCCCGGCGCAGAACATCGCCGTGTGGGATGCAACCACCGCGGCCGGCGTGGCAGAAGCCGGCGAGAAGATCCGTCAAACCACCGAGAACTTCATGGTGTCCCGCAGTCAGGGTATCCGTGGGTCTCGGAACCTTTTCGCGATGGACACCCCATCATTGGACACCGTGAGCCGAAACCTTGACGCCTTGCACTTCGGGCAGTTCCGGTTGCTGGACATCACGACCGAGGGTCGGATCGACGAGTTCGTGGAACGCAAGACCGGGCGGGCATATCGCCGTGGCGAGGCGTACTACCAGCTCTCCAAGCCGGAAAAGGTTCAGCCACAGAAAGATATCGCCATCCTCGGAAAGAAGGGTGTGTACGTCGGGCGGGACGCGCGCCGGCTACTCAACCTGCCCGACCATGAGGTCCGGGTCTCCCCCGATCACAACGCGGACTACGACATCTTTGTCCAAAGCACGAGTAACAACCGCAAGCTCGTGCCGAACACAAAACTGCTGCTGCTCTCGTGAATCTGTTTCAGGCCTCAGCCCCAGAGTTGTGGGAGGTCATTGAGGGGCAGGCGAAGGCCCTTCGGTCTATTCGGGAGCTGGCTGAGAAATGGCGATACAAGGGCGAGTTCGGTTGGGGTCCATGGCAAGAGGGGTATGGACCAGACCATGAGGGCTATGTCCTCGACTGTGTCTCCTACGAACTCCGCCAGATCCTCGACCAGGCGCCGAAACCGTGGCCCGGATACTGCCAGACCTGCAAAGCGGTGCTCGACCCGCCGAACTCCACTAGCTGTCGCGCATGTAGCGCAGACGACATAGACGACTAACGAGAGATCATGAAAGCTGAAGACATCGGCTCCTACGACGTCACCCCGTCGTGGGAACGTGAACCCCGAGAAGAGGACCCCCGCCTCGCGCCCTATACCGACACGCCGAGCTGGGATCGCCTCTCGTGCAAGTGTGGACTCTGCCAACTCGCCGCGGCGGGGCACCTATGACCTTCCTACTCTCGCTGCTCGCCTATGTCGTCATCGGCTTGAACATCAGTCGTGTTTGGTATCGCCGGCAGAGGTGGCCAAGTGATGACGAAGTCATCGAAGCTGTACTGATCGTCGTGTTCTGGCCGCTGTTCCTGATTGGGTGGCCGCTCGCCAGATTCCTTAGATGGTTTTACACCACCCCAAGGACGTCTCGATGAGCAAAGCCGAGACATGGAAGTGCATATATTGCGATCGATGGATCATTTTTTCGACCATCCGCGCGATGTACGTGCACAGCGACAACGGCGAAGCAGACTGCGGCACAAAGGCGTACCCGGTCCGATGAGCTTCAGTTGGCCCTGTCGGAAGTGTGGGCACTTTAGCCCGAACTACTACGTGAAGTGTGAGAAGTGCGGCGAGGACAAACGCCCGAAGTGGAGTGCGACTGCACCTGCAAGTGGTGCGCGGATGATGAGCACTGCCGGATGTGGGATTGCTGGGTCACTCTGTGCACCGATGACTGTCCGGAGGACTGCATGACGGATCACGAAGGGGCGTTGTGACGAAACAAGCTCTCTACGAGGTCATTAGCAACTACGACTCTCGCATTGTGAAGCGTGACTTGCCTCAGGCAGAGGCGGCGCGGATCGCACTCGATCTATGCAACCGCACGGATGCCGGCGCTTACATTCGGAAGCAGGGTTGAGGTGACTACTACCGCAAGGGTTCGACGGGCGCGCAAGACGCGCCGAGACTGCCATCTCATCCGGCCTGGAGATATGTACATCGAGCATACGATATTCCCGGGCGCAGACTCGGGCTATGCCGATACTGCCGGTCATCCCGTCCGGATGGCGGAGTGTCGTGGCTGTGCTGAGCGCTACGGCCGCGGACACCTGATCGCATCGCGCGAGCTTCATGAGATTGACGTCCGCTTTCTGTGTCGCCAGTGCGGGCGCTTCATTGCCCAGAGCAGTATTCGTGAAGAGGACTACTTCGATCCCAATGCCTACTACGGCGTTGGCACGCGCAGTGAATACGACTGTAAGCGCTGCGGCACCCTGCAGGGCGAGCCCGGTCTCGCGGTCTACAGCAAGGCTTAGGAGTTAGACAGTGAAGTGGTTCTATCAATGCCGGCTAACGCAGGGCGAGTCAGAGATGGTGGGTTGGATCGAAGCCCGCGGCGCCGTCGTCGGATGCTCTGTCGAGGTCTTGCCCTCTGGCGAATGGTGGACTGTCGCCGAAGTCCATGAGCATAAACTCCGCGAGGATCAGCTCAGGGAGACTCAGCGCCTCAATCGCCACAGCCTGCCGTCAGTTAAGGCGATGGCGTAGTGAATGCCATCCGAAAGATCAAACTGTATTCGCAGGACTGGTCCGAAGCGGTGTTCGAAACGGAATGCCCGTTCGGCCAACGGCCGCAGGACGCCGAGGACTACCTCCGTGCCAGCGGTAGCGATTGGTTGGGCCTGGTAATGGAGTACGGCCCAGACTGGCGGCAACGCTGGTCTGGTCGACTGGAACTCAAATCAGACGGCAGTGTTGAAGCGCATCGCTGGGACGAGTACCTCAAGCACATCACCGTCTGGCCGAATCCGGCCTTCGAGAGCCATGCGCAGCTGGGATGAGGGAGCCGTTGCGCTGGCGGAGGCGGTCCTAAACGGCTATGGGGCGCCAGGCATGTACGACGACTATGACCAGGCGTGCCAATGGGCTGACATTGTGCGGGGACTTCTTGAAGTAATCGAACGAGGGCAAGTGTACGAAAACGACGAAATACCAGACCTGTCCGAAATCGGTGGGTATTGGGAAGAGCGACTGCCTCTGCATCACAATGGTCAGTTCGTCTACCCGGGCCGACGTGTTGGGCGGCTCAGCTTCTACCACCAGTGGCCGTACGAGCCCGAGGAATGTCAGGCCGAGCGCGGCGAGACGATCTGGATCATGGACGGGCGAATCCTGCTCTGCCGCGGATGTGGAGTTGATGGAACGTGAGCAATCTAGTAGCTCCTGAGCACATCGAACGTCTCGTCGGCGTATCACGGCATGCCACAGCACATTACGGTCGCGCAGTGTCGTCGGACCAGATGTTCTACATCTTGCACTCGCGCGAATGCAAGGACAGTGGAATCGATTTGCGCGAGTGTCCGTTCTCCCTCGCGCTTGACCAAGGTATCGACCACGACCGCTGGACTGGCTTTGAGGATAGGCCCGTCAGGCTCTTTGTTTCCGGCGGCCGGCTCATGCCATTGCGGGAGGTCTGACATGGCGTGCCCACACCCCGGATGCGACTGCAACGCCAAACCGAGCCTTGGCCGATGCCCCTGCGGGCGTTGGGAACTGTACATCGGTGCCTATGACCGGCACGGCAAGACGGTGCGGTGTACTGGCTGCCTCCGAATTCCGGCCGAATGCCGTTGCGGCTAAAGGGGAACACATGACTTCAGCAATTCTGATCCTAAGCGGATTCCTCGCAATCATCTTCGCAGTGTTCGTATTCACCGGGTTCGACTGGCGAGACACCCTCGTGACGGTCGCGTGTGGCCTCGGCATCATCGCTGCACCGGTTGGGATCGTCCTGATAGTTCTGGGGCTCGTCTCGCTGTGAACTGTGTGGAGTGCTTCATGCGAGATGGTGAGCCGTATCGACCGGCCGCCTTCGTGGTCAATGGACACTCGGTGTGCCAGCGGCATGTGCACGTCACGATCCGCACGCGTGGGCAATCGCCGCTGTTCTACACATGGCAACCCGGGAGCGATATCGACGAAGAGCCGCGACTCGAAGCATTAGGAGAAATGTGAGCGACGGTATCGCCGAGGGCTACCTCCGGAAGCGGAATCGCCGGCATCGCTGGTGCAGCGGGAGACCCACCGAGAGCCACGTGCGTCCCCTGCAGGGCCGCGGAGACATCTGGATATGTCCAGAGTGCAAAGAGGTGTGGATAGGCGTGTACCGGCTGTCCATGCTCGACGAGTGGTTCTTCCCGCACTGGTCTGTTAAGTGGAAGCGCATGTGCTCGCTGCGGGCAAGACGCTGGCGAGATCGCGACAACGGTGGCGCGCCGGCTGGATTCGGCTAGTAAGGAGATCGAATGGGCAAGACAACGTTAGACGATCGAGAACGCGCAATCGAGCAGTCGTTGATAGACGACCTTGAAAAGCTTCTCGACAAGTACATGGTGTCGCAGGAGGACATGCCAGACGGGTGGGTCATCGATACCGTGCACACTGTGTTGGAAGCCGTCATTGGTTCAACCGACGAGGGCTGCGTATGTCGTGATGATGGTGATCACCCCGACTGTCCCGTCCACCCGGGTTAAGCATGGATCAACTAGCAGCGTTCCGCGACACGATTGCGCTTGCGCGGTTCCACGACATGCCGGAGAAACCAGGCAGCACTGTCGGTTTCGCGCATCTTCGGTCAATGCTTGATATTGCGGAGTCGGGTGAATTCTCCGAGTCGAAGCTCGGGCGGTGGCTCGGATGGGCTCAATGTGCCGTGGTGGCAGCCGATATCGGCGTCGTGCTCGATGACATGAAATACATCAACCGGGCTCACTCGGGCGTCACCTATCACCTATGCCCTGGTTGCGGTCACCCGCTGGACGAAAGTCACGCCGGCTCTTGCTACGGCACGACGTGAAAGGAACCTAGATGACGACACTCAACCGGCTTTGGCATGAAGTGGTGCTGCGACATGGTCTCTCATGGGTGGAGATCGGCAAGCCGAACGGTGGGCGGAAGGTGCGTCGTCGCTACGGTGTCCTTGTAGAATGCCCATGCGGCAAGCGGTGGATCGCCCGGGCGCCCTGGGATTTAACATGACCGACCACCCGTACACTAATCCTGGCGACGGGCGAAGTGAATGTCAGACGTGCGGCAAATGGATCTGGCCAGTTACGCATTCATGCAAGGGGGTTCCGGTCACCGTCGCGGCGTGGAATCGGAAACTCGATGAACTGGCCGAGGAGTGGCACGAGTCAAGCACGAGTGTTGAACAGCTCATCGAGGCAGCGAAGAGTAGTCCCGAATGTTTCAAGTGTCATGAACCGATCACCGAGTTTAGCGAGGTGCGGATCGTAAGGGTCCGAGTCGATGGGAAGCCGATCGATGTGTGGGTGCACGCCGATCATGCGGGGCCACCCGGTTGGGAGATTGATGGCGAGTCTTGAGAGCCAGTGGATCTATCGCTATCCAGACGGAACGCTGGACAGCGCTCAATTCACTTACTGGCATGGCCGCCACCGGCCTCGGCATAACCAGCAGGTGCGTCGCGTCGGTGGCGTGTGGTGTCGACCGGGCAGGGTGATTACTTGGGAGCCAATTCTCGATCTGGCGTATAGGAGGAGTGAGTATGAGTCGACCCGTCGTCGTCACCCACACCGACGTTAAGAAGCCGCGGGTCACACTCGCTGAACACGAAGTCCGCCTGAAGCTTCCGACCGGTTACCCCGATCCGGAGCCAGCGGTGGCAGCAGTCGAAGCGCTACGTGATCACTTGCCCTTTACTACCACGCTCCGCGGCAGGCTCGACGTGGCGGATCACGGCCACCGCATCACATTGCGGAACACCAACCGCCGGTCGAAAGGGTTTTACCAGATCCACTCGGACGGAACCGTTAAGCGAGCCGGACAACAGACGTGCTTCGACTGCATAGTCCGCGCCGAAGAGTACTGCATAGAAGTAGCGATGAGCTTCTCCGACTTCGACGACGTCTACTGGGAATTCCACGAGTACTGCCTAGGTGAGTTGTGAACAAAGACGCTGAGGCGCATTTCGCCGAGAATCCAGAGGAACGATATTGGTACTACGCACCCGGGCTGCGAGTTGTGAACCCGCGATACCTGCGCCGGCCCGACTATCAACCCGACCCATGGCCGACGGAAGAATGAGCGCGCCAAAGACTCCGGCGATAGGCCGTGATGGGCGCTGGGAGAAGCTGGGCGAGGTCGGTGTCGATTCGGCGACCATCGCCATCACAGATCTACTCATCGACACCAAAGACTGGCCCCGGGTACGCATTCCGAAGACGCAGTCTCACTACGCCGTGTCTGAGCATGCCGAGGACTTTGGAACCGGTATCCGATTCACAGCCGGCTTTGGCGACGGTGGATACGAGATCTGGGGCTGGATCGTCGACTACGGCGACGCCAACGAACCCGACGAGCGAGTGGCGCAGGTCGTCATCACGTTAATCACCGACGACGACCTGCAGGACTGGCAATCCTATGATGACTAGCTGCGCTCCAGTCGGTTGCCAATGCGCCTGCCATATCCCAGGGATGCAGGTATCTCATCTGGTTGCCTGCTGCGACCGAGAGCAGTGGTATGGATCGCGAAAAGCCGAGCTGCTCAAGCTCATTGCTGAAGAATTGATCATCCTTGATCAATCAAAAGATCGTGCGCTACTCGCGCAACAACGGATCGCCGCCTGGCGAGACGAGTACGACAATATGCCCAGGGATGGGCGACAGAAAGACGGTACCTAGAAGTAAGTAAGCATCGCACCGAGCGCTGCAAGCAAATCGCCTGGCGACACGGCATCCTCCTCTCCGAGGTCGGCTCAACCCTTCACGGTGTCTCCGACGGATCGACGGGTGACGACCTCGACCTGATGGGTATCTGCTTCGAGCCACCACAGACCGCGATCGGTCTGGAGAAGTTCGAGCAGTTCGAGGGACGCTGGCACAAGGACGGAACTCCGATCCCCGACGGCACCCGCAGCGGGGCCGGCGACACGGATTTGACGTCGTACAGTCTGCGAAAGTGGGCGCGACTCGCGGCCGACGGCAATCCCACCGTTCAGCTGATCCTCTTCTCGCCTGAGAACAAGGTTTATCACCAGAATCGATACGGCCGGATGCTGCGGGAAGCCGCGAATCTGTTCATCTCGAAAGAATCTGGCAGTCGGTATCTCGGCTACTTGAGGTCCCAAGTGCAGCTGATGCTGGGCCTCCGTAGCGGACACACGAATCGACCGGAGCTGGTCGAGACGTATGGCGTGGATCTCAAGGCCGGCTATCACGCGTGCCGGCTCGGTATCCAGGGAATTCAGCTCATGCGGGAGGGTTATGTTTCCTTGCCGATGCGCGACTGCGATCGTGAGCCGCTGATCGCCCTTCGTCGCGGAGAGTACGGCCGAGATTCTCAGCGGTGGGTATTGGACTATCTCGCCGTGTTGGAGGATGAACTAAAGCGGTCTATTGATCAGTCACATCTCCCAGACCATCCAGACCGAGTGTTGATCGATAACTTCCTCGCTAATGCACACCTTGAGTACTGGGAAGAGGCGCAGTTGGTCTAGATCTATCTCGCTGGCAATATTCTCACTGTTATGGCATCCTGGCACGGACGAATCAACCAGCCGCGAAGGACTTATAATGGCCGAGAAGGTTACACGAACCCTGGTCGACGATATGGACGGCGCCGAAACACCGTCGGTCGAGACAATCCCGTTCGGATACAAGGGTGTGGACTACGAGATTGATCTCAGCGCGGCTAACCAGAAGAAGCTTGAGAAAGCTTTGGCGCCGTTCATCGAGAAGGCGCGCAAGAAGAAGCGGACGGTTATCCGTCCGGGCGCCGCGGCAATCGGTCGACCGCCGGCCCGCGAGCCCGCTCTACTGATGCAGATGCGGGAATGGGGCCGTGATAACGGTTGGCCGGACATATCGAACCGTGGGCGCATTCCGAAAGATCTGGAAGCGGCATTCCGCAAGGCGAACAAGGGCAAGAGTCCGACGTTCTCCCACGCCTAGGCCACAAGAAAAGCCCCCCAGCACGATGCTGGGGGGCTTTTCGTTGCAAAGGTGCAGATCAACCTAGTTCCATTTATGGGAATAGACGCGGGCGTAAGTGGTCGGCACACTGAGATGACTATGACGTTCAAGCCAACCAAGTTCAAGCTGTGGTATCAGCATCAAGTACCCGGCCCCTCGTTTGAGCAAGAAGTCTCCGACCCGGTCATTGGGCAGAAGATTCTGGACACCATCTACGACGTCGCCCTCTACCAGTTTCACAACAAGATGATCCCCGACTACTGCAACATGGGCGGGATCGTCTATCTCGATGAGGACGGCGACTGGTCCGACTTCCATCCCGAAGAGTGGGAAGCTGAGCTTTGTGCCGACGATCCATGCCTCAAGCGTGACCACTACGAGTTGCAGGCTTGATGGACGACGACGGAATCTGTTTCTGGTGCCTTAAGCCGGCGGTCGCAACGGGAATTGCCGGCGGGCTCTGCGACGAGCATTACGTGGAAGAGCAGCTAGAGATGATGGTCTGGTGACTCTTCACTTCGTCAGCGTCGACAGCGGCGCCGGCCAGCTGCAGGCCAGGTACGGCGACTATCGATATCAGATTCGGCCGAACACCGCAGACCTGGGACCGTGGTTCCTCGATATCTACAACGATGCGAACTCTAGCCCCGGGAATGTGGACGTCGAACGAATTCTCCATCTGCCAGACCGCGCGACGGCGGAGGCCGTGGCCAATGAGCATGTTTTGAGGGTTGCATGAAGATCAACAGCATCGGTCGCGACTTCATCGACGCGGAGCCCGACCATCGCGACGGCACCATATACGTCGGCTTGCGTAACGCCCAACGAATCGCCATTGTGCAGGAACGTGTCGCGCTCTTTGAGTGGAACGGCGTTCCGTTCGCCATCGCCGCAGACACCGACCTGAATCTCATTCTGCGCCAGTGGGAAAGCCGACAGCCGGGTGAGGTCGATCAGATCGGACCCTACCCCGATCCCGAGACCACTCCGGAGTTCACCCACGGGATCATGGTGGTGAACCTGTGATCATGACCATGACACGATCCGCACAGGCCGAACCGTTTCACTGCGGCCGGTGCAACACGGACAAGAAAGCCAAGGCCAAAGCCGTCCGCCAGAAAGATGACGGCACAACGGATGTCATTTGCAATGGATGCTATGGCAATGTCATGGCCGGCGGCGATCCGTGAGTGATGGCGACGAAACCGACGCTCATTATTTCAAGGGCAAAGACGGCCCACTCTGGAACCACTGGTTCACCCTAGCCGCCTTGACGTGCGACGGCGGACATCACGGCTGGCTCATTGGCAACATCCGTTTAATCAGGGATTGAGGACGACATGACTTCGAAGGTATTGGACCTGGCTACTGTCGCGCACGCACTCATCGAGCTGCGGGACGCCTTCCTGAGCTACGGCAAGTGGGAGGGGATCAACGAGCAGCAGCAAGAGTTCCTCAATTGGTACGACCTGAACCACGCGGAGATCAAGCAGCTCGACAGTCTTGAAGCGCTGGCGTCGACCAGTCATGTGGAGCTGAACAGGTTCCTGACCGACCACGGCTTCGACGAGATGTTCGACCAATTCGACGGCATCGGCGTGGCATCCATCCTGGACATACTCATGGAGTGGGCGTCCGAGGGGCGGGTCACCGAGATCATCCGCACAGAGCCTCTCGCCGGCAAGAACTTCTACGGTCAGAAGATCCCGAAAGACGTGAGCTACCCGGCGTTTCAGGTCGACGCCGATATCTACGAGGTCGGATACGAGCACCCACTCGTGCGCCTACGGACCAAGACGGGCCACAGTCTGTGGCTGATGAAGGCCGACGAGCCGCCGTCCGGTCTGGCGCTCAACATCTCTGCGCAAGCCCTGCTTCATGCGGACCGCTCTAAGGAGCCGTCATGGACCGGCGTCGTCGTTCCCATGCTGGAGATCGACACTGACGGCGACGTGGAATGGCTGCTCGGGATGAACGACGGCGAGTACTACCTAGAGCAGATCTTCCAGAAGTTCAAGCTACGAGCCAACGAGAAGGGCGCCCGAGTCAAGGTGGCGACCGGAATGGTCTTCGCGAGGGCGGCGTGCGGCCCCATCGAGGTGCCATACACCTTCGATGACCCGTTCGTCGGTTTCTTCACCCAGCCCGGTCACGACACGCTCCTCTTGGCGGCATTCTGGGCCGATACCGACTCATGGCGGAAGCCGAGTGGATCGCTGGAGGATCTGTGAGCTTTTCCAAAGAGGTCGGCGACCTGTTCACCCATCCCGCCCAGGCCCTCGCGCATGGCGTGAACTGCCGTGGTGTAGCCGGCGCTGGCGTGGCCCTCTTGATGAAACGCAGATATCCGAATGCCATTCAGCAGTATCAGATCTTGGCTCGGCGCGGTGACTTGTTACCCGGTTCTGCGCTAATCACACCGGGCGGCCCCGGTGACCGACCGATCATTCACTGCGCTAGCCAGGATCGGCCCGGTCCTGACGCCAAAGTGGAGTGGCTGCGGTCATCGCTTGACGCCGGCCTGAGCCTCGCCAGCCAGCACAGCATCACCTCGGTCGCCCTCCCGCTCATTGGCGGCGGCATCGGCGGACTGGAGCAAGCTGAAGCGGAGCGAGTTATCCGCGAGGTTGCCGAGGTGTCCCACATCGACGTAACCCTGGTGATGCTCGGGTGAAGCTCTGGGTCGATGATCTGCGCACTCCCCCGGATTCGACGTGGACGTGGTCGCAGACGAGTGCCGACGCCCTGTACCTCTTGAACGAGTGGATCAACGACGACAGCGGAGAAGACGGCCTGACAATCTCGCTCGATCACGACTTGGGCGGCGATGACACCACGCGGCCGATCGTGCTGTGGATGGCTGAGAACGGTATCGGTCCATGGATCGATGAGGTACTGATTCACACCGCCAATCCCGTTGGGCGGGAATGGATTGAGGGAATGGTGAAGAGGTATTTATCGTGAGGAAACTGCTAGTGCTCGTGCTGCTGATCGCGATGCTAGTCGGCATGGGGTACTTCCTCGACAAGGTCGACATGGCCTCACTGTGCGACGGAGCGATGCGGTACACGAAATCATGCATCGGATGGGCGATGCTCAATGACTAGACCGTTCCGCGTTGTTACCCAAAAGAACTGGATCGCCGAACAATTCGTCCCGATGGGCGCCGTTCACGACTGGGGGTTCGACATCGACCCTGTGACCGCCCCCGAGACGATCTGGTGGGCGCCCGGGGCGTGGGTGGCTAGCGCGCTCAAGTCCGGCGTGCACCTACCGTTGATGTCCTGTGGGCCACACTGGCTCGGGAATCTCCCGATAGCGCTCGTCGGCCGGCGCATCGTCACGGGACGACTCGATCGCGTCGGCATCCATGACAACCTTCGCAACTTTGGCGAAGACGTATTCGTGAAACTGCCTGAAGCGAAACTCGATAGCTTTCCCGCGGCATTGCATCGCACCAAAGACCTTCGGGAGACATTGGCTCAGTCCGGACTTCCTGGCGACACTCTCATACAGATCCAAGATCCGATGTTCTTCAGTGTCGAGGCGCGCTACTGGGTCGCGCGCGGGGAGATCGTCGCTGCATCGCTGTACCAGATCTACGGCACGGTGTGGGGTGCCCCGAATTGGGAGGCGGCGCAATTCGAATGCCTCTGGAGTGCGGAGGAACTCGACATATTCGCGCGCATGGTCGTACGCGAAGTTCCCGGCCCCCCGGGGTATGTTCTCGACGTTGGTATGACTGAAGATGTTCCGTTCGTCATCGAGGCCAACGCAGCGTGGTCATCAGGCACTTACGACGGCGACCCCGCCGGCATCTTCGCGGCGATCGAGGCTAGCCACGACTTTACCGGGGAGCATCCCGAGTGGGCGTGGAACCCGAATCCGTCTCTGTACACGGGCGGTCCGTTGAAAGTGTTGACATCGTGAGCCGGCCGTTCTGGCTTCCAGACGGCGGGCTGGCGAACGCCTTGAGGGACGCACACAACAGCTACTCCCGGGCGACGTGGGATGAACATCTCTACGAAGTGCTGGCAGCAGCAGCTCTCAAACACCTTGGCCTACCACCGGAGCGTGGCGAATGAAATGTCCCGAATGCGTGCGAACCGGACAACGGTCACGGTTCTACCCGCCGAACGGGTGGGTCAGCACCCTCATGGGTGGATCACGGGGCTTCTACGACGAAGACGGCCACTACCACTATCACGAGGCGAACTCCAGCCGCGGTCAGGCGCACTGCTCAAACGGTCACATCATGGACGTGACCCGATCGACGAAGTGCACAGCGCCAGGCTGCGACTTCGGCCATGAGGAACGTCTCGTCCTCGTGCCGTCGCCGGAGCCCGAACCGGAGCGGGAACGGGAATACGTGAGATGGGAAGGCACGATCGCCTTTCCGAACGGTGGACGGTGATGCACGACTTCAACGCCGGCCAAAATGACAGGTGCTCCTGTGGTCACCCTGAGCGTGCGTGGATACACCCCCACGCATTCCGGCAGGCGCGCGACAACGACCGGTGCACCTGCGGGCTGCCGGTCGACGCCGCCTGTCACACATCCCGGTGGAAGCAAGTCGCCACCGAGGGAATGCTCTTCGGCTACTCCAAGACGATGGACCGGCGTTACGCCGAACAGGGCATCACGGTCTTACATGAACCGCCAAGGAGTCTCGTTGAGCGACTTTGAAGACTGTCAAGTGGTGTTCTCGCACGACTTCCTCTGGGACTCGTTCCAGGGCTGGCTGGCGGGACGAGGGTTAAAGACATTCCGAATTCCGATACCGGCTGAAGACGACCTTCCGACGTACGGCATCACATTCGCACATGAACAGAGGCTCTGATGGCGATGCCGCCGATTGACGACATGGAGACAGCCGAAGCTGTGGCCAGAGTCCACTACGACGCCTATGAGTGGTCGGGCTGCAACGGTTCTCGTTGGGAGCGTGTGCCGGCCGATGCGCGAAAAGCTCTGGTCCGCACGGCGGCCGAGTGGATTGCGTGCATGAGAGAGGTCAAGACATGACAAACCCCGTGAACGAAGCGGTGGAACGAGCGTGGACCGACGATGACGGCGGACCGGCTTACTACTCAAGCATGACCGACGCGATGAAAGAGGCGGTCCACGAAGCGCTAGCGCCTTTAAGGCGGTTGCACACCCCCGGCCCCGTCAGTCAGCTCAGCACCTCATGGATGGTCGGCGCTAAAGCTGAATGCACGACGTGTCGGCGGGATTGGCCCTGCTCCACCGCGAGGCTCATCTATGACGAGAACGAGTTGGCAAGGTGAGCGTCTAGTGGGAATGTTCGACGATATCCAGTACGAAGCGCCGTGCCCGTTCTGTGGAACACCCCTCACGAGATGGCAATCCAAGGATGGCGGCTGCGGACTCCAGAAGCTAACCCCGTACGAACTATGGGAGCAGAAGCATTCGGGTGCGGAGATCCGTTTCTACGATAACTGTGGCAAGTGTGGGACGTGGGTCGAGATCATGCTCCGCGGCGGGATTGTCGATTGGACTACCGCGGACTATGAACACGCCGCCATCAATCGGAGATTTCCTCCGCGGCGCCGAGGCCCCCTCCCGCCGGCAGCTGTGATCGAAAGCGAACGGCCATGAGTGACGAGTCAGCCGTTGTATGCCCGTCGGAGTACGGACCACCGGCCGGCATACGTAACGGCATCGCCCGAAGCTTCTACGGCGAATGCGTCTGCGCCAAGCTCGGTTTCACGCCATGTGCCTACGATTCGTCAGCGCGACGGACCGACGACTGGCCCAACATGTTCGGAGACTGAGATGGATATGTACCTCACGGTTGACGACGTCAGCCATCACGCATTCCGCAATCCGGCCGGCATCGCCTGCACGCTGTGGCAGATCGACGGCCTGTACGTCCGGAGTATCACCGTGTGCGAGCGTGCGACCGGTCTGACATCCAACTACCGAGACAGTGAGTGCGATGCCACCTAGCGTCAAGGCGTTGACGCCGTTCGAGAAGCGGCTGCGCAAGATCGATTTCTGGAAGCTTCGGGGGCACAACCCGCTGGCGCCCAACTGCTACTGGGCTACGCCGATTGACGGAGTCCTTCACGAGAAGGCGGTATGCGAGGCGTGCGCTCAGTTGAGGGAGTCGTTAGGGCAATTAGTACGGGGGGACGCATGAGTCTGTTCAAGGTCGGAGATACCGTCCACTACCGCGATCACAGCGGCAAAATCGAAAGCGGGACGGTCTACCAAACCGAGGGTTGCGCCGACGGAGATATGACCGAGGTCTACTGGCCGCGGATAGGTCAAGCCTTATGGATGCCGACCAAGCAGCTCTGGAACGTGCTGCCGGATTGGGACGTTGACCACCCGTGCACGTGCGGCTGTGCCTTCGGCGACCATAGCGACAGCGGTTGCATCACACATCAACTCCACCGATTCGAGCCGGCCGCATGATGATTCGGATTGGTAGCGCCGTCGACACTATCCTCCGTGAACTCGGCACGCTGTTCGATGACGCCGGCCACGGCCTGTATCTCGTTGGCGGATCGGTACGTGATCTAGTCCTGGATAAGGAGCCGAAGGACTGGGACTTCACCACTGACGCTCGACCCGATCAGATCGAGTCGATCATCACCGGGTGGAGCGATGCCTTATGGGACATCGGCCGCGAGTTCGGCACGATCGCCGCGCGCAAGGGTGACATCACCGTCGAGATCACCACCTTCCGGTTCGACGGTCCGGGTCGCAAGCCCGAAGTCACATTCACCGACGACATCACCAAAGATCTGGCGCGGCGGGACTTCACGATCAACGCCATGGCAATCCCCGTGACGGGTGCGCCGCTGACCTACACCGGCTCCAACATCATCGACCCGTTCGGTGGCTTGCTCGCCCTGGCTCGGCGGAGGATCGTCACGCCACTCGATCCCGAGATCACCTTTTCCGAAGATCCCCTGCGGATGCTGCGAGCAGCACGATTCGTGAGCCAGCTCGGGTTTAGGCTCTACATCCCGGTATTCAACGCCATGGTTGCGAAAAAGCAATTGATCGACACCATCAGTCGCGAGCGCGTTCTCGTCGAGATGGACAAGCTGCTCACGGGTATGGAACCCCGGAAGGCGGTCCAGCTCCTTGCGAGCACAGGGCTACTGCAGCTCATTGCAACGGGCGCCGACCGAGACCCGCTCATCGGCAGCGAAGCACCCGTCGAGGTCGCCTGGGCCATCCTGCTGGGCAACTTGACGCCCGATCACGTAGCGCAACGGTTGGAGATCCTCAAGGCGTCGCGGGAGCGAGTTCGCACGGTGAAACGCCTTGTAGAGCTGAAGCGGAAGTTCAGCGATTCGCGAATGGCCAGTTACCGCGATGTGCGCCAGTTCCTCCATGACGCCGGAGAACTGCGGGAGTTGGCGCTGATTCACTGGGACGATGATCACTGGAATGAGCGGGTAGCTCACATCTTGGCGACGCAGGGTGAGCCGGCGCTTCCGTTGACGGGCGACGAGATCATGGAGATCTGCAAGCTCAAGCCGGGACCAATCGTCGGTCAGGGTATCGACGCACTCTGGAAAGCGGTCATCAACCGCGGGCCGCTCACGCGGAACGAGGCGATCGACGTCGCGATGTTTGGCACGGCTGCGGCGTGGACGTCGGCTCAGGTTGTGCACCAACGCGGATCGCTGTTAAGGCGCGACGGGTCCGCGTGGCGAGGCATCGGTCATACCGGGGGCTGCAGTCCACTTAGCTCGCTGGCCAACCACATGACGGGACCTGTGGAAGTGGTGATCGACGCGAAAGGCCGACTTGTCTACGACCTGTCAGAGATTCCCTCGTTCTACGGCGACGCTCGGACACTGTTGGCCGACTATCTATCGGAGGATGTCGCATGAGGCGCTGGTACAGCCCCGCCTACCGAACAGAGATCGGGCCATATGGGTACCTGATCCATCCGCTAGGCAGCGAGACCGTGATCCTGGAGCACGCTGATCGTGAAGCCGCGGCCTACCGCGCTCAGCAGACGCCAGATGAACCGCAGATCTTCGTCGCCTTCCGGGATATCCCCGAGTGGCAAGAACTGAACGACTTCGAACGCAAACGCGCAGAGGATCTGATGTGACACAGGACGAAGACGAGAAGGCCGGCGATCCGTGTCCGCGGTGCGGTGACACCGGGACATGGCTATCGCCGTGGGAGGACAAGCTCGAACTTGTCTGCAACGCATGCGGGTACGGCACATGAACCACGAGTACACAGATGACCGCGGCAACACGTTGATTCTGGAACTGTTGCGCGCCAATGACGGAACCATCTGCGGCGTTTTCGCAGTCGTCGACCAGCACGAAGAATCCGAAGCGGTTGATCTCGACCAAGACAAGCTCGTTCACCTTCGCGACGAACTCATACAAGCAATAGGCCTGCCCGAATGACGAGGGACCACATGACAGCACCGAAATTCGGAGTCCAGTTCCAGCCGCTTAGCCACGGGATTGACGCCGGCCGGTTAGGAACCGCGGGACAGCGCACCGTCTTTAAGGACAAGTGCGATGTCACCGGTCAAGCGATCTGGGCAGTGGCGCAATGGATCGAGGCCGGCGGTGAGCCTCACGAGATCTTTCGCGACATCGAGGGCGGCGAGGGTTACCGGATAACGGTGGAGAAGCTGACATGAGCGAGTTGACCGATCGCGCCAAGGCGGCGCTTGAAGGCGTCACCGAGGGACCATGGAACGTCGTCACGCTTCGGGGCGGTCACCATGGTGTATCGCACGGCGTATACAACTTTCCCACTGTGGTTTACGCCCACTCCGACTGGGAGGGCTACGGCAACGGAAGTTCCTTGGCGAACGCTCGGTTCATCGCCCAGGCACGAACGTTGATCCCGAAGTTGATTGCCGAGATCGAGCGGCTGGCCGAAGCCGACATCTGCTGTGAACAATGCGGCGGCGGATGCCATCTTCGAAGTCCGAACCTTTACACCTGAGCGATCAAGCCGCCTTGTACTAGGCGAAGGGAGTAATCATGAGTGAAGCCATGCTGCCGTGCTTCAAGTGCGGCAAGAAACTGCAATCCGTCGTCACCGGGGCTGACAATCAGCCCAATAACGGGACGGAGTTCCGGACCGAGGGTCACTACGGATCGACCTTCTGGGATAGCTTCGACGGCGAGGAACTCGTCCTCAACATCTGCGACGACTGCCTGCGCGAGCACACCGAACGACTCGCCCAGCACAAGCGCTATCTGCCCGTCCTCACGCCTCGCCGGCTATGGGTCGGTAAGCACTGGGTGGAGCGCCCGATGGTGCGCTACACCGGCAACCCCGACGACGGCGTCTTAGTGATCGAGCCCGAAGAAATCGGCACGTACCCGAGCGTTGAGTGGCATCCGGACATCGACGACATACGAGATCTTGCAATCAGGATGGAGAACGAACATGAGCAGCGATCTACCAGAGCTGGATGATCCGCGGTGCCCAGGGTGCGGACAGCTACTCCACTGTGAATGCCCCACCCTAGCCGAGGAGTTCGTACCGGTCTACGAGGCGATCATGCGCAGTAAGACGGCTTCACTACCCACCGCTGGCGCCACGATGGACTGCGGGTGTGTGATCACTGCCAAGCTGGAGCAGCTCGAACGGTGCGGGATCGACTTCGGCACCACTATTGCGTCGGCCCAGATGATGAAGCCCTGCACCCAGCACGGCGGAAAGACGTTGTGCGAGTTGGGCCATACCCAAGATTCGTGCCCGAATTGGTTGGAAGCGTTGTGCGTGTGTACTCATCCGGCGTGTGACAGGAGCTAAAAATGCCAGTACTGGTCAAGTTCAGCCGTGACTGGGCAGATGAGTTCGATATCTCAGGGTTTGTTATCACCACCACCGAAGAGGTGGATGCGCTGAAAGAGTGCTTCAGCACAGAGCAAACCCGATACTTCGGGACCAACGAAGGATGGGAAGATGAAATCCTCATCGACTCTTTCGGATTCTTTGAAATCACTGACCTTCAGGCGGCGGTCATAAATCAGCTGTTCCCTGGCGGCCTTGGTTATGTGCCCTACTGGGGCGAGGAATGATGCCCAATGAGTCGAAAACGCCAGGCGCGCATCAAGCTTGCCGACGATGGCACCTACTGCGTCGGAATGTCCAACGGCCGGATCGCCCAAGTGCCCGCATCCAGTGATGACCACGCCGTGATAACGGGACTTCTGGGACGGCTAGAAACCATGGCCGTCCCGTCTCCGCAGAAACTCGCTCGCATCGCTGCGGACGAAGACTTCAAGAAAGCCCGTGCGGCCAATCACGCCGCCCGCCTGGAGAGGGTTCACCGAAGCGGGCCGGCAGCCGTAGCCCGCAAAGAGTCACCGGGGAAACGCCAGTGGGAGATGCTGCAGCTCGGGAAGCGGATAGGTCGAATGGGATGAATACGATTCAACCCAGTCCCGGATACGTCCACATCAAGGTCGACAAGCTGGCGAAGCCGCACGAAGCCAGACGCATCGCCCAACAAATTCTCGACACAATCCCCGATGCAGAGCGCATGCCACGGGCGGGCGCCGGCTGGATGAGGTGCGCGAAGTGCGGTGAACCAATGGCAGGACCACATGGTTGCTACCGAGTTAAATGACCGTGGGCCAATGCAATAACGCGGACTGTGTCGACCCGTTGTGTGATGTCGAAGACGGTGAGCGGTGTGTAAACGAAGTGTGTTGGCAGTGCGGAAATAGCACCGCTGCCATCGGGGAGCAGATCGCCCAGGCGTACCGCGACGGATTCGCGGATGGCCGCAAGAGGCCGCGAAAGACACCTAAGGAGGCTATATGACAACGAAAGAGACGACCGTCGAACAAGCGCTCACGGCGGCGTTGAAGTCGAGCGGAGACCATCTATGGCTTTTTCTCGCCGACATCACAGACCGCTTCGTCCAGTCAGCAACGAAGTGGTTCGCTGAGAATGGTTGGGCCTTGGTGAAACTGCCCGACCCTGATGACACGGGAGGCGGACCAGAGGTCGATGAGTATACAGCCTGGTGGGGTCATTACCCGGACAACGATCCCCACAAAGAGGCGCGGTGGCCCGGGCAGGACATAGTCGTCGAGGGTGATGAGGTGAGCTACGGCGGGAACAACTACCTGCCCGATGAGGCAAGGGCTTTCGCTGCAACCTTCCTCGCCGCGGCCGAGATCGCTGAGCGTGAGTCGAAATGTACGACTACATAGCGCAGATCGATGACGTCGACCGGCTTCACCAGATGCGTGAGGACGCGCTCGACACCCTCGCCAATCCATTCACCACGCGGTGGGGTATCGAGTGCGCAGAGTATGTGCTGCACGACGTCAAGCAGCGATTGGCGGAATTGACGTGACCTGGTCGGTGGAAAGCAAGGCTGAGCCAAACCCGGACGGCGCATGGTCACGGCCGCAGCTCGTGCATGATCCTGTCGAATTGGAACGACTTATGTGGGAATCGCTCGATCGGGGTGATGCCGTATTCCGGATCACTCGCGTTGTCATGGCATCAGTGATCGTATGACCGATACCTTGACCCGAGTCAAGTACCCACGTACGCCTCATCTTCCCTCATCACCCGGTGCCACCGACGATGACAAGCGGATGTCGACGCAGACCGCGAAGAACCTTTTCCGCGAGCAGGTCGTGATGACCGAGAAGATGGACGGCGGTAACGTCACGCTGGCGCGGGACTACTTCCACGCGCGGTCGACGAGCGATCTCACGCCCCGTTGGGAGCAGCACGCGAAGTCGGAGTGGGCCAAGGTTGCGCATGAGATCCCCGAGGGATGGCGGGTGTCGGCCGAGTCGCTGTGGGCGCAACGCAGCGTGCCCTACGACAACTTGCCGGCGTACCTCATGGTGATTGGGATTTGGGACGACTGGAACAACCTGCTCACATGGTCTCAGACGGAGGAATGGGCCGCCCTGCTCGGTTTACCCACGGTTCCCGTTCTGGGCCAGGGATGGACTGATGAACGGACCGCATTGAGCATCTGGGTCGACAAGCGAGACCCCGAGACCTCCGAGGGGTTCGTTGTGCGATCGATCCACAACATCCCTTACGACAAGTTCGGCGAGCGAGTCGGTAAATGGGTCCGGCCAGATCACGTCAGGACCGCGGCGAGCTGGCGACACAGTAACAACTTTCCAACGAACGGATTGGCATGAAGTGGCAGCAACTCTGGGATGCTGAAGCGGAATCCCTCGGCATTCTCGATCGCATCGAATTCTGGGGCAACAAGGTTGCTTTTTCACGGTCACCCAGCAGTTCCGGTTCGCATGCGACCGGTACAACGAGTTGATCGACAGCATGACCCCATGACTGAGGTTGTCACGCTCGTCACGCCATTGACGATTCATGGTCCAGAGACACCGCGCGATCCGGATTGCCCCTTATGTGACAGGGACATTCACCGTTGTCCCGGTTGCGGGGAATGGCTGTATCACGGTACCGCGTGCTGCCCCCTGTGCACGCAAGAGGTGCGACGGGGCGAACGATGATGGAGAGTGATCGTTGCCTGAACTGTAACGAGCGCATTGAGTATAAGACTGATTGCGCTGACGGTATTAGCCGGTGGATGCACATTGGTGCTACTGGCGATAATGATCCCCACGGCCCGCGTCCGACGCGGTATCAGGAATGCAGACCGCCACGCACAGTGGCTCAGCCAAAGCCAAGTCCGCCCGCATTCGGCTATCGCGGCACCTGAAACATGAAGGGATTCTCGGCAAATGACCGGATCTATTTGGCCGTTCGCCAGACCAAGTAGCGGTGAAGACATCGCGGTACACCTCATTGGCGACTCGACGCGTGTCGGCGATTGGTGTGAGCACCCCGCGGAGCATCACCGCATCGTGTCGGATGTGGTGATCGAGACGGGCATCTGGAACGACTCGGAAGGCGCTCACGATTACGAGGTGAGTCGTCAGATCGTCGCTTGCATCGGGTGTGGCCGCGTGGTCGACACTCCAGAAGTTCAGCGTTCAAAGAGTTGGTGAGGGCTTGTGGTGGCACCGCTCAGTGAAGCGTTCATCGTGGTCGATCCGGTCGACGGAAAGATGCGTCTCTTCACAAATGAAGACAACGCGCGCCGCAACGCCTTTCACTACCTGTTCAAGTTGACGAACTACGGCGACCAGAAGGTGACTCTAGAGAACGTCACCTGGCCTTGACTTGACCAGGCCCACTAGCTTTGCAGACGGGCTGGTGGGAATCCTACGCGGTCGCCCCGCACCGTAGGTCACAAGCGGGGCATTCAAACATGTAAGGAGACAACGCAATGAAGCGGATCATCGACATGACGATGAGCCAGCAGGATTGGGAGGACTACGCCCAGGCGATCGAGAAGGTTGATCCCGCCCGGGCACAACTCATCCGCGAGCATGCCGCAAATCTAGAGGTCGCGGTTAACCCCTAAGACACAAGAAAAGCGCCCCGCCGGCTCAATCTCACACTGGGGGAACAGCAGTAGAGAGAGCACAGCGGGGCGCTGGTCTGGTTAGAGGGTGATGTCCGTCATGTCCATGTGATTGCGGTTGAGCCATTCCTTTTGAAAGTCGGGGAATGACTTGTGCGCAGTGGGCATGAAGGCCGTACCCGTGAGGCGGAGCCTCTCGTTGAAGTGGTAGTCGGTGTCGTAGATGATGTATTCGAGGTAGATGCTCTCGCGGGTGCGAAAGATGTCGAGACGCTTCGACAGCGCCTTGACCTCAGCCCGGAGATCCTCGACTTCAGCCTGTCGCGCCGGCCGTTTGCGGTCCGCTGACTCTCGCCAGTGCTTACCCAGTCCGCCAAGGGCTTTCGTCACGGTCTCGGAGGACAGTGAGACGAACTTGACGATGTAGTAGCAGACGAACGCCACCGGGACTACCCACGCTAGATTCGGCCAATGCTCTAGGAAACTAGAGATCCAATCGAACTTCTCGCCTTCCACGTCGTGCCCACCACCTGTCTAAGAAAGAGCCGGCGGCACAAAGGTGGACCACGGCGAAGATCAATATGTACGACAACGGTCCACGGAAGCCGTATCCAACAGCAACCGCGGGCGAGAGCGCGACTGCCCCCATGACGAGGAAGATCCCGCCGAGAAATGCATGGATGAGCGCCGCCGGCACCCAGCGATGGAGAACCACCGCGAGAGTGCCGAACATCCCGAGCAGCAGGAATGTGAGTCCCAGCGTGTCAGGCGCGACGCCCATATCCGTTATGGTGGCGAGCGTTCCGATGACACCTTCGTCGGGAACCTTCAGGTAGTCGATCCCGCGGATGGTGGCTTCGGCCATGGCGAACAACGATGTCACGGTCGTCGCCACCGGCAGGAATCTCATGGCTCCCCCAGTGCGCGAATACGTTCCGGCCGGAATCCGGACCAGTGGTCCTCGCCGGCTACTACCACGGGAGCCTGCAAGTACCCGAGACTCATGACATGGTCTCGGGCTGCATGGTCCTCGGTGATGTCCACGACGTTGTAGCTCAAGCCCTGCTTGTCAAGTGCCTTGTACGTCATATTGCACTGCACGCAAGCCGGTTTCGTGTACACCGTGATATCCATTAGGCCGCTTCGGGGGAGGTCGGTAAGACGTCCTGTTCCGAAGGGTCCTGTGGGGCGCGGTCGATCGACATCAGAACTGAACCGACGGCGGCGCCGAGAGCTACTCCGAGCGAGGCCTTCCAGTCCAGATGCCACAGGTCGAGGCCATTACCCAGGCTGCCCGCCCCGAAGGTTTGGGCGAAGGTGCGGACGGCACGGATTGCCGTGCCCTTCCAGAATTTGAATGTAAGCATGAGTCCTCTCAGCGCCGGAACGCGGCGACGATGTCGTACGCGACTTGAATGCCTGACCGGCCGTCGTGCTCAGGCTTCGGAAGGTGATAGGTGTTGTGAGCGTCGAGACCCGGACCCACGGCGGCGATCAACTGAATGAGCGAAGGGATGTTTTGCAGCAGCCCCTGCGGCTCTAGTATTTGCTCTAGGTCGTGGTCGACTTTCTCGTCACCAGGTTGGGCTGCTTGTCCCATCAGGCCGGCGAAGGCGGGAGTATTACCAAGCCCCTGTAGGCCTTGCAACCCACCGAGCGCCATCTGAACCATCGGCCCGAAACCGCCCAGCAGTGGACCGAACACGGGCATCAGGGTGGCCGCCCACTTCATTACGATCGGCACTGCGATACGCAGGACATGCACCATGAATGGCAGGGAGATCGCCGATTGAATGATGATGGCGTAGAACGCAGGCCGAATATGGTCGCTGGCAGGAACTTCGGCGTAGAAGTCGCCAGTGTTGGTGATGCAGTGGACGCGGCGCGCGAGCCAGTCCGGACGCACCTTGCGGGCGATGCCGGTTACCGGCTTGGACGGATTGCCGAACTGGGGAACGCCGTTGATGCAGCCGCGGAGGATGCGGTACTTGCCGGGGCCGCTTGGAACCTTGGCCGGATTGCCGGGGTGAACGAATCCCCCGTCTCCGAACAAGTGCTCCAGTGCGTCTTCTAGACCGTCGGCGGACTGCGAGTATCCCGACATCCATAGTTCGAGTTCGAGATGGTCGCCGATCTCCTCGATCTGCGCGTCGGTGAGATCAGCTGGCTTCCAGCCCTTTTGCGTGCAGTACTCCAGAGCGAGATTGAGCGCTTCCTGCACGTCGGGGTTGACGTCGAGACAGTGCAGCAATGACATGCACTCGTCCCACGTGACCTCCACGTACGTAGCGGTCGCGCTGCCGCCAAGCAGGCCCATATAGCCGCCCTTCAGGAAGGACAGCGGCTGATGGTTGATATGCAGCGATTCGCGATTCGGGTCACCCGGGCGGTTGCCGGTAACCATCTCCCCCACTTCGAACGACGGGCCGACGTTCCAGTCAGCTCCCGAACCCGGCGCCGAGAAGAACCAGATTTTCCGGTGCGGAAACACCGGGGCTGGTGCAGGCGTGTCGACGACACCCAGTGCACGCTGGGTTGCGGCGTTTGCGATGCCGGTCGCCGGCAGGTTGAGGAACGGCTGAATGTTCTTGACGGCCGTTTGCGTTGCCTCGTCGTAGCGGCCAGACTCAACAACGCCCAACGTCTTTGCCTGAGAGTTCTTGGGGTAAGCCGCGAGGAGTCGGTGTTGGATCTTAACGACCTGGGGGCCAACATCCCCCAAGCCGTATCCGACCCATTTGCCGTTAGCGTCTTTCACTACGCGCCGACCTTCGTGGCGACCGACCACAGCTTGTCGCGGACGGTCATACCCTTCGACGGCCAAGACGGGTCTCCGTCGCCGAGCTGGTTAACGATCCACTCCAGCAGCTCGCGGTCGGTGTAGTCCTTCGGGAACTGGCGAGCCGGAGTTACAGGATCAGCCGGCTTATCGCTGGCGAACTTGTTGACTGCCGCGGTGAACAGATCCCACGGGAAGTTCGGCCCGACGTCGTGATGATCGTTGCCGTCCTTGAGATAGGTCGTGCAGTAGTTGTGGTCCGCCGCGCCCGGAGGCGCGCTGTAGTTCGGCGCGATGACGCGGGGCTGCAGCTTCGGGTACTTCTTACAGTCCTGAACGAAGAGATACGCCGCGGCGAGGATCGAGCCAAGCTCGTTGTTGATCCACTGATCACGGGTCCAGTCAGCCCGGGTGCCGGCGAAACAGAAGTTGATCGACCGGTCGTTGGAGTTGCCCACCGCCCAACATGCGTCATCGGTGTCGACACAGTCGACTACCGTTGTGCCGCCGTCGTTGGCCATGCTGCCCGTGTAGTGATAGCTCACGGGATTGGCGCCACCCTTGGTTGATTCCAGGAAGTTGCGCAGTTCTAACGCTGCGTCGTTGCGGTTATCGCTACCCACGGGCGGCTCTTGGGTGTGGAGCAGCCAGAGGTCAATCTTGTTGATGTCACGAGCGTGTGAGTTTCCAGTCAGGAAGACGGGGAACTCGTTGAAGTCTGGTCGGTTGTCCGCCACCGGCTTACCTCCGTCCCAGTAAAGATTCACGAGCCGGTTGGCTTCGGTGATGTGTGATTTGATTTCGGTCATGTACGCCTTGCGACCGTTGTCAAGGCCGTACTGTGCGCTGGGCCAATTTGGCCCTTGCTGGAGCCAGAAAATGTTGGCCCAGATGTCCCCATGCGCGGGTGAATTGCGTTTGATGTCAAGTCGATTGAAGAATTCGCTGACTTGAGCATTCGGGTCCATCCGATTCGGATAGCTGCCGTCCTGCTGGGCGATCCCGTAGGTAATCCTCTTGCCGGCCGGCCCCCAGATTGTGGGCTTCAATCCCGATTCCTGGATGAGCGCCGAGACAACTGCGATGGCCTCTTCGAGGGTGTATCCGCGACGCTTGGCTTCGAGGATGATCGCCTGTGCGACATCGTCATACGACGAATTGTTGGTGAGTTGTCCGAGTTCCGTCATGCGGTCACCGGGATAGGAGCGGGAATAGTGACGTCACCCTGTGCCGCGAGTAACTTCTCGAAATCTGTTGCACGGATGTAGAACCGACCCTTCACACCCCACTGGTCTGTCCAGTGGTTGCGGAACTTGATCAAACCGGTGGCTGGGTTGTAGCCGAAGGCGCCATACTCGTGTCCGCCCTGTTGAACGCCAGTTGGGCGGACGAGCCCGGTCTTGTCGGGATCGAACATCCCCTGGGTCCACACAGTGCCGACCATGACCGGCTGGTGCTGCAGGGCCACGAGAAAGTCATTCATCGAGAACCCGTGGGTGTAGGTCAGGACGAATTTCTCTGCCTTGCCGGCCTTTACGGCGCCGAGGCCAGATGAGCCTTCGTCAGTCGGTGGATAAGTGTTGTTAGCAATCCCGTCGAGACGGGTTGCGCGAGAGTAGAGGTCGAGACCCTTGTTGTTCGGCAGGAGCGCGTCAGACTTAGTAGCGTGGACACGGTTGCCGCGGAACAGATGGTTGTTGAGAATGTCGAGCATGGTCCAGCCGGTGCAGCCACCGATCTGTCCTTGGTCAGTGATTGGAGCGTCGTCGTCCCAATCGACAGGCTTCAGAGAAGTCGCGGTGAATGTGTGGCGGAACTGTCGAGACCGAGGGTCATGGTCGACGAGCCGGCCAGTTGCGAACAAGTAAAAGACTCCTATAGGCATGGCGAACAAACCCGCGCGTCAATGGACGGGTCGAGGTCGCGATGAAAATTTGCTGAAACCCCTCCCCAGGGTCCGAAGAGCCCGCTAGAATCGGGTCGAATCGGATTGGGGGTTGCCTGCGTGAGCGTGCGTGTCTCGGTGGGTGTCGGTATCGGCGCGCTGGGCGTTTATGCAGCGATTTTCGGCATCGGTGCTGCACACGCCGATGACAGCGCCGGCACTACACAGGCTCATCACGCGTCGGCCAAGCCCTCGGGTGGCGTCGGGCATAGCAAGCGTCAACCAAGGACTAAACCTCCGGTCGACACTTCGCCGTATAGCGGAAACCCGCCTAATCATGCGCTGGAAGTGGCGCTATTCCGGATCTGGACGATCACCACCGCGATCCCCGGCCTGAACTCCGCCACTCCGCCGCCGTTCGCGACCAAGGGCCTAACGGTTACGAAAACCGAGTCCGACGGCATGCCGGTGTACGTCCTGGAGCCCAAAAACTCGACCTCAGATCAAGAGATCATCGCGCTCCATGGCGGTGCCTACATCGGCGAAATCGGCAACATCAACTGGATTACTTACTCGGATATCGCTCGGGACACCGGAGCCACCGTCATCGTTCCGGTGTATCCGCTAGCGCCCAAGGAGACTGCGGCTACCGTCGTGCCCAAGGTTGCGAACCTGATCTCGGAGACGATCGTCGCCCGCGGAGCGGACAACGTCAGCATCCTCGGGGAGTCGGCGGGGGGCGGACTGGCGTTAGCTGCTGTGCAACAGCTTGTGCTTGCCGGGTCCGCCGTCCCCGCTCGTATGGTTCTCGCCTCGCCATGGTTGGACGCGACAGTGAGCGACCCCGCGAGCCTGACGACTCACGACGAATTGCTGAGTGTCGGGTCCTTGAGAAGCGCCGGCCTGCAGTGGGCTGGCAATCTCGACCCGTCCAACCCTTTGGTGAGCCCGATCAACGGGTCGCTTGAGGGATTGCCGACGACGTACGTCTGGTCGAGTTCGAGTGACCGACTCTCGCCCCAGACGCTTCGCCTGCGTGACGATGCGACAGCGTTGGGGCTAACGAACTTTACGTTCATCCTCCGCTATGGCGAGATCCACGGTTGGATGGCGTATCCGTTCATCCCAACGGCCGCGGCTGATAGGGCCATCATTGCGGACCAGCTGACCGGACGCTAATTCCTCGACCGAGTCGGAACCCAGGAACCATTGGAACGCTTGAGCTTGCAACTCGCCGCATACCATGTGCCCAACGCCTTGAAGCGATGCCGTGACACCGTAACTGGGGCGAACGGGAATCCGTTGGATGCGACGATGCCCGTGTACCGCTTCTCGTCGGAGCCGTACGGCCCTACGACACCAATCGTCAGGTCGTAGTCCGCACCGAACGCGGTCGGCGTGCCCGATAGGGTGTGGGTACTGGTACTGAACGTGATGCCGCGCGGCACCGCTCCAGACACCACAGACCAGCTATCAACCTCTCCCGTGGCCTCTAGCGTTAGTTCGTAGTAGACGCCCCGGATGATCGACCCGAGGTCGGCTGTAACAATCTTGGGCACAGCGCTTGGGTCGACAACAAGATTGTGGAACATCCACGTCGCCTGGGCCGCATAGCCGGCGGCTGTGGGGTGCACAAGGTCGGGATTTAGTTGACCACTCGTGGTGTAGTTCGCCAGATATCCCTGCTGAGTGTCTGCAACAAACAGGTTTGGCCACGACGATGCGCCGGCGATTACTCCCGGCACCAACGGCAACGACGTGATACCGCTCAAGAACGCGCGCGGGATCGCGTTCGCGACACCCGTTGGCCCATAACCTCGGTTCGACGGATTCTCAGTCGTGATGATGACGGTTGCGTTCGGCGCATACGGTCGAACCCTTGTCGTCACGAACGACTGAAACGCGGAGGCGAGATTGTTGATGTTCTGCGTGTAGTCGTTCAACCAGTCTGCGACGAGGACCACGTCGGCCTCAGCCATTTTGGCCCTGAAGTTCGCATAGCCAGAGATGACGTTACTCAGCGCCGCTATGGTGTAGCCGGGGAAACCGCCGTGGTACAACTTGAGGGTCGGACGGCCAGAGCCGGGTGCGGTGTAGATTCGGATCTTGCTCGGTCCAGTTACCTGGCCGACGCTCCAAAACTGCGGCTGCTCCCAGACATTCGTGGACGTGTTATATCCATAGATGTCAACGTTGTAGCGATAGTACTCGCCGATCAGTTTCCCGAATCGACCAAACCACCCGTAGTTGTCTGCCCATCCGGTATCAATGGAGCCGTACAGTGTTGAGTCGCCGATACCGAAGATTGCACAATCCTCGATACCGGCGGCCAACTTGACCTTGAGCGGATCAAGCGCATAGGTCTGCGTCATGCGGCGAGGTCCAACGCAGCTGCGCCGTAACCACTTCCACCACCAGTAGCCGTAAACGAGATCGACGAAGCGCCATCGGTTCGACCAACGAGCGACCGGTTAGTTCCGAGTTGCGCGATTTCGGTCTTGTTGTAGGCGGTGATCGTCGCTGCCAGCGGGTTATAGAAGCACTGCAGCACAATTCGGCCCGTTGCACTGGTGACAGTCTGCGACAGGCTGGTTCCGGTGGTGTACGTCTTCGGCTGCAGGTCTCCGACTGTGCCGACACCCGTTACCGAGATGAAGTATGCACTAATGCCCGTCACACCAGCACCGGGTGTGACAACAACGTTCTTCGCCCCGCCCGCCAGGTCGGCCATCTTGAAGACGGCGATACGCGTGCGGTAAGACGTGTTGTACGTACCGCAGTCCACAACGGCGCCATGGGTGTCCATCGACACGCCGTTGTAAGTGGCTGTTGCGGAGGGTGATGCCACGTTTCCGGTGATCGCCACAAAGAGGATGCCCTGTGCATGGGCGCTGGCGTTCGTAGAGATGGTCAGCGGACTGGAGGTTCCGGTCGCAGACCACGTGTTCTCGTACTGGAGCCCGACGACCGTCCAGGAAAATACCTGATCGTCGTATTCCGTACCATTGCTGGCGCGGATTGTCAGCGTGCCCGAACCAGCAGTTGTCGGCGTGCCACTAAGGGTATGGGTTGCGGCGTCCCAGGTGATTCCAGCCGGGAGCGTGCCCGATTGAGTCCACGTGATCGTCGGCCCGCCCGAAGTAAGCGTGAGCTGCTTGGAGAAAGCAACGCCAACACTCATTGATCCGAGCGTTGATTCGGCCACAACAGGAGTTGACTCAAATACGCTGTCGGCGAAGGTAACGTTGGCGCTGTCACCGTAGGCGTTGGTGGCCTTCACGACGAAGCTGTAGGACTGGACCGTATCTGGCGTTCCAGAGAACACCCCACTGGAGTTCATTGTGACCCCGGAGGGGTACGAACCGGACACCTTCGAGTACGTGATCGGAGTGGAGCCACTTGCGGACAACGTCTTCGAGAACGCGAATCCGCGCCACATCGCCCCAAGGCTGGTATCGATGATCGTCGGGGCAGTGCCGGATACCGTCCAGCTGAAGGTATGACTGTTCGTGCCAACAACGTTCGTGGCCCGAATTGTCACCGTGCCGCTACCTGTAGATGCTGGCGTTCCGCTGATCAGGCCAGAGCTGTTCATAGTGATGCCGGTCGGGAACGCCCCGCTCGTCGTGTCGTACGTGATCGGGGTTGAGCCCGAGGACGACATCTGTAGCGCGTAGGCGACGCCGGCCGTAAACGAACCAAGGTCGGCCGTGAGGACGGTCGGCGCAATAGCCGAGCCAACGGTCACCGAATAGCTATGGGTATCCGCGCCAAACGGGTTGCGCGCTTCAAGCTGAAACGTGAAAGATCCTGTTGCCGTGGGCGTGCCGGACAGATTACCCAAGCTCGACAGGCTCACACCAGTCGGGAGGGCGCCGGTCAGTTTCGTCCACTGGACCGGAATCGTGCCATCCGCGTACAACATCTGATTGAAGACGGCGTCCTTATTCATGCCGTTCAATGAGGTCGTCGTAATGGTCGGTGCGACGCCCGAGGTGTCCCACCACACATCGCCGGCTAGCGCTTGGTTAGGCTCAACGCTACCGATCCAGATCACCGCCACGGATACCGGCGGCCGGTCAACGTCTGGATCGGTCCCATGAGTAACGGTCGAGTTGTACGCGATCGAGACGCCGACCGGATCGCCGACAGGCACAGGGCCAGTGGGTGATTCGACGAGGCCCTGCACATAAGTGCCATCCCCGGCGGGTGTGAGACCCGCGAAGCCGAATCCGCGCGGAAGCTTCAGATTGAGCTGTTGACTGGGTGACTCCCCTGTGATGTTTGCGTCGGCGTCGTTGAAGTCGTCGCCGGCCTCGACCGTTCCGATGTCCAGAACATTGGGCGGTCCCTCACTGCCTGGAAGCATCGGGACCGGGTCGCCTACTGGAATGGGGCCGGCCGGGGTGGACATCAACCCCTGGATGTGTTCGCCGTCTTCGGTAGCCTGCAGTCCCCCAAAGGAGTATCCGCGAGGGCCGGTCACCACGCCTGGAATACCGGTAGTGGCGACCGCCGCGTCCTTCAGATCGAAGGTGCCTTCACCGGGTAATGCCGGAAAGATGAGTGGCGAAAGATAGGTGTCGCTGGAGTTGAAAAACGTTGCTTGCCAGCGAAGCTCGCCGTATATGGAGATCTCCGCCGCTGACAGCAGCTGTACGCCAACTTCGCTCTCATCTTGAGACTTGAGTACGCCGTCAACGATCTTGCCGTAGACCGGCTCCAGCAAGATCTCACGAAGACCTTCGGGAAGCTCTGCGATGATGACATCGCGTGAAACTAGGGCATTGAACCGGACGTCGGCCACGAGCGGCGAGGCCGAGTAGATGGTGCGCGTTACCGTGAAGTATGTTAGGTCTTCAGGCAAGGTAGGCATTCAGAGTCCACCTTTCATTGCCGGAAGATCCGGCTATTTGGGTTAAGTAAGAGGGGTTTTCACCCCGAAGGGACCGCGAAGGGGCTGTTACGCCACGTCCCTCGCGGTCCACTCATCAAGAGCGGCCATGCGCCAAAAGGAGCCGACCGTTGTGCGCTCGCCATGGCCCCAGCCGACGTAGCGCCAAGTCTTCCCGACGGGGACGACTGCGCCTCCGGTGTCGGTCCACGTCGCTCCCGGAATGGCAACGTCGTTCTGGTAGACCGTGTAGGTATCACCCACCGCCTCAAGACGGAAGCGGTCACCTGACGCGATCGTCAGCCCTGTCACCGTCGCGCGGACGGTCCCGATCCCGGACATAGCAGTCGTATTAGCGATGCGAACGCGGCCAAGTCCGGCTCCGGTGCCGTTGCTGTCGATGTGCATACACGCACCGGTCGACCCATCCGACTTGCATCGGACGTAGCCGCGCATAGTTACATGGTTGTAAGCGCCTGTGCTCCAGGTATTGTCGCCAATCGTCAGTTCGACTGATTGATCGTCAGTGTTGAGCTTCGTCGTGGCGAGGCCTGCGCCCCAGAATGTCGAGTCACCGCCAGCGACACCCGTGGTGCCGGCGCGGATTCCCCCACTACTGTCCACATAGAGCTTTGCGCTAGCTGTGAGGAATCGGACCCATGACGGGGATGACCAACTATTCGTTGGTGGGACATTGAACGTCTCATTCAGTGTGAGAAGCGTCTCGTCTTCCGGTGCGTCCGTGAAGGTTTGACCAACCGAGACGTAAACCCGGTATCCAAAGGTATGGTCCATATCGGCGTCATCCACATCGGTAGGCATTGAAGACTGACCGGTGACAACTTCGGTCGACGACTGCGGATAAAGCGTGAATGCGGTGATGATCTGATCACGCATCACGCCCGCGACACGGAACGAGTCGCCGATAGGCAGGATTCCAACCGAGAACACATCGCCAGCGGGGCCGAGGATGTCTACACCAGTTTGGAATCGTTGCTCATACAACATCTCTGGTCCGGTGTCGATATCACCCTTCACATCACCGAAGTCATGGATCAATGCGTGAGCGCCCGTGACGGGATCGACGGTGAATAGACCCAGATAGAGTGCAGTCGGCGGCGGGTCATCCCCCAGTACTAGGAGGCCAACCTCATTGATTACCTGGCTATCCCGCATGCGGACAGGAATCAGGTGCAGCGTGCCGTCAGCGAGTGTGACGTCCGGCTTGTCGTAGACGAGTGTCGACGGGTTAAGCCGCGGCTGCAGCAGAACCCGCGGAACCGAAACCTCTTCGAAAGGGCTAGGCGACTCCCACCACGGCCGGTTCTTGACCTTGTCGGCACGATTGCGGACAGTGGCCACCGAGTCCGAGGTATCGACAACTTTGGTTTTGATCGCAGAAGCCGCAAAGGTGACCTCATCTACAGTGACGCCAGATGTCGGCGCACCGATAGTTAGCGCGTTACGCAGTCCGTCCAGGAACTGTGAGATCGTCTTGCCGGCACCGTCGATACCCGCGGCAAGGATCGCTAGGCCAGGCTCAAAATCATCCGGCGTGATACTGAGATCAGCACCAGAGAACAGGGTCTCGATGTTGATCTTTCGAAAGACGTTCTCCTGGAACCAGTCAGCAACATGTGCAACCGCCGCATTGAACGGAACCACGACCAGACCGTTGAAGATGTCGCCGATCTGATTAAGCTGAGTAATGAAACCCTGGATGTTGTCGTGCAGATCCTCGCCCCACTGGGACAGGATGTTGAACGCAGTGTCCCCACCCGGGAAGAAGCCCATTACGGCCCTGACGACGTTGCGTAAGAACTGCTCTAAGAATTCGGTCGCGAGCCTGATGATTTCCGGGGCTAGTGGCCGATCATTCAGTCCCGGGACTGAGATGTGAGGAAGACGGTCGACCTTGCCGGCGGATACATCAGTTACCCAGTTCGGCAGATCGGTCATGGGATCGGCTGCACCTCCACCCGGAACTGGGTGGTCGTGCTAGACGTCGTGAAGGTGTCGCCACCGGATTGACGTTCAGCGCGGAAGTAGATCGTCTTGGTTTGGCCAGCGTTGACCTTGTCATAGTCAGTCGCTGAACCGGCCGGAATGCCAGGCTGCAGGATGTGTGTCGCCGGGTATTGGCCGGCTCGTTGGGTGCCGCGGCCGACAATGTTCCCCGTGCTCTCGTTCCCAAGACGTGCAAGGACGTCGACCTGCACGTCCGCTCCAGTGCCGGTGATGACGCAATACCCAGATGCCACCGGCCGCCAGTCGAACGGCAATGGACCGATCGAGATCGAGCACAGGGTTGCATTCGCGTTCCCCGCCGAAATCGAGTTGATCGTCGCAGGGAAGTACCGGTCCCCCACCTTGTTGGGAACGATCTCCACGCCGTTGCCGGCATTATTGATCGCCAGAACATACTTGGCGGTCGGCGTGCCAGTGAGATCCGTTGCGCTCAGGATCGGAGCGGCAACGGAATCCCCGGGCTGTCCCTTGTGGAGGGTGAGCGACAGCTGATACGTGTTCGGCGAGATCTCGGTCCACGTCGCCTCGTCGGGGTTCTCGTCGTCCCAATCGAGTACGTTCAGAACGATTTCGTCCATGATCGTGGGAGTGGCGCCGTCTTCGCCGTTTTCGACAGGCGGGACGCCGATTAACATGCCCCCTCGTGGGCGCAGAAGCAGTTGCGCTACCCCCGTCGAGGGGTCGACCGGCACGCGGACGATCCCCTCGAAGAGGTAGTACTTCCCATCAGGGGTTTTTGGCCAACTCATGGGCGGCTCCTAATTCTGGGGCGCCAATGTGATGACGTTGATCGCCTCGAAGGCCCCGGTGATGTTGCGCTGATGCTTAGCGAGTGGCGCCTCTTCAGCGCGGCCGTCGCCAACTTGGATGAGGACGTCACGGTCTTTTGGCGAGACGCGCCACATGACGTTTTCGATGTAGTCGGTGTAGATCCTGGTGCGCCCCATGAACACGAGGACGACCAACGCTCCGCGGAACAAGTCCTTGCCGAGCCAGTACGGCTCGCCGTTACGGAAAGTGAAGGTGGCGCTTGTGTATCCGCGCGTATCCCAGAACAGGTTGATGAACTGGAACAGTGTCTCGATGTTGTATGGCGCGGATGGCGAGGCGGTGAAGGTCTCGATACATGGGTGGTATGGACCCATGTCGTCTCGACGTTGGTATAGCTCGATCAACTGGAACGCGAAGAACGCGTTGTTCAAGAAGCCTTCGAGCATATTGCTTGGCAGGCCGGTGATTCCGATAAGAATCGAGATCGAGTCGATCAGCCAGCTCAAGTAGGCATTGATCAGATTGTTAAGCCATGGATTGCCCTGTGGGTCGGTGCCCCTTAGCGATTAAGCCAAGGGGCACCGACCCACGCAGGCGATCGTCCTCCGACCACGTGTTGCCAACCGCGGGGCGTGTGATCTGAAATCTTGCACGTAACCAGCGGGCTTTTCTCGCCCGGTTCGGGGGCGACAATCGTTGCCCAGGGCGGGACGTAATCCACACCCAGTGCCGGCGAACGGAATACACCGTCCATGCCAGGGACCTTGCTGATCAACGGCTTGATGATGTCGCCGATAATTGAACCGCCGAGGTCCACGACCTCGCGCAGGACCGAGTCCAGAACGTTCCCGAACGGACCCTTGATCTGCGACCGGTCCTTGACCGACACAACGTATGTGGGCTGATTCAGTTTCAAGAAGTCGATCGTGTTGGTCCAGTGATCCGGTTGTGGGTCACCAGGAATCCAAAGGTCAACGCGAACGTCCACACCGTACGGTTTGGTGATGTCCTTGACGACAGCGCCGACCGTTTCCATTCGAACGGTACGCACCAGTAGGGGCGAACCGTCTGCCAACGGGTTGTCTCGACATACGTAGATAGGCGTCTTCAGGATCGAGCTGAGATTGCCGTTGTTCTGCAGTAGCGTGTCCACCCATGACCGCATGTCCAGGTTGCCGGACAGCAGGTTGTTGATGAACTCGTTGAGACCGGATTGGATTCGAAGCGCCTGCTCGGCGACCATTGCCTGAATGCAGGTCACCATGCCGCCGAAATAGATTGCGTGCGAGACCGGTTGAGCCTGAATCGGTAGATACCACTCTGGCCAGATGACCAGATAGTTCAGGATGTCCCAGATCGAGGTGAGGTTGACCGTTCCCGTCCAGGCCCCGTCGGCGAATTCGTAGTCGAACGAATCGACATAGAACGCCCATCGGGCGCCCTTTGTTTCGACGATGACGCCGACCATCGTGTTCTTGCAGTTCTGGAAGGTCGCGATGTATTTCGAGGTGCCCTTGATCTTCAGGTGGGCCGATCCCAGGTTATTGCGGGGATCAGTCCCCGCGGCCTCCATAATGTCGTCGCCTATCTCGGCGATTGGCTGCCAGAACTTGTCGCAGACGGTAAATCGGAAGTCCTTGAGCGGATCGCTCTTTGAGTCGGCAAAGGTTCGGGCAGAATCGGCGATTCGGGTTGCATCGCCAGACCTCAGATCAGCGAGCCAACGTTGCAGGACGGCGTCTGGACTCTCGTCCACCTACACCCCCCTTCTACATTGGATAGCGCCGCAACGGAACTCCGGACGCGATGATGTGCGAGTCCACTGACCCGTTGTCGATCTGGACCTTGACGGAGTACGTCTTTTGCGGATTGCCAGGTGATTTCGCCGGAATGGCACAGTCGTCGGACCACCTACCGGTAAGCAGGGTGTACGGATTGCCCTGCGCAGTAGCGGTTCCGAACTTTGATATCGACGCTTTCACAAGCGCCGGCACGTTATTGCCGAACGCGAATGACAAGTACTGCTTGAGTGCGGCATCGACGAGCGCTTGCTCTTGCGGGGTTGCCGGCTTGACGGTGAGATCCTCTACAGACCTCTTGCCGGGATGCGTTCGCAGATACATGATCTGGTTAGGAAGCAGCGGACCGAACTCGACGTAGTCGTTGGGACCTGCGTTGGGACCGTTCCAGATTCGGAAGGTTCCCGGCCCGAAGACGATGTAGTCGTCGTACATGGGCTGATCGCCACAGTTTTTGCGATACAGGAACCCCGTCTGACTCACGGTTGAGTTGTCGCCAGCCGTAATCTCTTTGACGTTCGCGGGGGTTGCCTGCGTGATTGCAGCTCCGCCGGCCTTCATGCCGAAGCCGACACCGCGGTAATCAGACCCCACCATGGAGCCCTCGTCGGTCTCTTTGTGAACGAGAACATCTGAACCATTGCGTCGTACGCGGAATTGGCGTTCGTTACCCTCGTCACCGCAGATCAACGTGAACTTGTCACCGGGGGCCGGCGGGAGGATCACGCGTGACCGCATCAGTGTCGGGACGAAGTTGTTGAATCGTGTGAGCGATACGGTGACGTTCTCGATCCGCATCCGGATGCCGTCGCCGTTCCAACTGCCATCGACGTTGCGGCCCATGCGCCCCCAGAGGTCGTTGGCACCGGAATCGGGATACGACAACTCCTGGAACGAACCAAGGACCATGTTGATGACTTGGTTGTTGGTTGCGGTATTGAAATCCTCGTACGGACCGTTGACAACCACCTGAGTGTCTGTGTCGCCGTTGTCGATCCACTCCGCGTGGCTGCCATGAGCGCGAATGAACGACTTTCCACGGCCGATGTAGTACAGCGGCCAATCAGGACCCAATCCGGGGCTGTAGTCGTCGTCGAAGGGATCTAACAAGCTGGAGTCGACCGAGATGCTATGGATGGCACCCGGCGTTGCTTGAGTGACGACTGCGGCGCCGGCCTGCATACCGAAGCCGACCCCCCGGTAGTTAACGCCAAGGTATGAGTTAGTGCCAACCTCGGTGTGTTCGCGAACCGTAGTGCCACTGCGACGCACTTGAAAGTTTCGTCCAGTGCAGCGCAGGGTCCAGATCTCGCCAGCAAGGGGCGGGATGAGCGCGAACGTGTCCTGCATGACGTGTTCTTCGAAATTGATGAAGTACGAGATCCGGATATAGCCCCAACCGATACGCGCCCGAACGCCGTATCCGTTCCACGTCCCGTCGAGGTTGCGACCCATGCGCGCCCAAATATCGTTGGCCGCACCAGATCCCGTCGTATACTCCGGGGTATTGTTGAACTTGATGGAGACATCGACGTCGTCAGCTGCCGCTGAGTAGTCCTTGAATGGACCACATATGACGGACTTGGTACCAGTGAAGAAGATCTGTTCGGGATCGTCATTCCAAATCGCTCGACCGTTGTCGGCGTAGCAGAATCCGATACCCACGGGGTCGTAATACTGTGGCCACTTGGGACCGAGGGTCTGCCGGTTCTTGTAGCTGACGTCGAAGGTGTCCTTCATATCGTCATACGAGAATCCGAAGGAGTCGGTGTCGGTGTCCGAGCGCCAAAAGCCGTCGTCGACACGTAGTTTCAGTGTTACCTGCTGGCGAGGGACCTGGATCTTCTCCAGGTTCTCGTCGGGCGCTTCTAGCCAGCGGACATCACCCCACCAGCGGCCCTGCTCATGGGTGTAGAACGAAAGAGTCCCTGTCTTCTCACTATCAAGCGAGGCGACAAGGTCGTTGTACACCTCGCGGCAGCGCTGCGGATCTCGGCCGCGAGCCTCGACGACCGCTTCAATCTTGATTGGATCACCAAGGGAGGTAACGAAAGTGATGCCGTCCTGGGTGGCGCCCTTCTGATCGATCGTCTTCCACGGCGCGACAAGGCCCTTGATATCTTTGAGCCGTACCGATTCCGGGTTGACATGGTCGACTATGGATCGACCGCCCATCAGGTGAAATTCCACCGATTCGTCATGCGCCGTAAGAACAACCTGCGGGATGCGGCCCTTGAAGATGTGGTACTCGCCGTGCGGCGTGACATAGTCGGGGTATTGCTTCACCGGATATGGCAAGGTGTCCCCCATTCATTTTTGTAGTGCGAGGCGGACCGGGTGAAAGACTTCTTCACCCGGTTCCGGCCTCTTATCGACCGCCTGGCGGAGCTGCCGCGCGCCACGTAAGGTTCTGTAGCGCTTCGGCGTTGGCATCCGGAGCCCCGTGAAGCTCGGCGTTGACGTCGATGTTGTTGGTGACATTGCTGTTGTTGGGATTCGCTGCAGCGTCCTGCGCCTTCTGCGCTGCGACCTGCTCAGGTGTGAGAGGCATGTCGCCCTCGCCCGGGCGGTCACCCTTTCCGCCGCCCTTCAGGACGCCGGCCAGGTTGTCTGCAACGGGACGAATTCCTGCGACGCCGCCGAGGATTCGGCCGAACCAACCGCGTGTCGGGTCGGCTAGCTTGCTCTCGACAGGCAGGAAGGTCTCCATGAGACCCTGGACGCCGATGCCGGCCGCTTGAGCACCGAAGCTGATCGCTCGGTTGATCTCATCGATACCGATCTGCGCCGCGGCGGAGGCCAAAGCCCCACCCGCGCCACCGTCCATGCCCATAGACCCAGCCATGCCGGCCATAGCGATTCCCGAGGAAATCGACGAGCCAACCATGCCGAGCAACCCGCCGCCGCTAAGCCCGATACCGGGAGATTGCGGCATACCCTCCCCGAGCGGAATACCCCTCGAAGGGGTGTTCCAGGTTCCGGTTTGGTTTGGCAGCTGTAAAGGTGAGCCAGGGTTATAAGACGCTCTCGCGCCACCGAGAATCCCAGCTCCGGCCATGCCGGCAGCCGACGCAGACGAGATCGAGCCCGGGACAGGGAACGGCCCAATCTGACCCGGAAGATTCCCGTTGCCAGGCTGCGTCGGATCGAATCCGCCGAAGCCCAAAGGCCCCATCGCACCGCCACCCATCGGGGTAGCTCCAGTTCCGAGCCCGCGGGCCGTGACTGGACCTGTGATCGGGTTCCACCCGGGAGTTCCCTCGCCAGGCGTTGCTTCACCGTCGTTCAATCCCCATGAAAGGGTGTTGGGATCTAGCCCGTTCGGATTAAAGGGCGGAGCAACTGACGCGTTGCTGGTGTCAATTCGCATGCCCGGGTTGAAGTTTCCGGCACTCGCATCCCCTCCACCGAGGCTGCGTCGAGCAGCACCGAGAAGGTTTCCGGCTGCGGCGGCCGACCTGTACGCGGAGAAGAACCCGCCCGTGTCGCCACCGTTGCCCATAAACCCGTGAGGTGTCATGGGCGTCGGATTCGTCAAGCCCGGATTAGTCAACTGATCGGGCGTGAGCGGCGCATAGCTCGGCGTGGAACCAGGCTGCATGCCGATACCCGGGGATTGAGGCTGCATTCCAATGCCCGGTCCGCTCGGACTACCCGCAGTGGGTGTCCCGCCATAGGGAGAACCGGAAGTGGGCGTCCCACCATAAGGCGTTCCTGTGGTGGGCGTACCTCCGTACGGAGCACCCGGTGGAAGGCTCTGGTTATTCAGCGGCAGGGTCTGCCCGAGGGCGTTTGGCATCAACTGGCCGTACATGTTCTCGCGCGGGGCCAACGACCCCAAGAGACCGGTACCAGGGCCGGCCGTACCGAAGGACTTCGTCACGCCAGACAGCGCGCCAATAACGGGCGCCATAGCCAGGTTGGCTAGCAGCTTCGTCAGATTCTCGAAGATGCCAGGCAAACCCTTGGAGATACCGAAGTCCTCGTCGAGCTTGGCGCCGATCTGCTGCATACCGTCGGCCATGCTGGTGGCCGAATCGCTGAGCTTTCGCCAGGTGCCCTGTTGAGCCTCGTTGAGTTTCTGCAGCGCCTTGTTGTACTGCCAGCCCTCTTCGATGACCTTCTCGTGAGCGTCGGACCGCTCCTTGACCGAAGCGCCCGGATCTTGATTGACGAACGCCTCGTTCATGCGAGCGTCGCGCAGATCAATGCCCTGCTGCCACACATCGTGAGCAGCGTCGGCGATCTTGCTCTGGTCGACGTCGTAGTAGCCGTACCTCGGCTGGGAGTAGGGCTTTCCGTCGGTACCGAAGTAGACGGGCGGCTGATTGCCGTTAGCGCCTACGGGAAGGTAGTAGTGCTTTTGAAACTGGGAGCTGAGCGCGCCGGCAGCGTTACCGCCGTACTGTGCACCGCCACCGGTTCCACCGCCACCTTCGAAGTTGACACCGTTCGGGAGAGTCGCAGCCATGTGGCCGCTCTGTCCCGGGTACGGATTGACGCCGATGTTGAACGCGCCAGGCATGAAGCCCGGAAGGAAGCCGAGTTTCGCCGCTTCTGCATCGCTAGCGAAGTTCGTCGTAGTGAACATCCGCTCAGGTGATGCTGCGCCCCGAGTCAGTACCTCATACAGGTCAGAAACAGAACCCGAGCAGTCGGCAAGCCCGTTAGCGAGATCCGATGCCGCGGCATAAGCCGTCCGGCCCGAGGCGCCCTGTGCGAGGGCGTACATCGCGGCGAGGTTGCCGCCGGCCGTGCCACCACCACCGGCAGGCATCGCTGCGCTGGACGGTCCGATGTTCGGCAGATCTCCCGGATTGATGCCCTGAAGTTCCGGAGGGAGGAATTGATTCGGATCGTGCGTGTTCCAGAAGGCGTCGCGCCGATCTTTGTCGCTTCGCTTGTCCGGAGCGCCGGGGACGGGGAACGGCCCCGGGTAGTTACTGGGGCCGTCGCTCGGAACCTGCTCATGCAGGCGCCCCAGACTGTTCGAGGAGACACTGCCGGAGTCGTCGCGAATACCCCACTGATTGGTGCCTGGAATCGGCACGGAGCCAACGGTTCCTGGCTGTACGGGGTTGTAGAACCCGCCGTCGCTACCACGGACACGCCTATCGGGGGTGCCCTGCGTGCCGAACGGACCTCCGGGACGACCTCCGCCACGACTACCCGGCGAACTCCAGTCACCCCATGCCCCGTCGGGGATCTGGGGGATGTTCCAGTTCTCCCACGGGCTGTTGTTGGGGATGTTGACGCCAGGGATGTTGTTCAGTAGGTCTATGACCTTCTTGAACGGCCACGCCAGTCCGCCCAGGATCGCGTCCTTGGCCTTGTTCATCATGCTGATCAAGACGTTGATCGCGGTTTGGGTCGCTTCAGGGATATCGTTGATGAACCCGATGGTGGTGTTCGTCGCCGTGCCCAGCGCGCTGACAACGTCAGCGACAAAGCCGATCAGATCGACGAGATCCATTAGGCCGGTCTTGAATTCGTTGATATCGTCGACCGAGAATGCGTCGTACAAGTACTTGCCGACGTCCCAGACGGCCTTGGCCAGCTCACTCAGAGCCTTGATACCGTCGTCAATCCACTCGCGGAGCTTGCCGCTCTGTTGTGCGTTGTGGATGAAATCTGCGAAGTTCTTTGCCGCGTCAGCGATGCCGCGCGCCAGGCCCGGAAGGAAGTCCGATCCGGTCGACGCGATATCGGCGAATGCCCGCGTGAGCGAAGCACCCACGGGCTGCAGCTCTTTGAAGAACTCGCGAACGTTGTTGATGATGTTCTGAATCGCCGACGTCGTCTCGGGCGTCATCAACTGATCGACGATGCCCTTGAACATGCCGTTGAACGACGATGCAATGCTGTCCGTCAAGCCCTTGATGGGCGCGGTGAACCTCTCGGACACGCGGAACAGTTGCTCACCAACACCGTCGAACAGGTTGTTTTGAGCACTCTGCTGCAGGTCGTGCAGAGGACCCTTCGCCAAGGCCTGGATCGAAAGGGCCGCCTGCTGCGCATTCGGAGAGAGGCTCTGTAGTGACTGTGCGAACTTCTCCGGGTCGCCCATGTCTTTGAGGGCCTGGTCGAAGCCGTGCGTAGCTAGCGTCAGGGTGCCGAAGCCGGCGCCCGCGGCCGTTGCGGCAGCTGGCAGAAGCCACAGGGACTGTGACGCGGTGACGACAGCCTTTGCAAGGACGCCGATCTCACCGATCATGGTGACGAGCAGGGTGCCGCCGATAATCGGAGGCAACGATGCGGGGATGCCAGGGAACGACGAGAAGAACGAACTAGCCCGTTGGCTAAATCGGCCTCCGCCTCCCCCGCCGCCTCCACCACCGCCACCAGAGCGGCCCTGATTCGTCATTGCATCGCGCAAATTCATCAGTGCGTTTGCACGGTCGCGGTGTGCTCGGCGAATCGACTCGCTACGTCGGATGATGTCGCGGTCAGAACGCTCTAGGCGATCCTGGCTATTAAGCAGTCGCTCGTTCGCGTCAGCGAGATCGTGTGCGCTATTGCTCGACTCGCGCCGAGTGTCGTTGACTCGATTCTCGATGTCTTCGACCTCACGTGAGCGTTCGGCCAGGTCCCGTTGTGCGTCACCCAGCTCTCGCGTCGCATCCTCAAGTTCCCGAAGCTCGCGCTCGCGGTCGGAGTTGCTAGCCATAAGGCTGTCCGAAGACCTGCTTCGCTGCATCCGCGACTCGACGTCACGCTTGCGACGTGCAACATCCTCGGCAATCCGAGCTTCAGCATCCCGGGCCGCGTTCAAGCGGTCCTGCAGGGATGTCAGCTGATCGACGACGCGTGCACGACGCTGCAGCTCCTCGGTGACGAAGCGTTCGTCACGAGCAATCTGTTCGGCCAACCGCTGGCGAGACTGCATGGCGCTGCGGAGATTCCGCTCGCGATCGTTGAGATTGTCCGACGCGCGAATCGTGCGTTCCATCTCTTGCCGCACGCGCGGGCGGTGACGGGCGATACCGTCAGCAACCGAGTCCGAGATCGACATGCCCAAGCGCTCAAAGTCGCGCCGAAGCTGTGCGGCGTCGGGACGGAGTGCGTCGTTGATGCGATCCGGATTCTGGCCCATGCCGCGGGAATAGGCGCGGTTGTGCTCGTCACCCATTCGTTCGAGATCGCGAGCCATTCGGTCCGCATCGCGCCGGAGGCGGCGTTCTTGCAGCCTGGCAATGATGTCAAGATGGATTGCCACAGTCGCCCCCTTGGTTGCTATTCGTCTTCGTCGTCGTCACTTTCGACTTGTTGAGGTACGACCTTGGATGTGAAGTCCGCGAAGTCGAAGACGCTCTCGCGCGCTTCCTCGATTGCTTCGTCGATCTCTTCGCGCTCCTCGCGCTCGGAGACGGAACGGAATACCAACGGAGGCTTCGCTCCGGACTTGCCGCCGTGTACGACTTGCAGAATCGCTCGTAGGCTTGACGTTTCATTTGCCGTCAAGGCCCGCATCGCCTCTTCTTCCGACCACTCTCCGCCGCGGATTGCGGTCTTGAGGGCCGATTGGGCGGGGAGCTGATTGCACAGCTCCAAAAGCTCATAGCTACTGAGCACGAGGTACCCGTTCTCATCACGAGTACCTCTGTGCCAGTCAGCTATTCGGCGGTTGTGAAACCGCGAAAGGTCACTCGCTATCGGCCTCGGGAACTGCACCCAGAGCCACAACGCTTCCTTCACTTTTGGGGTCGCGGCGTGCTTGGATCTCCAATCCCTGCTTGCCCCAGATCTTCCAGACATCGGCCGCGGACTTGCCGCCGGCACGAAGCTTCGCGTAGTCATCCGGACCGATAGCGGCCTGAACCAGGCGCACCGAATGCGCGGGCTTGACGCGCACGCCGTCCTTGCGGAAGGGGCGCTTCAGCTGGCCCTTGATGGTCTCCGACGGAACAACGGCGCCATCGGACAACGTCTGCTCCGGGATGAAGACATCCGGCTCGCGGTCATAGTCCTCGACCTCCATCAGGAGGTCTTCGTAGTCCTCCATGCGGTCGTCGTCCAACATGCCGAAGTCCGGGTGCGGCGGGATCATCAAAGTCTCGCCGTTGTCGAGCTTCAGTGGCGTCGAAGAGAAAATGCTGTCGTACATCTCAGCCTGAAGGCGCGCGTCCTCTGCGGGACCGGCGCTCTCGAATTTCGGCTGCTTCATTGGTTATTCCCCTAATGGTTTGAGACGGCTGAAGGTGGAGCACCCCGGCAGGCGCCAGCCGATGAACGCCTGCCGGGGGTACTGCTTAGGAAGTGGTGACCGAGTTGGAATTCGCGGACGTCGAGCTGTTGCCGTTGGTTCCAGTCGCCTTGACGCGGAACTTGTACGACGTCGCGGTGGTCAGGCCGGTGATGCCAAGCGTGACCGTGGACGTGCCGCTGGTCGAACCAACAGTCGCGTTCGTCCAAGACGAGTACGACGGGCCGGCAGCCTTTTCCACGGTGTAGTCGAACGGATCGCCGCCACCGATTGCCGCGGTAAACGCGACAGTCGCGGTCGTAGCGCCGGTCTGGGTCGCGGTCGGGGCCGCACCCGGGAATACCGGTACACCGCCGATTGCGGTCCAGCCATCGCCCGCGGTCCACTTGGTCCACAGGGCCGGAACCAGCTCGTCGGAGCCAGGGTTCGCAGCGTCCTTATCCATCAGATACGGGTCGGGCAGAACCGTAAAGCTCAGCGACGCAGCATCTTCGTCGGTCTTCGAGTGCGTGCGCTTGCCGATATCCGACAGCTTGCAGAGGCTGTAGCCTTCTGCGGTGTAGATATGCTTGCCGGCGCGACGCTTACCAAAGATCAGGATGATCTGGCGGTCCGGCGGATCGTAATCCACCGGCTTGGAGATCGTGAAGCCCTTGGTACCCGGATCTTCGACGATCGGGTTACCGGACGAGTCCGACAGGGGCAGGTTCATCTCCAGCCGGTTCAGCAGAGGCTTGAGCGTCTCGTAACCGGTGAAGGTGACCGTCACGTCCTCTTCGGTGATGTCGGTGTCCCACGGCGCGGTGGACTGCAGGATCTTGACGTTGTCCTGGGTGATCTTCGGCTCACGCTCGATGCCACCGTCTTCGGACACGGCGCCGATCAACCAGAAACCCTCGTTCGGGTTCGGGTTGGTGATCCATTCACCGTTAACACGGATGGTGTGGAACAGGTCATCGCGAATGCTGCCGTCCGCTGCGAACGGTGACCAGTTCTCCTCGATGCCGCCGAGACCGTCCTCGACCCAAGGGCTGATATTGGTAGCGGGACCACGGTTGTCGCGGATGATAACCGCGGCAAGAGTGCCACGAATGCCGAACCGGTTGTCGTGGTCCGAGAGGCCGGAATCTTTCCAGCTCGTACCTGTTGACGGAATCGCCACAGGCATCTCCTTTCATAGGGAAACTCGGACTTCGCCAGTGCCAGGTCAGCGCCCAAAAGATTGATTTGCTTGATCGTGTACGCGCCTCGGTTCAGCGCGCGCCGCCGACAGGCGACTTCAAATAGCCCCAGTGCCAGGGGCATTCGCGGGTTGTTAGGTGATTACGCGGGTGCGTAAGAAAGGCCGATTTGGTATTGGGCCTGTTTGCAGAGCACTTGGTCGTTGTCGTAGGGAACCCAACGAGGCGACTGAGTGACTGTGACGTAGTCGAGCGAAGCGTTTCTACCGCTCGACAGCGGGACGTCAGGGAGATACTGGGCTAGTTCCAACATCTGACGGTGAACGTCTTTTGCGGCCTCGGCCGCGGCATCTTCGCCGAGATTCTTATCAGACAGAACGCGCACGGAGACAAGGAAATCCGCCGTTCCGGTGATGGTGTCCTCTTTGCCGTCTATATGCCTGACGAGGATGAATGGCAGCGGGTCCTTATTGCGACGCGTGACCGCGGCGCGATGGATCTGGCCGAGCCAGACAACCAGCACCTCTTCGACGTCCTCGGGAGCTTCGTCGTACATCGCTACACCTCGATTTCGTCGACTCCGCCATCTGGTGTGCCGCCAAAGTGAAAGGCGGTCTTGGCGAATGTGTGATACGCAGGGGTTGGCGTGAATCGACCCCAGGGTGAGTGAGTGCCTGGCGCGTCGTCACCCGTGCCGTCTTCGAGCATGTGGGATTTGGGATCATCGCTGAAGATGCGCCAGTTCGGCATCGTCTTGCGCCACCATCGCCGAAGACGTTGTATTTGAATGGATTCGACAAAATGACCAGTGGCGTAGCCGCGATCCATGTCCTGGAGCGCGCGCATCCGGGCGTAGTCGCGAACTTCTAGCGCGAACTCTCGCGTCTGTCGCTTGACGTCAGGATCTTCGGGTGCCTTTTCGCGAATCTCATTCTCGATCTCTACTCGGAGTCGAGTGCGATCAACTCCCATCGCCCTCCGGTGCGGGGTCTACTTCGGGAGCCGGCGCGATATCGCTTGCAGTCCTGCCGCGGCCCCGCTTGGGAGGGTCGGCCTCTACAGGCGCATCCGGGACGTCCGGATTTTCGTTGACGGCTCGGACGATGTCGCCGAGTCCCGCCGCGATGTCGTCGGTGAGTTCTACGGGCAAGGCGGGAACACGGGTGTGCACCACGGCCTTTCCATCCTGCAAATAGCTGCAGGGCTTTTCAATCCAGTATCTGGCCATGGTTTCCTTAACCGCTCAGTTGCTGTGAAATGATCGTTACTTTGAAGGGTCGGCCCACTCTGTCGACGTGGCATCTGGGGCCACCGATGATCTTGTAAGCCACTCCGTTGACACGGATTTCGCCCTCCGCCTGTGCTGCGAGAACTGCAGGTTTCGGAGGGGCTGTCGTTTTCCAGACTTGTGTCGCGATGTCGACGTCGAACTCTGCCGTTTCGCGAAACGCCATCGGTCGGTGATGGCAACCGGGTACGTCCACGGTTGTTTCAGACGGGGTGTACGTACCCAATGCACCGGCCGACCCGGAATCCTCGTACGACACAAACGTGACTACCTGGTTACCGAGCCGGGTCACTCGATGGCGTACTTGACACTCAGGGACCAGTCTTTACCCGAGGTTGTGATATCGGCCTCGGCGGAAGTCTGCGTCATAGCGGACTCGGCAATGACCAGCATCAGGGCTCGGATATACGGAGCCGGCGCGCTGGAAGACATGTTATTCAGTTGCGTGGCAATGAATTCCGGTGGGCGCTGCTGCCACGAGCCGGTGTCACCGTCCATGACGACCTTGCCGTCAATGGTGACCTTCAAGCGTGAGGACATCGGCTACTCCTCAGTCTTTCGGAATTTGTAGGTGGTCTTCCAGGTGCGTTCTTCCTGGACCTCCTGCTCGGGAACCACTCTCTCGACGATGTCGCTCTTACCGGTCGTCTGAATGAGGTTGACAACCGCTTCAGCGAGAAGTCTGGGGAAATCTGAGGACGGTAGGCCGGCATCCTCGGCGAACTTCGCCATGAGATCTGGATGGAGGCCGCGAAGATTCATGCCAGGCAGCACAATCGTGCTGGGCTTTTGGTTCAGGAGAGGATTCCCGGGGTGTGGCAATCCGCTTCGAAACCCCTCCGCTATGACGTCTACGATGGACAGGGCTAATCCTTAGGCAAAGGGCAAGATTCGGTAACGCGCAAGCGTCGACTTGTCCATGGGTGTGTTCTCGATGGCAGATGGCAGTGCAGACCAGTGGGTTTCAACGTCGTCGACTCGCTCGAAGATCACCGGGCCGCCATTACTGGAGCCGATGCTCAACGATGCTGTGTCGATCAGGCCTAGAACCGCTTCACGGAAGTCTGCGGCCTCGTCTGCGGTGAAACCGTGCGATAGCTCGACCTCGATGTTGCTCAGTCCGTACCGCCAGTGACCGCACTGCTTGACTAGGAAGCCTGGTTCGTCGGCCGACTGCTTGATGGTGCTGAGATCCAAGACAACGCCACACTCGGTGACCTCTGTAACCTCAACGATCTTCAGCGTCGGCAGGCTGAGCCACCTGTCGTTAGTGCCGTTCTTGACGATGGTTTCTGACCGCACGGGCGAGACATGCCATCCGCAGTAGTTGCGGACTCGTGCAAGGGCGGCATTCAGGGCGCGCTGTGTCCCGTTCGCGCCCTGTGGAAGGCGTCCGTCGGTGTATTCCTCGACGTCGGCCGGGGTGAGATCCTCAGCCACCTAGCACTCCTTACTCTGCGTCAGCAGTGCTCCGCGGACGACCCCGACGCTTCGGTGGGGTGTCGGATTCGACGGCTGTTTCGAGGGGTTCGGGACTGACTGCCCGTTCCTTCGTGCCCTCGGTTGGGCGCGGTTGTCTTTCGACTTCGTGGCCGAGCTGACGGAGGGTATCCGCTACCTCATCGGCGCGGGGATCGTCGTGCTCTATGAAGCTCTTGTATTCCGCGAGGTAGGCGTCGATGTACGCGCCATTCACATCCCGGACTTCGTCGGCAGTCTTTTCGACTCTGCCAATGCTCATCAATCAACCTCTAGTTTCGGTATCAGTTCGTAGTACGACTTCTTAAGTCGCTGGCGCTCGGCGGGTCTCATGTGAGAGCGATGTTCCAAACGCATATATGGAAGGGGTAGCGCCGGCACCTGAAGGCTGCCGTTAAGTACCCTGTCGCCATCGGCGACGGTGTAGTGGTTTCCACGGATCTCTAGGCCACGACGAGCGCGGAAGAGGCAGCGAAAGTCGCTCTCTCCGTTGAACTCGCGTTCCCACAATGTGACCTCACCGACGTCCCAGGCGGAGTTCTCCAGTTGGGAGCGTGTTCCGACGGGTACATCAGTCAGGATCTCGTCGGCATCGATCCGGAAGTACCAATCGTTCTCGGTGGTGAAGGTTTCCCCGATGCGGAACATGAAGTCCCGCTTCTCTACTTCACCGCCCAACCATGGTTGGCGGGGTGTGTGGATGGTGCAGCCCATCCCGAGGCCGGCCGCGGTGTGGAAGATCGCGTCAGCTTGCTCAGAGCCGCTGTACGGTGTTTTCCGCGCGCCAGGGAAGGCCGCATACGGGCCGTCGACTGCGATGATGTGGTCGCACAATTTCGATACGCTGGCGACCGTCTCAATCAGCCAAGCGGGTGATTCCTCATACCAGTTGAGGAGTCCAACGACCTTCATCCGGGGAACCCGCAATCACGCTCGTCGGCGAGGTGTTCAGCGACGTGCTCAAAGGCCCAGTCTTCGACGTTGGGCTCACCGCCGGTTGTTTCCCAGCCGCAGGCGCACTCGGCGATGTACCAACCTGGAGAATGCCGGCAGATCTCCTCGCGAATGTCGATAAGCTCGTCGACCTGGTCCCACGTCACACTAATCACGGGGTCTCACCCGGCTCAGTGGGACACAGACCGTCTGATATGGCGCTAGGAGGGAAGTCCCCGGACCGTAATCCAGTTCAGGGTCGATAGCCATCGTGACGAAACACCAGCCGCCACTTTCGATGCGATCGATATGCGCGAGGTGATCCTCGTCCTCGTATTCAACGATGACGTCGTCACCCTTACGGAACTCGTTCAATGGCGACCCAATCGGTAGATCTCAACACCCTCTCTTGCCGGCATCGACCCGAATGGATCGATGATCAATGACCCTTCAGGGAAGGGGTATTCGCGATAGCGCTCGTTGTCCGTGGCGATGAAGTACACGGCTTGGGGAAGGTCGTCGAGGTCGTTCACATGGATGAACTTCTCGCCCATCCCGCGAAGGATGTTCGCCATGAGGATTGCGGGACTGCCTGTCTCGATGTCGGTCTCGGGCTTGAATGCTCGACCCAGGAGAATGAGTGGCAGACCCAGTTCCTCGGAAGCGGCTGCGGCGACTTCTGCATGCCACGCCTCGGTCTCCTCGCGGGCCTCCATGAGGTTGCCCCAGATGTCGCAAGACATCTCCGCCTTGTTGGCGAGCCAGGACATCGCGATGTTGTCGCGAGGATGACAGCCACCACCGTCGGACATGCCGGCACGCAGGTACAGCGGCGAGAGCAGCCGGCGGGTCGAGAGCGTCCACGTCTTGTAGATGTCGTCGAAGTTCATGCCGAGCCGTTCGCTCAGCTCACCCCACGCGTTGGCGACAGCGATCTTGGTTCCCAAGAGGCAGTTGTAGGCCAGCTTGGCACCTTCGGCCGTGGTTACGTCAGTGACAACGCAGGGCGCATCGTTGATGACCGCGAAGAACTCTTCGAGTCGCATGCCGACCGCTTTGTCCTGGACGCCGATGAGGTTGAACTCCGGTAGGAGGTAGTCCTCGATCACTCGGCCCATCGCGATGAACTGCGGCGTGTGGGCGTAGTCGATGTATTCGTTGAGGAGTGGTTCAATCTCGCGCTCGAACGTGCCCGGGAGGCAGGTCGAGATCACCGCGATGATCTTGCGCTTCTGCAGCTCGGCGCAGGCGTCTGCGATCTCCTCGATCGCGTCGACCAGATACGAGTAGTCGAAGTCTTCGGACGGATCTTGAAGCGGCATGGTGCCCTCAAATTGAGGTGCATGCGGCGTCTGGATGGCGACGAACACGAGGTCGGCAGACTCGACGACGTCGAAAATAGAGTCACACCACTGAATCTTGTGATTCTCCAGCAGCGGTTCGATATTCTCCTCGCGGTGTGGATGCCACCGATTCGCGAGGTTGTCCCGCTTGGTTGTGTCGACGTCGTAGCCGAATACCTCGTACCCGACGGCGTCGATGGCCAGGGCAACGGGCGTGCCGAGGGCGCCCAGCCCGATCATGCCTACTTTGATCTCAGTTCCCCTTTGAGATGATACAAAAGTCGAGCATCGGCCGATTACGCCCTTAAGCTCGAAATTTCGCGCATAACAGCGCATTTGAGAGATAAAGTGCCGAATATGGCTCTTAAACGCCATATTTCAGGCATAAGGCGCCAAATATGGCCTATTCGCGACCATAGGTCAGCGATGTAGCTTCGTTGAAGTAGTAGTGGTACATCACCTGGTCGACGTAGTATTCTGTCCCCGGGTTGACCTGTTCAGACCAGCGGTTATCCTCGCCGTATCCACCGAAATACCGCCCCTGTCGGGCGATTTCCGTCCGGATTGGGTTGAGGTGACTCACGCCGCGGTAGAAACCCTGCTCATCAGCCTCGATGGTGTGCACACCGTAACGAAGCGAGTGGAAGGTCGGCTTCCACGGTTCTCCGTTGTGGTAGTACTGCAGCTGGAACCCGACATAGTCGATTCCGTCCAGCAGCGGGTAGATCGCGTCTACGTAGTTCTCGGCGACCAGGTCGTCATCGTCGATGAAGCAGAAGTACTCTCCCCGAGCGTTGTCCAAACACCACTGGCGTTTCTCGCTCAGCGGTATGTCGTCGCCATTGATGAGCAGTTCGATGTCGCGTTCGCCGACCTGGGGCTCCAACCGGTTCAACAGTCGACGCAACATCCCCTTGCGCTGCTCCACGGTGCAGATCGCAATAGTCCAAACAGTCACGCCGGCCTCGACACAGCGATCGATACTGGCCCGTCCAACAACCGGCCGCAGTCGAGGCACTGGTTTCGCCGGTATCCCGGAGTGTGATTGATTTCGTCGCCGTAGATACCCCGCAGTCTGACGTGCGGGCAGTGTTTACGCCGGCTCATTGCATTGCTCCCCTAAGCCGCTCAGCGGCTTCTTTGATCATGTCTTGGACCGCGGCGCTCTCGTAGAGATCCTGCGGTCGATGTTTCTCGTGGCGGTCCAACCGCTCACGGGTGTTCTGGTCGATCGGCGCCTTACCTACGATGTAGTGCAGGTGCTCGGTTTCGATGTCGATCTCCGCGTGCCGGCCGATGAGCTTCGCGACATCGTTTAAGAACGTGTCGTTGTAGTCGCTGACGAACAGTGGTGGAAACCAGTACCCCACTGTCTCGATCCAGCGGCGATGAACGAATCCGTGTGTGCCGAAGTTGGTTTGGATTCCGTCTCGGCCGAAGGCGAAGAGGATTTTGTCTGCGACGGTGCCGAAGGTCTCGCGGACGGTTACGTCCCAACCCTCTGTCCTAAAGACGATGTCATCACCGCAGTGCATGATGATGTCGCCGGAAGACGCTGCGTAGCAGTCGTTCCACATCGCCGAGAGATTGACCAACCCCGCGCGCTCCCTAGGACCGCCGATCTTGAGCCATTGAATATCAAGGTCGAGATCGTCGTACGAATAGTCATCGTCATCGATATGGGTAACCAGCTCGATGTCCCAGGGATGCGCAGCAGTTGCGTTGACAGAGTCAACCAAGCGTGACAGTTCCTTTGGGCGCTGCCTCGTGGGCAGAAGAAGGCTTATCAACGCTTGGTCAACTCCAATCAACTAGAGGTTTTGACCCTCGTTAGGCGAAGGTCGGAGCGGTCAGCGCGGTGCCGCCGATCTCCACAACGCTCTGCGGGTACCGAGCAGCCGAGAAGGCCAGGTAGCCGTGCAGGCGCAGCAGGACGGTCAGGCCCTCGGCCCGGGTCTCCGTGAAGACGCCGGTACGAACGCTCGACTCGTACAGGTGCAGGTCCGACGCGCGCAGAACGTGCACGACGTCCTGGTTGGTGCCGGCGCCCAGCGTGGTGGGCATGTTCGGGTCGACGACCACAGGCAGACCCTGCAGACGACCAACCACGTTCTCCGGTGCGACGTTCTCGAAGACACCGATCTGGTTCACGCCAGCACCGTCCGGAACGATCGCCAGGCGGCCGTCAGAGGTGAACAGCGTGCAGAAGGCCTGCCAACGCCGCGGGTGCATGACGATGACCTGAGGAGACAGGTACCGCGAGGTATGCACGCGCTGAATCGCGTCGCCGATCTTCTTGTAGACGGTCTGCGACTTCGACAGCTCGGTGCCGGCGTCGGTAGCGGTGATCGTGACGATCGACGGCGTAGCCCGGACGCCAACAACCTGGTTGCCCGAGCCGGAGCCCGAGATCACCTGGCGGTTCAGCTTGACCGCGTAGTCCGCAGCCAGGTCCGAGAAGATGATGTCGTCGAACGACAGCGGCGACTGCTCCAGAGCCTGCAGAGAGAGCCCCTGCATACCGGCGATGGTCTTGACACCAGCGCTGTAGCTCGTGGTCGTCAGGTCGACCTCGGAGATGTTCGCGTTATCCGCGGTCTGGATCTCGGTCGCAGTGCCGGTCAGAACCTTCGGAATGCTGATCGAGTCGGTCTTCGGGGGAAGCGGACGATTCGGGACCAGGTTCGCGTAGGGGCGACCCGAGCGGGCGACCTCGGCGAACTCTTCCATGACCCACAGCGGGGGCACGAACTCGCCACCGGTACCGTCATTGCGGTCCAGGTTGCGGAACTCGTCGCCGACCTTGGCCCACTTGCGCAGTTCCTTCGAGGTGTCGACGTCGATCACGTGCCGGCGCAGACGTTCCTTCGCGCCTTCGTCCGCCCGATTCAGCTGGGTCAGCGCGAAGTCCTGGAAGTACGAATTGCCGTTGTACTTCTCGTACGTCGGGGGTTCCTTGACCTCGGTCACTGCCGTGGTGGCACGCCGGGTCTCGGCGTCGTTGCGACCGGACCGTTCCGCGTCGTCCTGCGCGTCAGAGATCTGGGCATCCAGATCCTTGACCAGATCCTTCGCGGCCTGAACCTCGGAACGCTTGGTCGCCAGATCGGCGGTCTCGTCCTCGGTCAGGTGCTGGCGACCCTCGGCCTCGACCTTGTCGGTGATGGCCTTGCGCGCGTCCAGCGCTGCATCCAGAGCAGCCAGAGCCGCAGCCCGAGCCTCCTGCAACTGCTTGATTTTATCCATAAGTGATTTGCACCTTTCGTGCGTCAGTCCTCAACGGACACTTGACTTTTCACGCGCAGTGCCAGCGCGGACGCCCACAGATCGGACGATTTTTGACATGCCTGTGCCAGGCAATGGCTTTGACCCCGAATGAGATTCGGGTGTGGTTCTTAGTCCTCGTCGAGAGAAAGGGCGAGCAGCAGGCTCATGCCCCGGGGCTCGGTCTCATCGGACTCGGTGGAGTCCTCTTCGACCTCGTCAGCCCGCTCTTCGTCGGTAGACGTTTCTTCGGTTTCGTGAGTGGCTTCGCGCTCGGCGATGATGCCTTCGACAACCTCGCGAATCTGGTCGACGGTGATACCTGTGGCGACGCCAACGAAAGACTCGACAGCCGAAATCGCTTCGCGGACAGCGTCAACCAGGCCGGCCGACTCGATGTCAGCCAGAACAGATTCGAGAGTGATTTCACGCTCGTCGATCTCTTCGGCAACTTCCGCGACGTCTTCGACCTCACCGGTCTCTTCCTCGGTCTCGGTGACCTCGTCCGAGGTCTCCTCCCGCTCTTCGGGTTCGGTCACTTCGTCGGTCTCGTCGACCTCGTCCTGACGCTCTTCCTCGGGGGTCTCAACCTCGTCAGACGCACTGAGCAGTTCCAGAATGGCTGAACCTCGCGGACCGAGGTCGCTGCCGGAACGCAGCTCGGCGAGCTGCTCAGGGTCGCAGTCCTCTAGGAGACGCAGTGCTCGTACTGCAGCTTGGGTTGTCGGGTTGGCGCCGAAGTTCACGACGGACACATCGCCCTTGTGCAGGGAGATCTCAGTGATGAGCCGATAGGACTCTTCGTCGATATCTTCGAATCCCGGTGCGGCGCGCCATTCCTGGCCCTTGACCCGGAAGGCGAACGACATCTCGTCCATGTCCTTGCGACGCATCTTGGGCTCCAGACGCTGAACGTCGGGATCGCTGCGGTCCAAATCAGATTCGACACGCAGTCCATGGCCGTCGACACCCAGCTTCAACGTGCCTGACTTGGTCCGACCCAGGGACCAGCCTTCATGGTTCACCAACAGGTGAAGATCCGGCTTCTCGCGCAGGGTCTTGTCGAACGCGTGCGGATCGATCTGCTCGATCCAGCCGCCGGCCGCCGGCCCGCCGTACATCTCGTACGGCTCGAAGGTGCTGGCGTAACCGGTGAGCGTCAGGGTGTCCGGATTCTCGCTGTTGTCGCGAATCTCCAACTGGTCGGACGCGATACTGCGCCGTTCGGGGGCATCGTTAAGTTCTGGCCTATTACGACGAGTTTTCAATGGTTAACCTTTCTCGCCGTGGGCGGGAGGTGTAGTTGGAGCCTTGGGCTCCGGTGGCACATAGCCAAGGGGGACGAAGTTCATGGGCTGCAGGTGGATATCGCCACCCGGGATCGGTTCGCGATCCTCCAGTGCCCGAACCTCATTGACGGACAGATAGCCGCTCTGGATTGCCATTTGGTAACCCTCTTGGCGAGCCTTGTAGTCGCCGCGCAGCAGCGCATCGATGCCAAACTTCACGTACTGACCGCCAGGGAGAAGCGTGTTCAGAATTTGTTCGATGCATTCGAGCCAGGGGCGAAGTGTGTACACAGCGAACCCGATGGATTGCTGCTCAACCCCTGTGCCGTAACTTGTTTGCTTCTCGATGTCGCCGATCATGTGAGGCGGGACGCCGAAGAGCATCGCAATCTCGGAGCGCTGAAACTTCCGAGTCTCTAGGAACTGGCTCTCCTCGGGGGTGATGGAGAGTGATTGCCACTTCAGGCCACCGCCCAGCATTGCCGGATAGCGGCTGCCGCGGTGACTGAGAATCCAGTTCTTCTGGGATTGTTTGATCTGGGTCGGAGTTAGGTCTTGATCGCTCGACAGAATCCCGCTGGGATTCGCGGAGTCGCGAAACCACCTGAGGCCGTACTTGTTCGCCGCGTCGCTCAGATCGAACGTTACGGCGCAATCCTCGATAACCGAGAGACTGACCACGGAACCCGCAATGGGGTACCGCTTGATGTGGACGATGTCTTCGGCCGGCGTGATCTTGCCGTTGATCTTGTAGATCGGTACCGTCCAGCCCAACTCTTTGTCGGGCTCGACCTTGACGGCGTCGGGGTGAAGCGGAAGCAGTGACGTCGGCCGATTGTCAGGGCCGCGGGCGGTCACTCGCAGAAACGCGTTGCCGGTCACGACAAGGGAATTCATGACCATCCACAGCCAGTCGCGCCAGACGATTCCCGGGTATGGGGTCTTCTGCAGTAACGGGGGCTGAGGCTTACTCAGGATGCGGATTTCGCCCTTTTCGCGGAACGCCCGCAGCGGCAGGGTTGCCACACCGTCGCAAAGGATGCGCCGGCACGCAACGAACGCTGACAGGCTCGCTGCCCTCCCGCCCTGTCGCGGTCCGGATTCCAGCGCGGATACTTCAGCCCAGCTTGGGATCTCAGTGGCCGGCCCAAAGTCCGCAAGACGCTTCTCGACGCCGGGGAAGGCACGGGATATTAAGGCCATCCGTCCTCCTTATTGGCATACGGGGTTGGCGGTGCTGATGGAGGATCGATGGCGCGAGCCAGGATGAGTAGAGCGATGCCAGCCACGATGGCGCCGACAAACGGGGCAATCAGGAAGCAGCCGTAGACGATCGCCGCGAACCCGAGCAGTTCAACGATCGTTGCTAGAACACCCTGCACACTGCGCAGGTCGATCGAAGGGGTTAATCCGATCAACCAAGAGCGAATCGTTTTCAGTCGCTCTGTCAAAAGTCGTCCTCGTCTTCCTCTTCCAGCCAGGCGTCGATCTCTTCCTGAGTCGGCCAGTCATAGACCATCGCTTCGGATTGGTCGTCCAAGCCGAATTTCATTACTGCCCAGCGGGATAGGGTTGCCGCCATCAAGTCGGCGTACGTGTCTTCGTTGTCGACCGCCCACACGAAACCGCCGCTCGGAAGGTCTTTCCGGATGGCGTGCGCGACAGCGTTGTTCAGATTGGGTTGGTCGAAATGGGATAGCGGCGGCGGAGTGACGAAGCAGTCATTCAAGAACCCGCCACAGGCCTGCGCTTCTTCGGTGGTAGTCGGAACGATCGGTTCGATGCCGGCGGCTTCAAGCTGAGGCAGAACCTCTGCAGCGCCACCGTGGCCAACGACGACCGCGGCCGGCGCCCACGCGGTAATGACGTCGATCATGCGAGTGATTACTTGGTCGACGGTTTCTTCGCCGGCATAGCCGATGTCGACGTGGATGCGAGCGTCTTCGGTGTTGTCGTCGCGCACGGTGAGCGTGCGCTGTGCCCCAGCAATAGCCCAACGGCCACCTTCGCGCGTGCGGTAGAGCGTTACGACGGGTGAGCCGATGAATTGCGGCTTGGGATCGATCATCGCCTGCCAGCGTTCGGTGGGGATCTCGGAGCGGGCGTCACCGAAGACTGGCCAGTCCCCTACTCCCAGCCGCTGGACGCCGAAGGCACGCGGATTGGTTCGCAGGGCTTGGTATTCGTTGGAGATCTTCTCGACGCTGAGGCGGTAGCCCATGCCGGGGTTGGCCATTGCCCAGTACTTCGGCTTGGCGAACTCGGATTGATCGAGATCGTCCGGGCAGGACCATTCCAGGTAGCAGACAGACGTGTCGATTCCACTGGCCAAGGCTTCGAGAGCCCGGGCACGGACGCCGCCGAACACCTCGCAGTTGGCGTGGATACGCTGATCCACCGCGGAGCCGGTGTAGACGATCTGCGGATTCGGCGTTGCGGCCACCGTGAACATCAGGGCCTGCAGGGATTCCGGCGAGATCATCATTGCCTCGTCGAGGATGATGCGATCGGCCGTCAAGCCCAGGCCGCTGCCCTTGGTACGCGTCTGGAAGAGGATCTTGGCGCCGGCATTCGGGCCGTCCAAGAGTTCGATGCCCTCGGCGCCATGGGAGTTGGTGGCCTTGAAGCGCTCGCCAGAGTTCCGCAGAAGCGTGACCATGCGTTCCATGGCGTTCTTCGCGGTCTTGAACTCGTGGGCGCTCCAGATGATCAGGCGTTCACCGCCAAGGAGAATTCCGAAGAGCGCCAACGCCTCCAGGGCGGAGCCCTTGCCGTTCTGGCGGCTCACCATGAGGCCGATCTCGAACGCGGCCCAGCGGCCGTCCTCGCGCTCTTTGAGCGCTTCCATGAGGAATGTGCACTGCCAGGGGTCGAGGATGAGGCCGGAGGCTTCGGCTAGGTCAATAGCCTCCTGGCCGGCGCTAGTTGGAGCTGGCGGGCTGTACAGAATCCGGGGACGCTGATCCCCGAATATCGGCTTGTCGCTTAGCTCGTTTTTCAGCAAGCTGGTCACGTGCAGACTTCTCTCCGGACTTTGGTTCCGGGAGAGCTGCGACGCCCAACTTGGCGAGGATTTGCATGAGCGACCCGGTAATCTGTCGCGACTCGGCGATCAGTGGGTTGATGGTGATCGTGCCCTGGCCGTTTTCGACGGTCAGGTGAGGACTCAACGCGAATTCGGTGTCGATGCGGTCGAGGGTGTCGGCGAGGCGGGCTGCGTTGAGCGCCATGGCTTTATGAGCCCCGCTGACTTCGCGGCCCTTCGTCAGGGCGTCGTAGACCTCTTGACCGCGTTCGCCTAGCTCCGCCATGCCGCGATCAGGTCGACGCAGACGGCGAGATTGATCAATGCATTGGTGAAGAACTTCTTCATGAATTTCCCCTAAAAGTGATCTCGGCTCGCAACGCCCGCGGCAATGTTGTTGGGATGTTGCCTGTTGCCGCGCCTCCTATGGCGCGAGCCGAGAGGCCTTATTCAGTCAGCCCAGGGCCACGGCATTGCGCGCGCGGGCGACTCGGATACGGGTAGGAGTGGCTTTACTGAGCTACGGTTGACCGCGGCTAGATGGTCGTTGAGGCCGGCACCGCGCTGGCGGTTGCACTCGGCATGAAGCAGTCGATCCGGCGGCAAGACAGGCTCACCGCGGCGCAGAGACTCTGAACGGCTGACCACACTGTGATCGCCCTGCAGGACCCCGTTGCCGCGCCGGCCAGGGGCGCTCCAGTCGTAGTCAGGGTTCTTGGTCGGATCGAGGTACATCGGCTTGCCGCACCAGTCGCACGGAGAGCCGTCTCGGTGCTTCTGCTTGAGGTAATCGACGGCGGCTTGATGGCGCCGGCCGAGACCTTTGTCGGTGGTCTTCTTAGTCATAGAGGCCCAGCCGGTCGCGCCGGTAGATGTCGGGCGGCATGACCTGCTTCTCACGCTCGATGGCTTTCTCGGAGATGAGCGTGCCAAGAGCGGGGTTGGCCTTCGCCTCGGTGTCGCCGTACCAGTGCAGGACTTTGTCGGCACACTCGTAGAAGTGGGCAGCGAGGCCGCGGTCGGGCAGGATGCCGAGGGCGACGATGCGCGGGTTCTTCGATGTGGCGATGACCGGGTAAAGGTTCGCGATCAGCTCGGGGTTATCGACGAAGTCGGCGTCGTCGAGGATCAGCGTGTCAGCGGACATTCCGCGGCCGATGTACTTCGAGTACGCGAGGAAGTTGATGGTTCCGCTTTCGCGGATGACGGATAGCTCGCCATTGGTCCGGCATGCTTTGATGACGCGGTCGGATTCATAGCGTTCAGCCTCTGTGAATCGGCACTTTGCTGCAGCGAAGCCCTGCGAAACGAAAAGCGTTCTGCCGCCTATCTCTATCGCTGCTGCGAGGGCGGCATATGATTTGCCGTTCTGTCGTGGCGCGGATATCGACGTCACGAAATTGTTGTTGATCGCCTCGACGATCTCGATTTGGTGTGCAAGTAGCCGCAATCCGGGTTCCCTTGCTTGTCATGTGCCGAAAACCCCTGGTCAACGGTCACTTTTTGCTAGAATTTCTTGTCGGGGAGAAAAATCCCTGACGGATGTCACCCGCCCGGTAGCAAACCGAAGTTTCGACCCTCCCCCCCGTTACCGCAGGTCAGAGCCCTTGACAAACCCGTTCGAGTGTGGGCAGCAAACACATGCACAGCTAACTATGTGTGTTTGCTAGCAAACTGTTGTTAGACGCTCTACGCGTTCACTGCGAAGGTGGTACATACCCGACGGCTGTACCCCTTGCAAGGGGTACGTCTGACGGGTAGTCTGGAGTCATGAGCAATTCGGAAATCACCGCTTCGGTCAATCCCCGCGCCACGGTCGGCGCGCGCGTCGTTCTCCTAGACCGGTACGGCTTCGCGTCGTATCACTTGGGAATCGTCACCGCTCGCACTGTCGAGACCGTGACGGTTGATTGGAACGGTGCACCGTGCCACGCGACGGTTCCCGCTTACTTGGTAGCGGTCCGATGAGGACACACGGCAGCTGGGACGTACGGGTCTGTGATCCGGCATACCGTGCCGAGTTGCACGCTCACCCGCTGTATCACTCCCCTGCTGTGACCCGTGCACGTATGGCGGCATCACGCAAGGGCACCACGTTTGAACAGCGCGCTCGGTTGGGCGCAGCTGCCACGCTCCGAGCGATTGAAGGGATTGAGAACCGATGAACATATTCACGATTCACAGCGGAGTCGGTACGTTCGCCGCGCATACCCGCGTGGACGCCATTGCCAAATGGTCGGAGCTGCGCACCTTTACGTGGGCCAGCGTGAAAGACGGCAACGGCACGTGGGTTGCAACGGCAGATGGGCGGGTCTGGTAATGAACCGCACTGCTCTAGTCGTTATCGGCGCTGAGGTAGTCCTAGCGGCTTCATTCGCAACGGCTGGCCTCATCGGTCTATCGGGTCACGCGCAAGCGCAACCGGCAGAAGACGAGCCCGGTTGGAGCTGCACTGAGACCGCGTTGCGTATCTGCGGACCGGCAAGCGATGACTACGGCCATGCGCCCGGTTGCTACTCCGATACCGGCAAGCTGGTCGCTCCGTGGCCGTGCACGGTAGTGGTCAATCCCGACGGTACAGCGGACGTCTACAAATGAAGGTCTACGCGTCGGACATGACGCCACTACAGCGCGCGCTACGTGCGCAATACCAGAACGCGGGTAACCCGTGGCTCTACGGCTGGTTTACCGCGCGGATCAACGCTTTGATCGGCGCCGGCCAATGATCTTGCTCATTGTCGCGGCTACGGCCATCGGTCTAGCTACTGCCTACCGGTACGCACTCTAGTTCCCATAAATGGGAATCGACCAAACCGACCACCTGAGAACAGATAGGAAACGCAACCATGTCAGACGCAACGTTTACCCGCATCCAAGCGCCGAGCTATGCGCCCGACGGGTCACAGGGGTATCAGGTCACGGCTACCGAAGTTCGGCAGTTCCGCAACGCGGTAGACGGTCTGCACTCTCAGACGCTTACCCATGCCGGTTGGGTACAGCTCACGGCCGATGGTCGGGCCATCGCAACGTTTGACTGCCGCGGTTGGGAGTACGTCTCAGACGGTCCCGTGACGCTCACGGCCGAATGGGTACAGGCCAATTCCGGCGCCATCTTCGCACCGTTCGGTATCCGATGAGCGCGCCGTGCCCTTGCTGGTCGGGACCGGTAACGCTGCACTCGACTCCAGAGCATTGCTGTTTTCGGGAGGGTACCGCGGACGACTACAGCCTAGGCAACGGTCCGTGTGGGCACTTCGTAGGCAGTGCCATTTACTTGCCGGCTATCCCGAACGGCGCCGTGGTGACGGTCCGTCGCAATGAGTGCACCGTGACCGGCATTGCGCGCGGTACCGGTTGGGATGAATACCACCAGGCGCCAACCGTCAAGGTCGAGATTTGGTCTAGTACCACGTCATGGTTTACGCGCGAGTATCGCGCTAGTGAGCTGGTCTCGATTGGCGGCAGCACGTGGAACGGCTACACACAGGAAAGCGGTTGGGAATCGTGAGCTACGCGCGCGGTGATCAGGTGACCATCTACAGCGGTCCCAACGTCGTAAGCAGCGAGACCGGCAAGCCGTTCCGCTATCCGGCCGTAATCACGTCCGGACCGTTCCCGATCAATACGGGCGGAATGGGATACCACGTTCTAGGTGTAGGCAAGCCGGCATACCCGTTTGACCAACATTGCGTAAGCGACAGGGACCTAGAACCGGCTAGCGCGCCACGTGACGACTTGACCGCGCGGTATGAGGCATTTGTCGCGCGGTACTACCCGAACGGCCGCGGTAGGCCTGGTCTGTACCTCAGCGCTTACGTTGTCGTCTTCGCGCGTGACGGTATCGCGACGGTCGCAGCGTATGACGGTCTCGATGCTATGCGCATGCGACCGAACGCGGTTGGCGCCTACCCGCTAAGCGACTGGCAGGCCAACCGATGAGAACTTTTCTCGCTGTACCCCTTGCGTCGGGTACACCTAGCGGTTACGATGAGTCTATGAGCGCAACAATCAACCGCGACTTTTACGACATGATGCCGGCCGAAGCCGACGCCATCCGCGCGGACCGGTTCATCGTCCACACGGGTAACGGCGCCTACTACGTCACAGGCGAGTCGGCAGCACTCACCCGCGGCGCCGAACTGGCCACGCTCTACGGCTTCGCACAAGTTGTCCGCGATTCCGACGGCGCGATTCTGGAGACGTTCAAGTGAGCGCCGGCCAAACGTTCGCGAACGGTGTGGACGGTCTGCACTCTCACGGCTTCAACTGGGGCGAACGGTTGACGGTTGTCCGTCGCGATACCGGCTATGGCGTCACGCGGTACATCGTTCGGGACCGCAACGGGAGTCACGGTTATGCGTACTGAGGCGTACGAAATCTATCTGACAGACAACGACCGAGAGGTCACCGGAATTTTCGACACAATGCCCGAAGCGGTCTACGCGTCACACGAAGCGGAGTCGCTGGGAGATCTTGACGCCATCATGGCCGACTGGACCAAGCGCGTCGCACCCATTGAGAGAAGCGGACTAACAGTTTTTGACTTCCGCACCACAACCGAAGGGGTAGGCCAATGAGCGCCGTCGACAGAATCGCGTCGCACAACCCGCGGGAGATCCTGCTAGCTATCCATGCCGCATGGCGGAATCGCAGCATGGACGGCGCAATTTCTCACGCGGCGTACGAAGCTTGGCGCCGGCCGATTGGCCGATGGTCGCACTTATCCGGCGCAACTCTTGAACAAACCACAGCGGCATTCCGCCGTGTGTGGCGCACGGAATCACTCACCACAACCGAAGGGAACTAGGGCAATGTCCAAGCAAGCGAAGCGTTTCCGGCCGGCTAAACCGCGTTTCATGCGTGACGCGATCACGGCGCGCGAGTTTTCCGCTGAGGTCACCCGGTACACCAGGAACGCGCGGTGACCCTTCGGCCGGTTCTAGCGCTGCAAGATCAGCCCGGGTTTGTCGACGCGTTCACGCGCGTAGTCGCGCAATCGGCCGGCTACGTGTGCGCCGTGTGCGGATTGCAGCGGATGGGACATGCGCCTGAGTCGGAATGGTTGGGGTATGCGTCGCATGAATGGACGCCACGCGCGGCCAGTGCTGCGGATTTGGCGCGCGCCGACGAACTGACCAGCGCGGCATACCGTAACCGACCGTCGCGCTGCGGTCACGCGTGGCCGCGGTATCCCCAGTGTCACGATAATTGCCCGCATATCGGCGGACACTGCGACAGTTGCGGCATTGTTCGGCGGTCCGCATGAACCGTCTAGGGTTGCGCGCGCCGAGTGACGTACCGGCGGAACCGTTGTGGTCGGAGATGAACCACGAGACCGGAATGGTCGCGACGGCATACCAAGATCCTGATAGCGGGTTAATTGTCGAGACCTATCACGATTCCGTCGGTCTCGTCACGTGGTACCGCGCCGATGATGAGGCGCAAGTTCTGACTTGGTTGGGTCTCAAATGAGCGCGACCGCGGCGCCGACGATGGCCGTAGGCATTTGTTTCGATCACTTCATTCTGACCGCGGACGAACGGTCCGCCTTGCCATTCCACAACGGCAACCGTGACACGTGCGCCTACTGCCACAAGCCGGCCGATCTGACTACGCGAGTGCTGGCCGATATCGGACCGACAACCGACGAAACTAGAGAATGTGAGAGTTGCAAATGAGCGCTGTAGAGATCACGCACACGGCCGAAGACGGTACGTTAGTCGACGGTACTTCGCGCGGTGACGGTTCTAACGTCATCTTGAAAGCGCACGGCTTCCGATGGTTCCGAACGCTGGGAATGTGGGGTATCCCGAATAGCCGTGACCGGCAACCGAATATGTACAAGATCAATCGCGCGGCCGAAGCATTGCGCGCCGATGGTTTTAACGTTGTGGTGTCGGTCGACGCGTCACACCGTGACGTGGCAGAAGCCGAAGCGGACCGCGCGCAACGTGCCGATGACAGGGCAGACGCTCTAGCGGCTAAAGCGGACCGGCGCGCCGATCAGGCTACGGCCGCATGGGACCGGCACGACCGCGCTTGTGAAGCGTTACCCCCGGGTGGCGAACCGATCAAGATTGGCCACCATTCCGAGCGCCGGCACCGTAACGCCATCGATAAGGCATGGAATGCGCTTGGCAGTGCTTGCGAAGCGTCAACCGCGGCCGAAGAAGCCGCGCGCCGTGCCGACGTCGCGTCACGCGCTACCGCTCATCGGAATAACCCTGTGACGGTCAAAAACCGTATCGACAGGATGGAAGCCGAGCAGCGAAAAGACCAGCGGGAGATTGACGGCAGGCCTAAGCGTCTGATCGGGACCTTTAACGGTCAACCGGTCTATGACTATGAGGCGCCGGCTAGCGGGTCACGGCGCGAAACGCTGGAGTCACGCATGGCGCAACGCGCCGACGAGATCACCTATTGGAAAGGTGTATTCGCCGAGCTGCAAGCCGCGGGACTGGCCAGTACGTACAGCAAAGAGACGGTTAAGAAGGGCGATCAGGTCAAGTACCGCGGCAGTTGGTACAACGTGGTTCGCGCCAACGCCAAAACCGTCTCGGTTCACTTCTTCGGCGGCAGTCAGAACTGGTCCAACCTGATCGGTTACCACGAGATCAGCGGGCATCGATCAGCGGCAGAAGCCGCGACGGTATCACTCGACTAGTCCCATAAAAGGGAATCGCTCACCAGCTCACCAGAAGCCTAGACAGGATCGAATCATGCACGTCACAGTGACCCACAACGGCACACCTGATGACCGGCGCGCGGCTACCGACGCGGCCGGCGCGATTGAAGGGCATACGCGCAACCGTTGCGCGATAGTCCAAGAGCGCGATATCCCGTCGCAAGCAACCAACGCTGCGGAACGGGAACTGATCGCCAAAACCGCTATCGACGCGGTAACGCGGGCAATGTCGCTTGTGTCATCGCTGGAGATGTCAGACGACACTCTCACGGCCGAAGCGCACTCACACCTAACCGACGCGCGTAGGGCATTGCTGGCCAAGTATCAGCCCAACGTCTACCCGCATGGGATGGACTAGTGACCGTCTTCAAACGAGGCGATGGCGTATTGTTCGCGCGCACTAGCCGAGTCGCGATGATCGGCCAAGCGTCATACGACCGCGCCGACATTGAAGTTGGCACGGTAACCAGCGTGACGCGTGACGGCAAGATCAAGGCTTACCAACCCTCATGGGGCGAACGGCCGTTGCCGCTGCGGACGTCGGTCTATCTGCATGCCACGGCTTATATCCTGCCTAAGGGCGAATGGGATTTACCCGCGGTGATGGAGTATTGCCGCAATCGGCCGTGGTCGCACAAGCCAGAACATAAGGGCATGCCGTTCGAGTCGCTAGAGCAATCGCGCGCCGAACTGCGACAGTTCAAGACCGCGGTACCGGCATGACTTGCAGCAACCCGCAGCCGACGAAACGGGTATTCAATCCCGGTACGGGAGTGCGCGCGTGGTGTCCTCAGTGTCAAACGTGGATGCCGGCCGAACAAGTCTCATGGCAACGCATGCGCCGAGACCGTCGCGGCAATATCACGGCCACGTATGCGCCGAAGCCACACGGGAGTAAGTTGTGACCGTCGCGCATGTCGTTGCCGCCATTATCTTGTACGGTGCCGCTGCGGTTGCGGCCGGCATGGCGTTGGTTTGGCTATGCCGGAAAGTCTTCGGTAGAAAGTCTGCTGTACCCCTTGCGCGGGGTACGCATGAGCGGGTAATCTATAGACCATGAGCGTAACCATTAACCGCAAGCGCAAGCTAGAGCGCTGGTTCGGCAAATGCCCGGTAGCCGGTTGCAAGACACGGCGCGTAGTGGACTCGCCTTACATCGAGTATGGCTGGAAGTCTGTTTCGATCTTCTACGGTGGCCACAACGGCGCCGAACTGGTCGCGGCCGGTATGTGGTGCGCCGATCATCAGCGCCATCTGACGTGGAATCAGTTGCAGGGTCGGGTAAATCCCGATAAGGAATGCAACGGGGTATGCATGGGTGCGGTTGGACCGTCGTGCGACTGCGCTTGCGGTGGAGAGAATCACGGCACGAATCACGTGGGTATCGCATGAGCGAGATCATCGGCACGGCAACGCGGGTCAAGTTCCATGACGCGCGCCGGCACTTTGAGAACGGCGGAACTGTTCTAGTGTCCTCAGACGGTCACAGAGAGACGATTCCCGTAACGCGTATGTCGACGGTTCACACTCTGGCTAATACCAGTTGGGCGGAACTGTCGGAACACGTGAACACGTGGCGCAACCGGTACCCGAATCAACGGTATTACACGGTGGAGTTGTCGTGAGAATCGTCTACACAGACAACGGCGCCGAGACGACTTCGGACGCGTGGCACCTTATGCACTGCACTAGCGGCGCCATCCTTCGGCGCGCGTGCAAGGGCGAAGGATTGCCAGCCTCAGGGACTAATGCGGACCGCGGGCGCCGGCTAGCGGCAACGGGTCTCACGCATGAGCAAGTACTGACCAAGTATCGAAGGGAGATCACGCGATGACCGCGGCTTACTACGGCGCTTGCGGCAATGAGTACTGCCTAGAGTGCCGGCCGTTGTTCGACAGGGACAACGCACAGATACCCGGTACCGACAGTGAGACGTTGACCGATGACCAATTGCGCGACATTGCCCACCGGCACGACGGCGCCAAGTTCTTTCGGGAGTTTTAGCCGTGTACAACGTGCAGTTCATCGATCATGCCGGTGATACCCGGCAAGTTAGTGTGCCGGCTGATAGCGCGGCAGACGCAGCGGCGCGCGTTCACCAGGCCTACGGCCATCTAGTCGCGTCTGAGGATTACGTGGTGACGCGATGACACTCATTGACGACGTGGTGAAGCATCACCTAAACCTGCACACTCGCCAGAGTGTCATAGCCAAGCGCGATGGCTTCATTGAGTCGCGCGAGTATGGCGAGACCGTCGGTTTGGTTCGCAAGGATCACAACGCGGCCGGCCGGGTGCTCTGGCGCGCGTTTGCGGGTGACATCAGTTCGTGGCAATGGACGCGCGAAGCCGCGATTCAGCGAGTGATTGACCTGCACAACATGCAAGAGAAAGCGCGCGCGTTCGATCTGGTGGCGCCGCGATGATTGTCACGTGGGCACCTAGCGCCGAATGGGGCGAGACAATGACGGCAACGTCGGGAACGGTTCGCCACAAGCTACGCGGCGCCGATGGCATTACCTATGCCGTCAATGTGCAGAACACTGTTATATACGTCCATGAAAGCCGCGTGCTCACGATTGACGGGGCGCCGCGATGATGCATGACGTTCTGATCGATCGTGACGGCAACGGTCACGCGTTCAGCCACGACACGGGCCAGTGCATTGTTCACCCGTGGGATTGCATTGCAATATGCATGCGAATCGGCTACGTCGACACGGGGATACGCGCATGACTCAGGTGATCGAGTCGATTGACCATGGCCAGCACTGCTACACCAGCTTGCCGCATGTCGTGAATAACTGCGACGACTTGCTAGCGCTGTTGAGCACTTCCCCGTACGCCGGCAAGCGACAGATACCCGACAGTGCGCTACTGCAAATGATCGATGAGCTTTCGACGGATGGCGTGACGTACTACGGCAGATCGGAGTTACACGTGATCGGACCACGACGGGGAATGCTGTTCACGCATGACCGTTTCCTGACTCAGGACAACGAACCTATGCAGATGAAGGTCTCGCGAGTAACCGCGGACACGGTCTACTACCAGGGCGCAGACGGTCTAGGCCGCTGGAAGATGGACCGCGCCACGTTTGAGCAACGGTTCTGCCAATGACCGTCTATCAGTACACCGCATACATCGAGAGTGACGACGGTCCGGGTATCACGCTCAACCGTGTGAATGAGGTCTTGCGCGCGGCCGGTCTCAGTTCACAGATCAGCTACACGGCGGTTGAGGCGCCGGCACACCTGCAAACGGAGGGGCGATGACAAACGATTTAGTGGCCGATGGCTACGACCTTGACCTACGCAACTCAGGCAGCGGATGGACAGGCACGTTCGCGAACATGGTTGCGCTAGCTGTGCGCGAGATCATCGAAAACGGTTCGCTGCCGTGGACGGTTGAGGCAACGCTTTACGACGGGACGGTTCTCACAGGCGATATCGCCGAATGGACCGACGTCGTGACGTTCACGATCACAGAGCCGAACGAATTGCCGCGCATCGTCGAGATTGACGACCTGATCAGGTTCCGCGCGTAATGGCCGGCGCCTATTGCAAATTCTGCGACCGTCGTTGCTTTGTGTACCGACAGGTGATCGTCGGTGGTGAAGTGCTCTGGTCTGGCCACATGGCTACGTGCTCGCGGGGCGCCGAGCATGACCGCAAATCGCTTGGCGTGGACTTCAAGAGCGCTCACAATCCCTACGCACGAACGGAGGCCTAACCCATGGGCGCCATGAAAGAGATTGCGACCGAGCTGGAGTACGAATGGACGCGCGCAAGTTCGGGTGAGATGTACTGGCGCAGAATGCCGAGCGGTGATCTGGCCATCATTCAGAGTGACGGCAACGGCTGGACTCTCACGGTCGGAGTCAATGAGATTTGGGCCGGCGATGACATCATGGCCGCGGTGGTGGTAGCGGGAACGCTGGCACACCAACAGCTCAAACAGCAGATGCACGCATGGACGGCCGCGTGATGTTCGAGGAATACACGCGGCGCAAGTGGATCGACACCGACGGGGATATCAGCCCGCTTCAATCAGAGTTGGCTACAAGCTTGCGGGTACCGCTTCTGACGTCCGAGCATCCGCGATGGAATTACATCACCGGAATCGTGGTCCGGGATGAACCGTACTTTGAGACCGGCATCATGCCGACCGATGACGAGATCCGAGCGGTCGCTGCTCATCTGGGCGAGTACAACAAGTATTACCGGCAGTCGTTTCTTACCGCCATGGCGGAGTTTGCGCCGTTCGACATCGACGGTTCGGCGAACATGGGTTATTACATGAAACGTCCGGATGGCTTTTGGAGCTACCGCAAACGCACGTGGCAGTATCCGCGGTGGTGGCCTGTCGAGTCGAACCCGACGACGTTGGACGAAATACTCAACAAAAGCTTTAGCGGGTGGAGCTTCACCAAGTGACATTCGACCAAGCGCGCGCCGATGAACTGACCCGGACAAACGCGGACCAATGGCAGGCGTACATCTATCGGATACCCACCAAAGAGTTGTACGAACTGGGTGACGAGTTAGCCGCGCTGATCGACGAAGCCGCAAAGAGCCCATCGGGTGTGTTGCATCTGTGGTGCGTCCAGGCGTTGCAGCGGATGCAAACCATCATGAACGAATGGGATCGTCGGTGGATCGTGTTCACCACGCATGAGGCCACGCTTGCCGGCGAGCTTGCACGTATCGCCACCGAGTATGAGAAGAAGTTTTAGCGTACCCCTTGCGTGGGGTACGGCAATCGGTTAGGATTGGGTCATGAGCAAGAGCAGCGACAAGCGACAGAGCATCGGCGCCATGGTCCGCGACGTGGCGAACAACGAAGCCGAGTACACGATCACGCGCGGCGGTGTGCCGGCGGCAGTGATCTTGCCGTACTGCAAAGTGATTGCATTGCGGGCCGCGGTGGACGGGTCGGAATGACTTACCCCGAGTGGCTAGCGGAACACGGCCTACCTGCCAACGATGACACGTTAGCCGAGTACGCGCGCGAAATGCCGATCAGCACAAAGGATTGGCACGAGCTGCAAGACGAGCTTGACAACATCGAAGGTCACGCCGTCTACCTGATCGAGACCGGGAGGATTTACCAGTGAGTAGCGCAAAGTATTCGCGGCACTACCGAGACCACGCCGAAGGCCATGTGTTCATCGACAAGCCGGGAGCATGCACCGTTCAACTGACGGGCGCCGCGAGCATGGCGCAAAGCGAGTTGGACGGCTACGGCGAACTACTCGCCCGCGCTATCACCGCGCGCAAGATCGAGACCTTCGGCGAGGTCGACGCGTTGCCGGTGGGCGCCGTTGTCCTGGCACAGTTTCCGGCCGGCGCGATGGAAAAATTCAGCGCTAATCAGTGGGGCGCCGCGGGATCGCATGTCATGTATCCCCCGGGCCGCGTTCCCCTGCCTGCGCTCTTGCTGTGGAATCCCGAAACGGATCAGCGGCCGTGAGCGCACCGGAGACCCTAGCCGAGCGGTTCGGCAGTGTCGACACGTTGCGCGTAGAGCGCTTGCGGGAGATTCTCGCGGACCACTACAGGCAGCGTGACGGCATCCAACAGAACTACTCAGACATCGCGCGAGCCGTCGAAGGTGATGACGAACGGTGGCGGGAAGTGATGTCACAACAGCGGGACGCTAACGCCAACTTGCGCCGCGTCACGATCAACCGATTCTCTAATGTGTTGTCTGAAGACTGGGACGGCCGGCCATGAGTCAGACCGTGACTACCCACAAGGGTGCCAAGCTGTTTCACTCCGATAGCGGGTCGGATCAGCGGGACATCCGCGGCGCGTTGATAGCGACGCGCGAGCTGTGGCACAACCCCGTCATCACGTCGTCGTCCATCCCCAACACGCTCAACGTCTACAGCTCTCACGAGTACGGGCGGGACAACTCGAAATATCTCGTTGGGTACATCACAAAGGACGCGGCATGAAGCCGTATGCGCCCCGGCGCTGCTCGAAACGGTGGCTTGACGGGGATTGCCCGCGGGAAGTGCTGGCCATCATCGACGTTGGGCCGAATGATCCGGCGCCCGAACGGTATGACGTGATCTATACCGACGTCCAGCGCTACGAGAATTACGGCGAATGGATGGGTGGTTACTCGCTTACCCCCGAGGGCAACGGGTCGCACTTTGAGTTGCAGCCTCACCAGGTAGCGGCTTACCGATACCGCATGCGGCACAAGTACACCCGATGGTCTGACTTGCCGGAGGCGGTTCGGAACGCGGTACGACGAGACATCGACGAAATGAGGGAGGCGGCATGAGCACTCACGATCACATCAACGAAATCGCCAAAGCGGCATACCTAGAAGTGATGGCGTCGGGCGGCATCCTCGGCATCCTCGCGGATCGCGAGACCGTGCCCGATGAACTGTTGCTTGCACTGACCGCCGACGACGTGACCGAGCTGTACGAATCGTTCATCGCGCCGGCAATCGACAACATCGAAGACGCGTTGCTGTCGGGCGGCATCGATGAGTGCGCCATCTGTCACGAGCGGGTGCATTCCATCGGCGGACCATGGACGCACAGCCACGGCATTCCGTGCGGAACGGGTGACGGGTCGACGGCATACCCGAAAGCGCAGTACGACAAGCGCGAGGCTGAATTGCGGGTGATAGGGCGATGAATCGCTTTGGCGGCCAGGCGCTGCGGCCCGATCCGAGTATGGAAGGGCGCGACGACCTCCCCGAGGATGTCGAGGTCTATGCACACCATTCCAGCTCGCATGATGGGCTGAATATCGAGATCGACGCTCCCGCGGGTGTGCACATCACGGTGCATATCAACGACGGGATGGCGCTTGAGATGGTAGTTCCGGAATGACTGATGCGATTCTAGAGCGGGTCAAGACACAGCGAGCCGCAACGCTCATTGCCGAAGGGCATACGACAGAGACGCTGGCGCGCCACATCGCCGAAGTTGAATCGGAGCGCTACGAACTAGCGTCGCGGATCAAGGAACTAACCCCGCAACATGGCGGTTGGGCCGGCTTGGCGGCACGGCGGGAGCGCGGCGAGACGGTCATGCAACGCAATGGCGTTGACTTGGTTCACGGTCGGATCATAGCGCGTGATGCGTTGGCCGACTACGCAGCGATCATGATCGAGTCGAATCAGGCCTATCAGCTCTCCCCGTTCCGCAGTGACTACGACGAGCTAAACAAGGCGATAGACGCGGACATCATCAGTAAGGCGGAGCTGATGGCTTACGCCATCGAGAAGTGGCTCGACGACGAGAAGTTAGAAGCACAGAACCGTGCCGACGAGATCGATCGCGAGATCTGGCGCGCTGACAGCGAGGATGTCGAATGATTCGCATCGAGGACATCGAGACCGAAGTTCACGCGTATTGCAGCTCGGTCGAGTACTTGCCGGAAGATGTCAAACGGGCCGCGGTCCTGCTATCTCAAGATCTCAGCGGAGTCGTCGCAGACCTGTTGCACGTCAACGGTGTCGAGGTCAACTGGTCCGACGGTTCGTATCGCGGACCGCGAGGGATTCAGCCAAGCGGTTACAGCCCTCAGACGTATGCGGGACGCTCATGATCGTCACCGTCGAAGCGAACGAGCTGGAACCGGGAGACATCGAAGACGGTCTAGTCGTCGGTCGGGTATGGGAGAAGGGGCATCACGTCCTGGTGATGTACTCAACCGGCCGTTACCGCTTGAAGTACAAGCACGTACGGGTAACCGTGAAGCGCGGCTATGACGACGAAAACCGTTGCCACGAGTGCAAAGCGCACATCGCCGAACCACACTCGCCGGAGTGCACGAGATCGTGAGCGTTATCGACCTCTGCGCCGATTGGGCGCTGACCATTCCGGAGGGCGCCGAGACGTTCTGGTACCGCGGCATTCCCCTGGGGCACGGTTTGGCGCCTAATGTGGCATGGCTGAATGGTGATCGGAGCCGCGGGATCGCACGCCGGCAAACGATCTTGCGCGCGGCCGTGAGGACTGCGGTGCCGGACGCGATTGCGGTGATCGTTCCCTTGCGAGCACTCGAAAGCGCCGGCATCCACTACAAGACGATTGAACCGGTCGACGTTCACGGCGACGGATTCACCTACACCCTGCGGGAGAGCGACGAACCGCCGACGATGGAACCGTTAGCTACACCGCTTACCTCAAAGGGTTTTCTACTGTCGTGGCATATATCTGGGTGGGGCGCCGTGCCCATTTCCAGCGTGTCCGATGGTCGGGATGTTGTCGGGCAGATCTGGAGCGGTGGCGGAAGTCAAGCGGTGCGTCTCGTCAACGGTGCTTACCGGTGGTACGACGCGCGGCACTGGCTGGGTGATTCCGTGTTTACCGCAGTGCGTAAGCATCGGCGCGAGTACTTCATTTCCTCGTTTGATCACCAGGAATCTCCCCCGCTGTATTTCCTCTCACAACTCCCGGAGCCGGCCGAGACGCTCGACCATGCACTAGAGCTGTTGGCTCCGCCGTCGGTCAAGATGGCGCGGGACCTGGGTAAGGAAGTCATACGGCAGGGCGATTTGTTCGCCATTCCCATGGACGTCGACACCCGGGAGCTGACGGCGCAGGGTGCGCGGTACAAGCAACGACGGGTGATCATGCGAGCGGGCGGCGTGGAAGGTAACCGCCGTGTGGTGGCTACCTCATTGTGGGGTACAGCCCACACGGCCACCGAAGTAGCCACGATGCCAGACGGTCGGCAGTTCGCCCGCGGCACGCTCTACCACGATCCGGCCATCATCGGGGAGCGCCGGCCGGCAGACCATCGGCGGCGCCCGTTGGGCAAGCAATGGCACCTGATCGCACGGAACACCGTTCCCATTAATGGGACTGGTCAGCGGCTTATCGGCTCAGGACAATAGGACCATCATGCGAAGCGATGGCGAAACGAATTACTCGTGGACACGCGAGCGGTTAGGGCTGGAGCAATGGGACTGCGACCGGGAGGCGACGGTTTATCGCACCCCGTCAAACGCGGAGCTGCTTGAGCTGCTCGACGCGTTGCATGCGGATTTTGCCGGGGTAGAAACGCCGGCATTCGCTGAGGAGTTGAGAGGTCGGTGGTACCGCTCATGAGATGGGCACTTACCTGGTTGTACACGTGGCGGTATCTGCGGCGACTGCGCAAGAGCGATCCCATAGGTCACCGGATTCTCACCACAAAGGGGCACAACCCTGCCGATTACGTCGATGCGCCACACCCGGGATCGCTGTGAACTACGAGTGGCGTATCACGTTCGACTCCGGCGAGACCTGCACGGTCATGAGTCAAAGCATCATCTGGGCGCTGGAGAGTGACGACGTCGTGAAGTTCTACGACACACACCCCGACGCCGGCCAACCGTTGCGAGTGGATCGATTGGAGGCAAAGTGAATCTAGATGACACGCTGGTCGACAAGCTGGTCCGAAACGAGCAGGACGAGCACCGCGACCAGACCGGGCAAGAGGCCGGCGAAGTACCTACCTACTCCCCTGTCGCGTTCACATCCCGCGGTCGGGTGGACTGATGCACTGCATCGAGTGCTACACGACCAACGGCGAGATGACCGCCGCAAGGTTCACTATCAACGGGCAATCTGTGTGCGAAGAACACGTGAACTCGATGGTGATCAGTAGTGGTCTGGGACTGTCGTACGCCTGGGTCAACGGCAGTTGTGATCCGCGGCCGATCCAAACCGGCACGAGTCAAAGGATCGTCAATGATTAGCGTGCTGGGCGCTACCCTTACGCCCATGACGGAATCATCAGAGCAGCTCATCGACCTGCGGGCCATTCGCCATGCGTCGGATCGATCCATTCAGGAGATCGCTGACGAATTCGGCCATGCCCACCGCAAGAAGGTCACACAGATGGAACTGCGCAACGACTGGCTGTTGTCCACCGTCGCGAAGTTCATCGCCGCGGCCGGCGGCACTGCAACGCTGACGGTCGAAATCAACGGACAAACTCTAGAATTTCCGCTTGTACCCCTTGCATAGGGTACGGCAATCGGGTAAACTTCTAACCATGACAACGACGGAAGGGGAAGCGAAAATGACCGAAATCATCCAGCTCGACGGGTACCGCACCGGGCCGAAGCGCATCGCCGACCGCGTTGCGATGGAGCGCGATCGGGTCGAGACGTTCAACCGGCACATGATCGACGCCGGCAAGCTGTGGCGGGCCAAGATGTGGCAGACCGGCGCCAGTCTCGTGCACACCACCAACGATGCGACCGTCTACCAGCATCGCTACTCGGGTGAGCGGTTGACGGGCATTCAGCTTGATCCCAGCGGGTCGGGTTTCGTCCCGACGCACTGGGAGCGGGTCACTCCCCTCACGCCCGTTGCGCGAAAGGCGGTCTGACGTGACGGCATTGGACACGGTCCGCAAGCTCGTTGCCGCGAATCCGCGGCATGCCGTGACCGCGGCGAAGCAGTTCGAGAAGCTCTACCGCGAGGACCCCAATCACGCCGGCTACCGACAGATCTACTGGGAGCTGCAACGGCAAGTGGACGAGCAGTTCCCCATCACGCGACCCGTCGAGATCGACCCGCCAGACGAGGCGTGGGACGACGAGAGTCACCCGTTCTGGAGCACTGACCCGTGGACGCTGTTCGATATGACGTTCAACCGGCTTCGCGATGAAATGGGTTGGGTTGAGGCGCGAGTGCACGTCTCCAACTTGCAGCGGGCTGGCCAGGACATCATCCGGAGTGCGGCGTGAGCGGCGCATGGATGAGCGGTTACAACGCCGGCAAGCTGTCCGCGCTCTACGGGGCGCCAGAGCCCTCGGGGGTGTCTGTCCCGCCCGAATACATGGGCGGACCGAGGGCCTCAGCTGACGGCTTCTCTCAGGCGGCGAATGACTACACGCTCGGTTACCGCAAGGGCTGGCACATCGTCAGCCTCACAGGAAAGCATGGGGTTGCGGCAGGATGACCACACTCGAATTCCGCAGGGTGGAGACCGGCGTCTATGAGGCCAAGGTCGATCATCCGCACGTCGCCGGCTATGTCGTCGAGAACGACGAGCACGGGATGGGCGGGTGGTCCGCCAATGTGCAGCGACCGCAGGCGAGCCTGATGGTAGGCGATGCCGGCGCGGATCGATTCAGTGCTGACATCCGATGGAGTGAGCAGCGATACCGCACGGTCAACGACGCCAAAGCGGCATGCCAGAAGCATTTCGAGGCGGAGGCCTGATGGGATATCGCGACTACAAGGGCGAGCGCGCCGCCGCGGGAGAATCTCTCAACCGCGCTCTGGAGGCTCTGAGAGACGAGCCAGTCGACGCAGCACGCGTCAAGCGAGAAGTCCGCGACGCGATGGCGCTCTTGGGAATCCGGGAGACCTGAGCCAGAACTAGACGCGGTCCCGAAACCTGCGCCAACAGGCCGGGACCGCTACCCACAAACAAAACCTGGGGAGGTCCAATTGTGAGTGATGATCAGCGTATCAAACACCTCCAGCACCTGAAGTTCATGCAGGAGCTGCGGAGGCAGCAGGTGGCGGAGCGCAAAGAGATGCTCGACGCCATCGTTGACCGGTGCCAGCTTGAGATTGACAACCTCGAAGCTGCGATTGCGGCGGAACCGCCGAGCGCTACCGTGCTGCGGTCGGTGTCCTGATGGACCCCAACGGCCATTCGTGGCACAACTTCAGGTGCGGCGCCGCTTCGGCGCGCGTCTGCCTGAACTGCCAGTGCCCGAGCTACAGCGTCGCGGCTAGCCGGCGATGCACGCATCTGCCTATTCAGGTTCGCGACGAACTGGCCACGCGGTGAGATCCTTACTGCCGGCGTCTGACACCTGGAAAGACTGCGAGGAACACGAGGACAACCATTTCGTCGGCGGGTGTATCTCATGCACGTACGCCGAGATGCGACGGTTTCAAGTCCTCTACAAGAATGCGGCCGAGGTGCTTCTATCGCTAGACGAGACGCGCGAGCGGCAGAAGATCCTGGAAGCTAAAGCGGGACACGTCATTAACGGATACATCGAGGAGATGACGCGATGACCGCCCATCAAGAGGCGTTCCGGCGAGAGCTGGAATCGGCGAACGCAGCGATCCGCAAAGCGGGTGCACTCATGACCGAAGACGACGGATTCCAGTGGATCGACGAATCCAAAATGCCCGCCGAATTCTTGGACTACTACTCCGGCCTCGTATCGGCCGGCTACGCGATAGGAGCGATATGAGGTCAATCTACAACGGGTCCATCAGCTTTGGCCTGGTGGTCGTCCCGATCAAGCTGTACGCAGCGTCCGAGGATCACGACCTGGAATGCCACCAGGTTCACGCCCACGACGGCGGACGGATCAAATACAAGCGGGTGTGTGAAGGCTGCGGCGAAGTCGTGCCGAACGCGGACATCGCCAAGCAGTACGAGATCGACGGCCAGCAGGCCATCCTGACTGACGATGATCTGTCGTCGCTCGCGAGCGAGAACAAGCGAGTCATCGAGGTCGCCGAGTTCGTGCCGGCCGACCAGATCGATCCGACGATGGTGGACAAGTCCTACTACATCGGTCCCGATGGCGGCGGAGCGCTGAAAGCGTATGCGCTGCTGGCCAAGACGCTCGGTGACTCGGGCAAGGTCGCGATCGTGCAATTCACCCTGCGGAGCAAGAACCGCATCGCGGCTATGAGCGTCACTGGCAAGGGTGACGTGCTGGTGCTACATACGCTGCTGTGGCCGGATGAGGTGCGCACTCCCGCTCTGCCGGATCTCGATTCCGCGGCGATGGATCGCAAGCGGGACGGATTGACCGACGCGGAGATCCGAATCGCCGCCCAGTTGGTGAGTGAGATCTCCAACGAGACAGTGAATTTCGACAAGTACCGCGACACCTACAAGGAGGAGTTGCGCGAGCTGGTCATGGCCAAGCTGGTCGAACCGACGGATGGGGATGAAACGGAGGTTTCCGACCTTCTCGCCAAGCTGGAGGCATCGGTCAAGTCCAAGGAGGCTCCGAAGCGCCGGCCGCGGAAGATGGCGGCGTCCAAGCCGCGGCGCCAGCGAGTGTCGGCGTGACCAACGAGGAAATAGCCGAGCAGTTTCGCAGCTCCTACCAAGACTATGAGGTCGTGGTCCGCTTCTCGGTGAACGCGATGTCTGACGAAGAGGCTCACGAGATGATGGCCGAAACCGTCGCGGACCGAATCGACGGACATCTGCTATGGCCTCAGCGGTCGGCGCGCGTGGTGTCGGTTGCCACAAAGCAATCGATGGACGACTGGTTTGAAGCGTTGGCAGAAGACATCGACGCCAGCGCCGATGACCTTGCCGTCCGGGGGCATGCCATGAGTGCGGCACGCCGATACGGCGAGGCGGAAGGGATTCGACGCACCATGCGTGAGTTGGTGGCGCAACGATGAGCGAGTCCGAGTTTTTCGACGCGTGGAAACGTGGAGTGCAAATCGCCGGACCACAATGGTTCGAAGGCGACGTCGAAACCGCAACTTCCAAGTGGCATCTGCGGCCCGACTACGACTTGATCACCGAGAACATCGGGACAATGTCGACGGGTGAAGCGGCATTCCTGCTTGCGATGTACTCGTTCTACAACCCGAGCACCGGGGCCAAGCTGCTCGCGAAGCGGCGTAACGATTCGACCGGGCCAGGTGGACTGGCATCCCTGATCGACGGCAGGCGTCGCCAGGTCATCGCGGATCTACTTGTGTCATACGGCGGTTGGTGATGGTGCGTAAGCGTGAAACAGAATCTGAGCGCCTACGCCGGCTCATCGACGACGTCAAACGAGCCGAGTCCGACCCGCGGTATCGCACCGGATATGACCATTGGGAGTTGTCCGACGATGAGGGCAGCCTATGGTCATTCTTCAGTGAGCACCGCGAGCTGATCTACGAACTCATGCGAACACAGGAATTGGCTACATGACACTCGCGCTCACGATTATCGGGCTTGTGATGACCTATGCATTTTGCGGCGGTGTCGTCGGGATGGCGTTCTATCGCGCTCGCATGAAAGCGTGTCCCAAATGCTCAAAGGGGTACAGCTGCAGCACTGAGCACGATGCAGCCGGAGTTGGTGCCGGCCTACTCTGGCCGCTCACCGTACCCGTTGTTAGCGGTGTGGTGACGACCAACTGGTTCGCCCAGAAGGAAAATCGCGCCGAACGACGCGAGAAGCGCAAACGGGCCGAACACGCTCGCCGGATGGATGAGATCGAGGCGCAACGCGTTGCAACACTAGAAGCGATCAAGCTCTGTGAACAGTACGGCATCAAGGCCGGCGTCCCGGGGCTCTACGAGTTAGGAAAGACCGCATGACGGTAACAATCCTCGCCACGTATGACCCGGAGACTCACACGCTCATCGGCGGACATCCAATCAGCGCATGGATCGGAGCGGCGTTGGTTACGTGGGCATGCTTCGCACTGGCGAAGAAGTTCCTGTGATCATCGAATCTGCCTGGCCGGCAATCCTCTTTAGTGTGCTGTTCCTTGTTCCCGTACTCGCTGCACGCGCTGTATTTCGTGCGTGGGACGAGGATGAGGGGCGATCCGAGAGTCAAGCACAGCCGGCGCCGCTGTCGGTATTCAGGGACGCATCGTTCTTCATGCCGTACGTCGCATGCCCGAAATGTGCCGTCGAAGCGTTACATTGGATCGCCGCGCCCGACTTCGAAGCGGCTGTACTCACGATTGAACGATACGAGCAGCGACGCAAGGATGAGGCAGACAAGCGAAGTCGTATAGATGATCTCGCCGAAAAGCGTCGTGTCATGCGCGCACGCCGTGAGGCGCAGTGGCACCGCGAAAAATGTGGATGTGCACCGTGCTACGAACGCGAGGAGATCGTCGCGGTGGAGCCGGCGAATGTGACCGCCGCACGAAAGCTACTTGAGTTACGGCCGGACGTGATCCGGATATGCCGCGAGTGCAAGCACAAGTGGCCGCAGACCATCGGACTCCCCCAGATGAAAGAGGTGGCAGCATGATTGAGGTCGGCAAGGTCGTCACACGAGCGTATGCACCCGGCGATGACTGGGGATCGCGATCGCAGCCCGAAAAGGCCTTTAAGGTGCTGATCGATACCGCGGGCATCCACCTCAGTGGAGAAGCCGGCAAGCTCACGCCTGATCAAGCTGTCGAGCTGGGTCAGTTGTTGCTCAAGGCCGCGGAGGTTCAACCCGAGTACGCGAAAGCGGCTGACGCGCTCTCTGAGGAAGCCCAGAAGCTACAGGCCAAGTTCAAGGACATGGTCAGCGGAATCGGCCTGAACCATGAAGTCGACATCGACGACGCGCGAGGGACCTTCACGAAGGTGACCAGGGCGCTCGGATGATCTCGCTGATAGTGCTTCCGGTCATGCTCGCCGGCATCGTTCTGATGCTGGCTGGCCTGCGCGCACTAGTGGGTGTCGGCGTCAAGGCCATCGAGAACCGGAGGCCGAAAGCGATTGAATCAGAGCCCGGTAAAGAACTCGCGCTACCCGAGCCCGATGCTCCGGTGTACGAGTTGTACGACCATCCCGGTCCGCCCATTCCCCTACTCGCCGCGAGTCTTCCGACGGCGCCTATCGGGTACGGCTGGGAGATCGTCGTGGTCACCAATGAGGCGGGAAATCCCGCATTGCGGTGCGCGATGCTCAACCTCCGCACCAACATGGTCGAGGATGCGCTAGAGGCGGATCTAGTGATCGCGCGGCGGTGGAAGTATGCGAATGACGAGACCTACGCGAGCTTCTATCGACGAGCGCAAGCCAGCGTGCCGAAGCGACGCCGACAGGTCTCCCGCGGAATCACCATGGGGTACGCCGACTACGTCTATGAAGCGCCCACTGGAGAAGATATCAACAAGATGCTCGGCAAGGTGATGATGGCCAATCTCATTACGCCGATGGTGGATTGGGCGCGATTGCTGGTCTTGAGATACATCGTCGAGCATCCCGACGAGACAAAGTGCAACTACATGCTTGTGGAATCTGAGGAGTTTGTGGCATGACCGAGATTGAACCGCTCAACCTGGCGATGGCCAGATCGACCAGGGCCGCGCTGTGGACGATGTTCACGATCGGAATCGTCGGTGACATCTACCTTTGGCTGGCTGGGTGGGACCTGATCTTTACCGCCATGCTGGTGGTATTCGGAGCGAGCTTCCTTGCGACGGGGTACAGCATCGGCGCGCAGTATCGCCGGGATCAGGTCGCTATCAACCGGCACGTGGAATCGATCCGAAGAGCGCTAGGCGTTCAGTGATGGAGTATTTCACGATTGACGGCATCCCGTATATGGACGCCGGCACGCGCCGAACGGCCGAGGGAATGTCAACTCCGGTGCGCTGCAACTTCTGCGGCGGCATCTACGATCTCGGCACCGTTCACGTCACGCAGCGGTATGCAGACTGTTCCGTCTGGAAGACGCCGTGCTGTGGCCACAATGCCGACGACCGCGGCGAGTCCGGGTGGAAGTCGTTCAAGGACTATGAACGGATTCGACTGTGACCGTCCAGGGGGAGCTTTCGCAGCTAGCCATTGAATGCGGCTGGCAAGCTTGGGATCACAGCGAGAAGGGCGAGATCCGCCATACCTACGGCATCCAAGATACGGCCTGCCTGCACGTGAGGTTTGAGGGTGGCGACGTCGACAACGCTATCTACGTCCACTTCCCGAGTGCCAGGCCGCACACGGGCGGCGATCAGTTCATCTGGTCTGACCAGGAAGGTAAACGGGACCTTGTCGAGCACATCCTCCGAACAGTGCCGGAACACATCCCAGCGCGGTTCCCCGACGTCGGACAAGCCTGCGGCGGTCACCGCTGTACTGGAGCCGGCGAACTGTGTTTCGAGTGCGACTACGAGGTCTACAACGCGGAGATTGAGAAGATGCGTGAGCGGATGCGCGAGTTGGAGGCCGAGAATGCGGCTCAGTAGATGCTGCTACGACAAACATCATCGCTGCCCAGGCTGGGCCGGCGGCGGGACGACAGGCGCGAAAGTCGAACTTTGCCAGAGCGGATCGATTCGAGTCAACAAACTCGACGAAAGCGGCTACCCGGGGCATCCCGGTGCATTCCCCTGGCGGTTTGGCCATTGCACTAAATGTGATGTTGTGACGTGGCCTGTAGTCACACGTTGGCTCGATCCCGGATGGTGGCGTTGGGAGATCAAGTGGTTCTGGCGTCGCGTCGAGGACAGCTGGGATGACTATCAAGAGGGCGAACCGATTGCGTGGATCTGGAAGTTTCGATGGAAGAGGTTCCGGTGAACGCCTGGGTGATCCCGTGCCTGGTGACTTACGCCGTCGGGGTGATCGCAACCTTCATCGCGTCGTGGTACTACACGGGCGTTTGGGATGAGATGCAGACTGCCGGCGATGCCGTATCCGCCGGAGTGGAATTCATTCTGTGGTTCGTGATTTCGATGTGCATTGCCGCAATCTGGCCGGTGCTCGTCGCTATCGGTCTGCCGACGCTGGGGATCGCGTGGTGCATAGGGAAGGTTGTGGCGTGATGACTGCCTATGCCATCGTCGTTACCCTGCTGCTAATCCCGGTGATTGCTCGGCGCGCTTACCGAATGGGCCTCATTGGCATGCTGGCGCCGCGGCCGTGTCCACCGCTCATGATCGACGGCCCAACGGCGGCGAAGTGTTGCGAACACAACCCGTGCCCGGATCGGCCCAAAGCTACGAAGGGGTTCAGCACTCGACCGTGGCGGTGTCCACAATGTCGCCAATGGTGGATCGCGAAGTCCGAGTCATCTAGCTGGGCATCGGGATGTGGTTGGTGGGTGTGGGCAAAGGTCAGCGCCAGTGCTGGCGATGGATTTATCGAGGAGTTCCGCTAAAAATGGCTGCTGAGATTCTTGCCGAAAGCTACCTCATGGCAACGGGATACGCCGCGCTCATGGGCGCTGACGCTGACCGTCAACACTTGTTCGCGAGGGTCTACGACCGGCCGGTAACCGTCGATCAGATCAAACGCGATTGGGAGCAGTTCTCGGTCCGGGGCGTCCAGTGAGAGATGCGTTCGGTAATCCCCTGGTTCCCGGTTGCAACGTCGACAAGGTCAACATCCGCGCCGGCATAGCCGAACTAGAAGCGATGGGGTTTGACGATCCATACACCCGTGAGGTCGTCATCTACGCACTTCAACGCTGGCAACGCGGTGAAGAGGCCGCGGCCGAACGGGGCGCGATAGACCAGACATTTCATGGAATCGACCTCACGTCGTGGCGTCGAGTGCTAGCCGCGGCGCAAGCGCACGCGTAAGGAGTGGCATGGGATTCAACACAAGCTTGATGATCTGCAACGACGGGTTCGATCAGCTGTGCACATACCCCGACGAATTCGTCCAGGGTATCGCGCGACACCTGAATAGGGGCGGCGACTTCGGGGTGGGCAACCACTGCAACGTGGTACGTGTCGAGGCGGCCGACCACGCCGATGCGACACAGTTGATCGCGGTGGGCGGGAACTTCTCGACGAAGGTCTACACGGGGTTCTACGTGGGCTCGCACCACACCGAAGAGGGCCAAGTGGCACTGCTCCGCCAATGGGCCGATTCGCTCGGCTACCGCATCGCGAGGAAGCGGTCATGAGACCAAGAATCGGGACACCCGAATGGGTGCAGGACACCGCGAGGCTCATCGAACGGAAGACCACCCAGACAGGTGAGGGCTTCTGCGAATACGAGATGCCGTTTATCGCCGGAGAAAGCAAGGAGTACCTCTACGACCGCGACGGTATCGCGATGAGTGCCTTGGGTTTCGTCGGCGAAAACTTCGGTCTGGCCGGCAATCAAGCAATGTCCTGCGATAGGTGTGGCGGACTGTTCAGGGATGAGCTGTGGATCATGCGCCGGCATCGATTGGAGTGTGGGTGGTGAACACCGAGGAGGTTGCCGCGATTCTCGCGCGAGCACAGGCGCGACGGGAGACGCCGTGTGAAGGCTTGATCAATCTCGATGGAACGGTCTGGAAGTGCGACGTGACGGTGACCGAAAGAGACATCGAGGAGGGCAGAGGTCACGACGGACCTTGTCACAACGATGAAGCCAAGGCGACCTGGGTCTCCGGTGAACTGGCCAACGAGCCGATTCGAGCGCTGTTGTGACGTGGGATGAATGGCGCGCAGAGGTCCAGCAGCGCTCGGGTATGAGTGACAAGTACCTACAGGCCATCGAAGCAGACGCGCGAGGAGCATTCCAAGCGGGTATCTCGCCGGCCACCTACGCGGATTTGAGCGACTAATGGGTGACGGGATACTCCGGCAGTATCGGGTGAACACTTCAGCTCGCGGTCTCGACTTCTTTCTTGATCGAGACCCGGACGACCCTCGGCTAGATATGGACCAGCCGTACCAACGCGGCGTCGTATGGGGCATCAAGCGCAAGAGAAACCTTATCAAGTCAATCTTGATGGGCATCCCGATTCCGGCGATCGTCATCAACGACCGATTCAGCGCGAAGTTCCGTCACCCTGGCTACAGCCGGAATCGAAACTGGATGTACGCGATAGTCGACGGGAAGCAACGGACCACGGCAATCCAACAGTTCGTTGCCGGCGCGTTCCCCATCCCGGGCGAGTGGGTCGGAGATCCTCGCGAGGAGGTCCACTTTCCAGAGATGGATTTGCGGATGCAGCGGTTCTTTCGCAATAGCCCGATCCCCGTTGCCGAAGGTCAGTTCTCAACGCTCGACCAAGAACGGGAGCTGTTCGACCTGATCAACTTCGGTGGACTCGCGCAAGGCGAAGTCGACGACGATCTAACGACGGGAAGTGAGTGATGTTCAAGCTGGTGTATGAAGTATGGTTCGACAACCGCGAGGACGCGTTGCAGTCCCGGGCGGTAATCAATCAATCGATCCTGCCCGGACGACTCGCTCATGAGTCGCGCATCGAGCCGGTCGACGAATGAAGCTTCGGCACATCTGCGAAGTCTGCGGTAAGGACGAAATCCTCACGCCTGAAGAAGCGTTCGAGGATGGGTGGGACTATCCGCCCAGGATGGGCGCGTTCGGCGTTATCAGCGCGCGTACATGCGGGGACTGCCTCATCAATCAGACGGTGTGGTGGGCAGTCATGCAAGGCCAAAACCAGTTCACCCCAGAGCAAATGGCCGTCGTCGAGCGTATCCGGAATGAGCCGGCCAGCATCATGGTGGAGGAATAATGTCTCAACAGCCCTGTTGCCGCACGTTGGGCGATTTCCTGTTCACCCAGCAGACGATCACCGGTTGGCAGCTTCTCCTAACCATCGCGTTGAGCGTGGTGGTCGGGATATGCCTGATGATCCTGCGCGGCTATGCGGGCAAGCGTTGAGCTGGCGCAAGATCACCTGCCGGCAGCGTGAAGAGATCTTCACGCTTGAGCGGGAGGAAGCACTACGACCGCTCTCGTCGTGCACAGACTTGTCCGGCGAGTATCACGGCGAGCCTCAAATGGACATTACCTGGGGATTGACGTCGACCGACACTCCGGTGTTGAAGGAGTCGCGCTACCCCTCGCGGGATGGCGGACCGGACCGAAAGCCCTGTGAGCATTGGGAGTTTTATATGACGGACGAAGATCTGGCCGAGAAGATGTCCGAATTGATCTACAACCGAACGCAATTGGTCGAGGGTGACGCCGACGATCTGGCTTGGGATCTACTCAACATGGTAAAGAGCAGGCCTCTGTGATGGCGTCAGAACGCACTACGAAGCAATGCTTTCTGTCGGCCGCGCATAGCTACCTAATGGACCTGCACGAGCGCGACATTCACGATCCGCGGATCGATCAGGCGCGCGAACTCATCCGACAGGTACTGGTGGAAACGCTGATCGATGGAGCGATGGAAGAAGTAGGAGTGTCATGAGCGGTTGGACGTACGACGTCACCATTAGCAAGGTCAAACGAAAGACCAAGCGGGTTCAAATCCGGGCGTATTCGCGCGAACAGGCTATCGAGTACGCGAAGGATATGACCGAGGATAAGGGCTGGGAAGAGTCGCGCACCGAGATGGAATACGATGCCCGGGAGCTAGACTAATGCCGACCAAGCAGGTGAAATCTGAGGAGATCTCGCGGGAGACCTTGATCGAACTCTGCCGGGATGGAGTTGTGCCACAGAAGAACTGGTACAACCGCGACTCGGCAAGAGCGCAACGTCAACTCGGTGAGGCCCTAGCGCTTCTCAGCGCCGGCTGCCACTACGAGATCCTGCACGATCCGGACGGACTCAACACGAACGATCAAACCATTTGGATCATGATCGAGTGCGAAGGGTTCGCCTACCACGACTGGGGCGGCGATCTAGACCGCGAGACGTACTACATTCCGACGCGCGAGCGTCTGAATGACAACGCCGGAGGCGACTGGTACTGATGTGGCAGTTCGTTCGACGCGGGATACCGAAAGACGGCCCCCTGAGGGGGTATGAGTCTTACCTATTCGTGCGTGCGATCGGCTACGAGTACGAGAGTTGGCTCATCCCGGTTGAGCAGTTCTGGAAAGGGTGGGGCTGCCCGCGTGGGTCGTGCTATCTCGGCGCCAGCCATCCCGGGCAGTGTGTGCCGGGTTAGCCCTCGCAGTCGCACGTCCCTATCAGATCGGTGATGCCGTAGCCGTCGTAGCGGTCCCAATACAGCGTCTCGAAGATCGGTCCGCCACACTCCCCCGCGTGCCAGCTGTGCGAGCAGTTCTTGCACTGCGGCTGTGAGTACTGATCAAACGGGTAGTACCACTCGTCCGGAAGCATCCCCTGGCGGAGTCTGTGAACCCGCGGGATGGCGGTGATTCGCAAGACATCACGGTTGATGTCGACGTTGACTTCGTCTATATGCCATTCGATCTCGGATGTCTCTAAGACAATGAGCCGCAGATCCCGGCGAAAGCAGGTCAGGATCAAGTCTGCATGCTGATGGTCGCGCGGCAGCACGAAGTGGCCGTCGTCCCAGCCGCGGATGCGGAGGTTGTCGACGAACTCGCCGTCAGCGTAGAGGTGGACGACGGTTAGAGCGTGTCTGCCCATTACAGCTCCCGCCAGCGCGGCCCCAGATAGATGGCGTGGAACGCGGCCATCTGGGCAAGAAATGGGTCAAGCGCCCTCGCCTCGGCGAGCAGCTTTTCGGCGAAACTCACCAGGACAGGACGCGATCGGCGAATGCCTGATTACACAGCACGGCCGGCGACCTGGTTGCCCTCAAGTGGGTCAGAACCTCGGCGCCGGTCTCAAAGTCTCCGTAGAGGAACAGCGCTCGCGCTACGACCAAGCTGGACCGGTTTAATCCGGCCTGACAGTGGACGAGCGTCGGCGCGTCAGCTCGATGTTCGTTGACCCGATTCGCGATCTCATCGAGGTTGTCGGCCGACTCATCGTCAGAGTCGTACCACTCGTGCTCTTCGTAGGTCGCGTCGTGGTTGATCGTGTACTTCTCCCACGGGTACAGGGAGATGACATGCTTGATGAACGTCGGCAGTACCAGACCGTTCTCACAGCCGCCCTGCCAAAGATTGTCAGCGATCTCGCTGATGAATGGAACGTCGAACGGCGTCATGCCATGACGGGCCACTCCCGACATCCGTTGTGCGGTCGGGTCAGTGGCGATATCGATCCGGGTCGGGTCGACGGATTGCATTTTGGTTCCCCTCTACCGCGAAGTGCCATCCGGTAGGTAATTCGGAAAAGGTCGCGTTCACGCCGTGGGCGTGATCGGCCTTGAGTTCAACGAAGCATCGGCAGACGCCGTACTCATCGATGATTTCGACAGACTCGGAATGGTCGTCGTTATGGATTCGCTCGGCTATCTCTCGGAGGCAGGCGGCGATCCATTGGCGCACAATGACTCCCACCACTCGTAAGCCGTGTAGTTTGCGTCGGCACGATCCCTGAGGTAGTTCCACTCAGCGTCGGTCCAGTTGAGATCCCAGTCTTCGCGGAGCCATTCGGCATTCTCCGAAGCGCGGCCGACCAGGTACTCCCGATTGCCACACCATGGATGGCACCGGCCGACCCGCTTGAAGTTGGCGCCCATCATGCGAGCCATGGCAGCCCCTTTCGAGTCATCCCGTCAGGGGCATGCCACTCGCGTACGGCTACTCCGCTGCGGGCTCTTCGGCCGGCTCATCGACAACGGGATCGGGAACGACGTCGTCGAGCGCCTGAACGGCAGCCTTCAGAGCGGTCAGATCCGGAGCCTCGCCCGCGGCGACCTGAGCTTCGAGATCAGCTACCTTGGCGATGATTTCGTCCTTGGCCTTGCCGAGCTGAGCGGTGAGGGCGTCGACAGTGTCCTGAACTGCGGTCATGATTGCATCCTTAATTGAGTCGATTGTTACGGCTTGTAGAAGAAAGAGAGCGAGCACTACACCCGCGAGAATGAAGACTGCTGAAGCAGCGGTCATGCGGTGAACTCCGAACAGTGGTAGCGGTCTCTAAGATCGTCAGATCCCGATGACCACTCGGGCGGCACTTCGTTGTCAAGCAGGACACGCGAAATGATCGGGCAATACACGCCTTCCGGCGCGAGGCCTAGACTGTCCTTCGCACACTTGCTGCACCAGTTCGCCGACCAAGAGTCATACTCGAAGCCGTTGGAGAACGCAGTCATCAGTCGACGCACGCTCCAGAGTGAATCGTCCAGCGCCAGTGGCAGCCGGGATTCTGGCACGTCGGGACGTTGCCCGGGTGTTCCGGAACGCACCTGTCGTGGACCGTGAGGCCGCTGATGTTGACCGCCGGCTCTCCGGCGATTGCTGTATCACAGACGAAGCACAGGCTGGCCAATCTGATTCCCTTTCAGAAGTTTTGGCGGTCGGGTTGACGACAGACCGCTACATGCCGAGTGCTTTAACGCCACACCAATCAGAGGCGCACCCGTCCGGTCGGTGGGTGGGACCGATGAGCGACTATGCGCCACCCATTGCATCGTCGAGTTGCGCGTCCGCGAGAGGCGTGACGATGACTGTTGCTCGCGTTCCACAGGCCTCGTCGTCCGGCGAGTTATCCTGTGGCTCACTTCCAGGCCTACCGCAATAGGTCTGTCATTTGACTCTGTACTTCGTCGCACTCTCACAAGGAAGGCGCGTAGATGACAGCGCTTACCCAGTTGATTCGTCGTTCACGGCCATCCTGATGAGTTCGTCGTACGAAACCCTTGACGCCGATCCGCACCAGACCTGCGGAGGCCAGTTCGGCGGCTGGGGCCATGGTGGCGGCATGATCGGGGCGACAGGCATTGCGACCGGCCGCGCTTCAATACTCGCCAACCGCGCCTTCAGTCCTTCGATCTCTGAACGCAAGTCGTCCAGCTCGATCAGAAGTTCTTTCTTGCTCGGCATTACCGCCGGCCAACCTCTTTCAGATCGGCAAGACGCTCCCACGTGTAGTAGGGGTTGTCGCTGTCGGCGTTCCATAGGACGTGGGCTTGTGCCGGAATTCCACGAGCGGCCGGCGTCACGCGGAGCGGGCCGTCCTCAGCGGTGCGGGTGATCCGGCCGTAGTCCGAGGACTTCCCCCAGGGCTCGGACGGCTTGCTAACGTGGCGCACTTTCTCGGTGATCAACTGTTCCCCTGTTGAGTTGTTGGAGTAGCCAAATCGCTTGGCACGAAGACGCCCGTCAAGTGGGCGGGTACGTCATCACAGATAAAAGACCGGAATGCCGCCCCAGGTGTCGAACGGCTCATGGTCTCTATCACACACCGGCTAGCGCCGGTCGCAGTGCTGGCATTCGAATACGACGAGACCCGCGGCTGGTCGGCCGCGCATCATGTCCTTGCCGTTGCAGCAGTCACGGTCCGGGCAGAGTGAGCAGTCATGCGATTCGTGTGTCTGAATCATGACGCCTTCCATGGCTGTTGATCGGTCGGTAGCGCTACGCCTTTGAGGCGTCGCCGTGGAACCCCGCGGGATCGCAGGGCAGCCCGGTTGGGCTTCACGTGCATCACGTCGTCCTGATCGAGCCCGGGACGCGGCTTTGGCAGCCCTATATTGGAGCCGTTCGGGAACGGACTGAGAAGCCTGGCGGTACCGATAAGCTTTGTCGGCTCGTCGGGAATCATCTTCCGAAGCGCGTGATGCGGATCGGGATGCATCCCCTTGAGGATGGTGATTTGAAGGTCGCGAAAGCGCACTCTGTTCCCCTAGGTGCTTTATTTTGTTGTGGCGCCGTTGATTCCGTTGGCGATAGCGGCTAGCCACGAGATGTCGCCTACTGGCGTATCATCCTCGGGCAGAGGCTTGCCTTCGCGTCCCAGGCGGTGGGCCTCTTCTAGCTCTTGTCGTCGGGCGCGATTGATACAACATCGCGCGTCTTGAGATCCATACTGGCAGTTACACGCGAAGGTCATACGGTGGCGTAGTCGCCTTCGTCGTCCTCTTCGCCTTCGTCGCCGTACACGTAATCGTGAATCATGTCGACGAGGACGGGCAGCTGGTGGACCATCTTGACCCACTCGCACAGTTCGACAGTCTTGCCAAACTCCAGTTCTTCGCCTGAGCCGTCCTCCGAGAAGTCGGCTTTCCAGAGTTGACCGTTGGCATCGATATACTCGACGACCGTCAGAACAGCAGTGACAACTGCGTCAGGCGGAAGTCCGCAGTTGCAGCCAGGTTGGTGCGTCAATTCTCCCCGTCCATTAGTTCCCCTGGTTTCCAGACCTCGTGGTCTGTCTCATAATCGATAAGTCCCTGCTGCGCTTCGGTTAACGCTTCGGTGCCGTCCTGGCCAGACTTGCGCTCTCGGTGTCGATTGCGGTGTGGCTGAGCGGCGTTACTAGATCTACGACCTAGTCGGTAGCGGAGTTGCTCGGATGCCATGTCATCTCCCCATTCTCGAAAATCCCCACGGGGATGCCGGCATCCAAGGCGCGGCGGATCATGTCCCAGGTTCCGCGGCTTTCCGGAAGTGGAAACGCCAAGCAAGCGTTGCCACCACGGTCGGCCATGACCTGGTTTCTGAAGGGGCCGGCGCGCTTGCCGAGAGCCTCCCAGTTGGCGGGGATCGGGTCATGATCGACTGGAAGCCCCTGCCTCTTGGCGGCTTTAGCCCAGTTCTCGGCGATCTTGTCCGCTCCCCCATGCGGGCACCGACCCTCGACCACTACCATCGGCAAGTCGTGAGACTTGGCGTAGGCGAATTGATCCCAGAGCGCATCGATGATCGGTAGGGGGTCTTTCCAGACCCGGGAGCCAGTGACGATCACCCGATGCGCTAGCCGGTCGGGAGAGAACCCACACTCACAGACCCTCACCCATTCGAGGGTGCGCGAGTCATGGCCCGGCTCCTCAATCCATTCGGTGTAATCGTGGATGTGAGTCACGGCGGATTACACGGGCCGAAGCTCGGTGGTGTACACCCTAGAAGCACCGCGCGACCAGGAGCCACAGTCGTTGCACCGATACCGTTGATACGTCATGCAAGTCGTATAGAAGTAGCCGCGCTTCTGGATCTTGGTCGACGAGCACGTGGTGCAACGTGGCGTGCCGTCGTCACCGTCGGAATCGAACAGCGCCCAGTTGACCCCGGTCCAAGGCTTGAACCGGTCAAGTAGTTGCTCTGTCAGCTCGACGTCGTGGCGGTTGTACTCTTCCATGATCCGTTGGGCTTCAAGCTTTTCAGCAGGCTTGCCGTATCGGATGTCGCGCCAAAGGTCACGTCCACCATGATCGGTCTTACGGTCGCCCAACCACATGCGAGAGAACCAGTCCAGCTTCAGGCTGAGTTCGCCGGCCGCGAAGTTCTTTTTGGCGACCTTCATCAGGTCGAGACTCCGGAACGGCGAGGGCGGCCCGAGTTCGAGCCGGCCGAAAGCGGCGTTGAAGTGCTGGATATCAAACCGAGTCGAGTTCCAGCCGACGACTACCTGAGCTTGATCGAGCAGTTCCCATGCCGCGCGGATCATCGCGTCGTAGGACTCCTGGTCGTTGTCATCCCAGGCCGAGTAGAACTGGACCTCGTCGTCGTCGTGCCACTTCGCCGCGAAGCAAAGAATCCGCTTCGGGATGATGACATTGTCGATTGGGATGTACTTCGGCCAGAGGTCCCACGTCTCGGTGATGGCCCGCTGGGTTTCGATATCGATGGTCAATATGGCAGCCAGAAGACTGGTCCCCCTATGGTTTTAACCCGCCAGGGTGTTGGTCAGCTCCGTATGTGCTGGCATTGGATTCGGATACTTCTCTAGAAGAGCCGCGGCTTTCGCGTTGAGTTCTTCGATCCACCCCTGCGGGGTCTTCGGCGGACGGTCGTCCGTCCAGTTGCCTTGAATCTGACTGTCGCGCAACACGGCACAGCAGGCCATGGCATGAATCAGATGAGGCATCCCACTGTCGGGATCGAGGTCTTCACCCTCCCAGAAGCGGGCCAGGTGTCGAAATGCGGCATCAATATAGACGCTCGCGCGGACTCCAGCGGCGCGGTAATTGTGGCGCCCATACTTTCGCGCGCCCTCCATCATCACCAGGCCAAGTTCCGCTAGGACTGGCATAGAAACGGTGGAAAACGGTGCCTTGGCGGTGCCTACGGCATCCTTCGGGTTCGTGTCCTTGACCGCGCTAGGTGGCTTGAAGTCGATGGGACCGCCGCCGATCTCTGACCTACCCACGCACGTGCTCGATCGCCTTGTTGGGATCTTGCGTACGCCAGTCTGGCCACTCGCGGGCTTCGTTCTTGAGCTGCTTGGCGTGAATCGCGTCGATGATCTGCTGGTTGTCCCAGCCTGCACGCCATGCGCCGTCAAACGCTAGGATGATCACATCGACCCACTCCGATACGTCGGTGGGGTCCTGGCGGATCTCTTCGAGTTCCTTGGCGATGTGGTCTAGCACGCCATCGGTGCGCTGTCCCGGACCGAATGTCTTCAGGCTGAAGTCACGCTGACGCTGCAGGTGCGCCGCGTCGATGACGTTGTCGTTGGTTACGTGACGCCAGTAGTCCTGGCAATCGGTGCTGTAGTGCGGGTATCCCACCTACGCAGCCGCCTTCAGGAGGTCGTCGACCTCGTGGGCGTAGATGATCTCCATTTCAAGCGCCTTCGCGACCGTGAATTCGAGCTGGGCACCGCGGGACTTCTCCCAGTCGGGCAGCATCACGATGCGGCCACACTTAGCTAGCTCGCGGATGTCACGACGCAGGAACCATCCCCATGCGCTATCCGGGTCGTCGTCGCCGTACTGCGGCGCGTCCTCGGGACCGTGCAGCTCATGCGGACTGATTACGTCAAACCCGGCTGCTCGCAGACGCTTTGCCATATCGGCGAAGTGCTCGTAACCCCAGTTCGGAGGTCCGTAAAGGGTCATTGGGCCGGCGATGTAGATCAAACCGCGGGCGTTCGGATGGTCGGTCATTCGATACGTGCTTGCCACACTGTTCCCCTAGTTTGGCGATTGCAATTGTCGTGATCCGCGGAGAGTTGAACTCCAAGGCCTCCGGAGGCCGCCCGCCTGGACGGATCGTGCGGTTTTCCTTGATGGGCGGAAAACGGCGAAAGGCCCTAGTTCATTGGGTGGCCGGACTGGCTTACAGGAATAGCTCCCGTTAAAACCCCTACCGACATGCCTCCGTGGTCCCGTCCCCGCCCAGCGAGCCTTGGCTCAGTGGCCTCAATGCGGGGATGCGACGGTGCTCATTCGAAATGCTTGAGCTACACCCCGACTAGACGTTGACCGGCAGAGGTACCGGGGTACTAGTCGTTAGTCAAAGAAAAGCCCCGCCCGATTCGACGAGCGAGGTTCGCGAGCCAGATATACCGCTGACCTACCGGTGAGACAGCTACACCTTTGAAGCGAGGGCGTGCACAACTCGCGTTACCGCTACTCGTTGAGCGGCCGACCCTCTGTAGAAGCGCTCGCGCGCTCCCTCTTGAGTCTAGTTTTTCCCGTGTTCAACTTGCGCTGATCTGCAAGGCGAACACGCTCCTCCCCGCTGAGTTCAACGAGTCGGGCATCCCCATTCGGGGCTGAGCAGGGTCCTGGCATGTGGACCTCCTTTCTACTTTGTCAGTAGAAAGGGTCAGCCAGGATCGAAGTCAATCATTCGAAAGCCTCTCGGGTACAGCGACATTGCCCATCCAGCCATTCGCCTCAGGCGGCGAGAACGTCGCTCGTGAGGCGGCTCGTGCAGCTTGACGAGAAGGGTAGTGGTCGCAGTAGTAGCAGATCCCCGGCGCGTGTAGCACTTCGGGATTGCAATGCGGGTATTCGAACTTCTCCCCACCGAACTCGTCAAACACGCCTTCGGTCAAGGTCCATCCTTGGTGATCTATTGGTCGCCGGTCATGCATCTTTTCCAAACGCTCCGTCACGAGCCTTGCGCAGAAGCTCAATCAAGTCGTTGATCTCGCGGCGGTGATGAAAAGTAAAGTGCCAATCGAGACTGTTGTCAGTCTCTAGCGACGAGCGACAGCCGAACGCCTCGCAAGCTGTATTGCGGCCGTCACATGAGCATGGCCGGCCGATCAAGTCTTCGCGCCAGCCAATTGGGCCGGCTACAGTCATTTGAATGGTTCCGCAATCACGGCCCCAGGCTACTTTCGCCGAGCCGTGCTCTTGCGGAGCGAATCCGATGTATTCAGAAGGCATCTCGCCTATTCCTTTCGCGGCATCTCGCCGTATTGACCCGTCTAAGGTGGTGTCATACCTAGGTATTTGCTAGATCGTGTCGCGGTTGAACGTCACTGAGCACTCCTCGTGGATGCGCTGCCAAAACCCCTGCGACATAACGTCATAGCGGTCCGGCCTCGGGATTACATTGGCGACGTGGGCCGTCAGTAGTAGCCCAATTGCAATGATTGCTATCCGCGCCAAGATGGGTCGGCGCTCAATCCAGCGGTCGGCCGCCTCGGACATGAGTTCCTCTGGCGGGGCGAGGGTTTCGTAAGTCGTAATACCTAGCGCCGTGGCGAGCCATGCTCGGCCGGCTGGTCTCACGCGGTTGCCCAGTGCCGTGGGATTGACATGAAGCTATACTTTCGGGTCCGCCAGTCTTCCTCGGCCGTCTTGCCGTCACAACAGGCGGCATGCTCTACATGGTGGGTGTAGCACCGCTTAACATGACTTCCGCCATGCCAGGACGGTCGCTCGGCTCCACAGCCGTTGCACACCTCAGCGATGATCATGCATTCCTCCGAAAGAGTGTGCCCCGTCCGCAGTGAGCGCTATGCCGAACGGGGCGGCGGCGCACCTGCTCGACCCGCATCGGGGAGGGGCGCTGCCAGAATCAAGTCATGTACAGATCGACCAGACGTGTGAAGGTTTTGGTACGTCAGTCCTCGGACTGATCGACTTCCCCATCATCATCGTCGTCATATGCGAGACGGCCCGAACGAGCGTCTTCGAGGATGGCGTCGATGTTATTTAGTCCGGTGTACGGGTCGATATACGGGTCTTTCCACCTCGCCACGGCCCGTACCTCCGGTCTATAACCGGTTGTTTGGCTTACTGCTCGCGAGGTTCTCCGGTGCCCCGTCTAGATAGTCGAAAGGAAATTAATCTTCCTCACTATCGCTACGGGGCACCGGCAATTTTTAGCCGTCTGACCTGTGGTTATGCGGGCCTACTGAGATTTTCTCGTGTAACGGTTTTTTGCTGCCGCTTTTTCGCAGGATCGACACCACGAGCGAAGGCCATCCACATTCCGCTTATCGCGCGAGAAAAGCGAGAGCCCTCTCGACTGCTTGCATCGAGTGCAGACCTTGCGCGGGCCTTCGTTGACGCCGAGTAGCGGAATCTCCTCGAACGTCGAGCCCCAGGCCTCGTCATCTCCGGTGTGACGCGTGAGCGCTCGGCGCTCGTGCAACTTCGGATTCCGCGCCCGGACGTTGCCGTCCGGCACATCCGCACAGATGGTCGGCTCAATGCCACTCAGATCGCCCGGGTCCACCGATACTGCAAACACCGAATCTTGGGCGTCCCAGTCGTTGTTGGGATCGTAGTGATGGAGGTCGTCATCAGAGACGAGGCCCAGCTCGTAGGAAACCTTCTCGATGTCCCGGTCTACACAGCGCTTATTTTCTCCGACGCTGCCATTGAGAAGCTCGTTGGCGAGACGCTCCAGCTCCTCATCCTTGCCGTATTTGACCTCGCCAAGACTCTGGGGCAAGTACCTTTTCCATTTCTGATGGCTATAGCGCTACCTGATACGCCAACACATCCGCCAGTCGATAAAGTGTTCTACCGTCGCGTTTCCCACGCCAGGGGATCTTTCCCGGGTCCGAGCGCGCCCACTGGTGAATTACATGAGGCTCAAACCCGCGGCCAAACTCGGCGTAGATCTCCTCGACTGTGCAGTCCCGAGACACGTCGATTCCCTCGCTAATCCATGACTCGCCGTAGAGCGCCATGCGAGCATCGATTATCCGACACCCCACTGGGTCAACGTTTTGGAGCTGCGTTCGATAGCTGTGAACGATGCGCTTCAGCTTGTCGATTTCAGTCTTGTCGCGGGGATACGGCCAACGCCCTTCATCGCTGAAGTTCGGCTCACCCATTGGCGACCTCGAACTGCGACCAACCCGGGTAGCGGATGACCTCGCCCGTCTCTCTATCAACCACAGACACCGCGAAAGTTGGCTCCGCCCTGGAGCGAGTACCACGCATACGGTCGTCGTCGAAGAAAACAGCAGACGCCTTGTGGGTGCGCCACGGCCGGCCGCCGCTATAGATGGTGAACAGGCATGCGTCAGCGTGCTTGACCGTCAACTCGCGGGCACCAGCCGAATCTCACCGACCAACTCGGTCACGCGACCTTGATCGAACTGATAGCCCCAGATGCTGCCGGCGTTGTCACCCTCGGCCGAGATGAAGGCGAACACACCGTTCACCGACGAATCGTCAAGGATCTCTTCCGCCCAGTCTTGCCAGAAGAAGTCGATGTGCTCGGCTGGGTCACCGTCGATTGTCAGCTTGTCGTTTTCGTAGAACAGTAGATAACCCTGATTGTCGCCTTCGGCGATCAACCTCTCCGCTACCGCGGCATCCATCGTGAGGGTGTTTTCGTACACCCCTACATGCCAGCTCATGAAGCCCCTTGATTGGTCAGAAATGTCGTGGTGGAAGCGTCGGCCTTGATTCGCATTCGTCCCGCGATGGCGTAGGCCATGTTCGACGCCTCTGGATCGTTGGAGCCGATCGAGTCGGCCAGATCCGTAGCATCTTGAGCGAGACGGCGCCAGTACCAACCCGGACGGGTACGGCACAGCCGGCCGTGCGCTCCCAGCCCCTGGCAGCCGCCGCAAGTCGGCTCTCTCACCGCGACAGAAGCTTGTCCGCTGCAGCGAGTAGCGAAGCGGCGAAATCTTGCGCCTCGTACGGATTGATCTTGTAGAGGTGCTCATCCGAGACGCCTACTACGATCTCGTCGCCCTCTTCAGCATCATCTTCAACCCGAACAAACGGGTAAGAGTTCCACTGAGGCTCGCCCCAGGGTGAGTACTCCGACGGTTCCGGAAGAACTATGGATATCTGCTTGCTCATTCCACCCCGTTCACCACGATCCGCAAAGCGTCAAACGCTACGGTGATCTCGCCGAGCTGTCGCGCGTATCGAGACGCCCGCTCCGCGGCGTTATCCCGAGCGATGATCAGCCGATCCCGTTCGTAGGTAACCTCCGCCAGTTCGGTACGAAGAGCCTCTAGCTCGGCTTCGGCCACGAGGAGTCGCTCGGCATCCGCTCGTCGATGACCGTCGAAGCTGTTATCTTTCGCGAAGTCTCGGAACGCTTCCGCAAACGCCTCGGCGACAGCCACGCCGTTCGGTCCGATCCCTTCAAGAACCCGCTTCAGTAGATCTTCAGCCATCAGAGCACCTCGTATAGTTCGATCATGGATTTAGGCTTGCGCACGAAGAATTCGCCGGTGGTGCCCAGGATGATGAAATCGTATGGGGCAACGTCGATATCGCCGTTGAACGTCTCTACCTGGAACTCACCCCAGTCCTCGCCGGCCGGACCCGACGCACCCGAGACGTCCTCATCTCGGTAGGCGTGACCGTTGTGTACCTCGATCCAATCGATGATGTCGTGCGCCGCATCTTCGGAGTCCCACTGCACGGCGAACATCTGGAGATCTCGGGGACGTACACGTTGCACTGAAAAGGTCATGCCGCTTCTCCTAGGACGCGTCGGACATCCGCGAATTCCTGCCGGCGTATGAATTCACCGTTCTCCCAGACAAGCTGGAGCAGACTGTGTCGTTCTTCGTCCCAAGTCGCATCCTGCGTCAAGATAAGCTCACCCCAGCTTTGCTCCACTGCCAGTCGACCGGTCGCGGACTTCTTCGTGCCGTTGTCGGTGACCGGATTCTTCAACAGATTCACACCTTCACCGTCGACCTCGGCCCATGTCGCCTTCATGGCAGAAGAGAACGTGTCGCGCGTGTTGTACTGGTAGGTGAAGGAACCCACACCGAACACGATGTTGGACGAAGCAAAGCCCATCCGCTCCAATCGTCGCGTGATGGAATCAGACCGCTCCACCGTGATGGAGTCGCCGTAGATGACACCAACGTGAGGATCAAGCTCGGCGAAACCCGCATCATTGAACGTGTGGCCAAACACCATATCGAGTAACCACACCACGCCGTACCATGCCGGCGTGCCGGGTTCTGCATCGGGATCGCCACAGATGATCTTCTCAGGATCGCCGGAGTCTGGTCGGATGACGAGCTTGCCGTCGCGGGCGAGGATCTCATCCTTGAGCGCCGGCAGATACTCGGTGAGCACCTTCCAGAGATCAAAGGTGTCCGAGACGACGGAGACGATGCCCGTGGGGTACAGCTTGAGCAATCGCCGGAAGGTCTCCAGCTCACCCACGGTCTCGATACCGGTACACATGACAGAGTGCTCCGTAGCTGGGACACTTCCCGCGACGTAAGAACCGCCGTAGTACTTGTCGATCCACTCCAGCGCCACGAGAGAATCAGTGCCGGTGAAGCTCAGCAGATGGGCGGCGCCTGATGCCGCCGCGGTCTCGTGCGAAGACATGCCTCGATAAGAAAAGTCGTGGCATTGCCAGTCGACAACCTCGACGGGAACGCCCGTCCGAATCGCAGCAGCCACCAACGTCTTGCGGTACTGGTGAGCGATTGTGGCACTCGTAGACGGCTGCCAGTAGCCGGCCGAGATCCCCGTCTCGACATAGTTCGTTAGCCAGTAGAACTCGTCGATCGTGTTTTCAACCGTGAATGCCGGCACTCCGATGGGGACAAGCGTTCCCTCTGGGAGGGCGCAGAACCGCAGTGGCAAGTAACCGAGCCGGTGCAGGGCGCGGATGTGATCGGAACCGATACTAGCCGCGGCATCTGGGCCAAGGATCTGACCGAGGCGCTCTTCGTACAACTCGCAGACGAGATCCTCATCGGCGGCAAAGAACGGCTCGAACGCCTCCATGAGCTGCTGCTGGATATAGGCCTGTAGGCCGAAGTGCACGACATGGTCGACGCCGGGGATGCGTGACTTGCGGTTGGTGTAGTTGGAGTAGACGCGAGTGACCTTGCCGCTCAACGCATACTGCTGGATGTGGCCGAGCTTGTAGGCATCGGTCTTGAACAAAGCCGCGACGGGCGCGAACTTAGTCATCGGGATCTCCATCGGTAATCCACTGGCGCGCAATCTCATTGAGGGCGATCCAAACGGCGTCTTTGACACGTTCTTCCCATCCGAGATCGGCGAATGGAACCATGTCGGGATGAGTTTTGGCGTCGACATCGCGCACGGGGCCGTAGGTCCAGCCCAGGTCGATATATGCCTGCCACCAGGAATCATGGGCGGCTTCCGGACTCTCGAACCGGTCCGGACCCATCATCTTGGAAGTGATCTCCAAGTACTGCGTACGGAACTTCTCGTCGCGTGTCGACCACGGCTCGGGGACGATGGGCGCATCGACCGCCGCCGCCTGTAGGCGAGCAACCTCGTAGGTAAAGATGGCTTGGCGTTCGAGCAGGGTGCCTGTTGGCCATTCGATGGGGGCAAGGCAGACGGTCAAAGATCAGTCCTTCTTCATCGCTTGGAACATGTAGACGTAGGTCGGGATCGTCGTTGTGGCGCAGCCGACTCGGCTGTGACCGGGGTGAGAGTCGGTGGTGTAGATCCGGTCATAGCGAGCGCGAAGGTCATTGGCGGCGCCCGAGAAAATGCCGTGAGTCACCCACAGACCGAGTTGCTCCCTCGGCAGGTTCAAGGAGTTCGCCAGGAGCATGAAAGTCCCGCCGCCGTCGCAGATGTCATCCACAACGAGATAGCGGCCGGCCTTCGGCATCTCGGGAGCCCTGTACTTCAGTAGTTTCCCGGTGTCGAAGTCGCGATGCTTTTCACACTGGTAGAAGTCAAGCCCCAGAGCGGTCGCCGCCATCTTCGCTCGGTGCTCGGCTCCTGCGTCGGGCGCTATGACCGCGTCATACTGCTCGCAGGTCGAGGTGAGGGCGCGCTTGATCAGCGGTACAGCACTAAGGTCGTCAATCGCCTCGCCGAAGTACTTCGGCATCACCCACGAGTGGGCGTCGACCGTGATGATCTGGTCGCAACTCGGATTCAGCATCGAGTTGATGAACTTCGAGTACACGTAAGCACCCTCGGGCGATCCCCGATCCGCACGCGCGGCCGGCAGGTACGGCAGCATCAACGCGAACCGACACGCGTTATCCGCTGCAACATCGGACCAGAGCGCGGCTGCCATGAGATCGTCAAGGCTTGAACCACGGACCAGCGCAATGAAAATCGCATCGTCCGACACCTCGCCGAGTTTGAGGTCGTTGAGGTGCACCTCTCCACCGGGGAACTTGAACACGTTGGCTACTTGACGAATCGTGCCGGCGGTCGGTGTATACAGGCTGAGATCAACGCTCATGGTCAGCCACTCTCTCTTTAGTTATTCAACATCGAGTCCAGGAATCGCGTCCGTCAATCATGTTCTCGGGCTTGATGCGACCTACCCAATGCACCGCTGGCGCCTCCTGGTAGATGGCGTTCACGAGGTCGAAGACCGCTTCAGCGAAGCTGAAGCTACGAGTGTCCATTCCGCCAAGCGCCTGAGCTTTTCGGCACAACTTGTCGATGTCTACGCGCTTGCGCGGCCTCCCCTTGAGCAAGCGGAAGCATTCGACCGTTGCACGAGCGTCACCGAGCGCAGAATGCTCGGCCGTGTTCTCGACGCCCAACAACTCGCACACCTTGTGCAGCCCGGGTAGCTCATCGAGACCGAGCGTCCCCTCGGCGTAAGCGCTGAGATCTCGGAAACGGTGGTGCCAGGGGGTGCCAAAGGTGCGCCCATCCTCGAATGAGAATCCGTTTGGGTCGGTGTATTTGACTTTGGCGAGCTTGCCGGCGTCGAACGATGGATTCGATCCGGCGAGCGTGTTGCCTTCCAGCCACGTCCGCAGCTTGTAGTAACCAAGCCGTGTCTCTTCTTCGTCGGCCATGTACTGCCGAATGCCACGCTCGAAGTATCGGTTGACTGCTAGAGCTTCTGGCGAAGCCTTGGCGAAGTCCTCCATTGGGACGTAGGGCACGAAGCACATCTCTTCGCCCGTGTCGATGTTTACCGCAGCGACTTCGAGGATCACATGATGGTCCTCTAGTCCGGTGGTCTCGACGTCAACGACGATCGTCTGCCGGCTCAAGCTGCACTCTCCGTATCGACCTCGCCCTTGTCGAGCAGCTTGGTCTCGTACTGGAGGAACTCAGGCGCCTTCGCCTTGAGCAGGGTTGGGACGATGCCATCCTGGCGGATAACGAATCCCTCATCGACGGTCTTCTTGTCCGACAATGGAACCGGCTGCTCGTAGAACCAAGCATCCTCATGGACCTCAAAGAACCGCGACCCAAGCCATGGGTCGACATGTTCGCCGTCGATGTGCATCGGGAAATCCCGGTACAACTCGGGCGTCCACTTCAGGCCGCGCGCGAGGCAGAAGTCCTTCACGCCATCCCACGGAAGATCGGCAAGCGTCCCCTGGGCGTTGATGAACGCGATGCGGTAGACGTACAGCTCAGCTTTACCGTGCGGCAGGTTGTAGGTGTAGCCCTTCTGGATGGGCTGCCCCTCTGGTGTCCAGCCGATCAGCTCGCCGTAGACGATGTAGCCGTCCGGCAGGAGGTCGGCAACCTGCTTGCCGTACTCGGTCCAGATGTCCGACTCGTAGTAGTGCGAGTGGTTCGGGTTGTTGATGTCCTTGATGACCTTGCGGCTGCCGAACACGGCGTCGTAGGTGTGATCCGCGGTCGGGAACCACCGGTTGATGACGCGCTCCAGCCAGCCCTTCTGGCGCAGGCAGGGGACGCGGCCAACGCGAATACTGGTGCCGTGCAACTTCTGAGTCGAGATCGCAACACGCTTGGGGTCCAAAATATGCTTGCTGCGCCAATAGTTGTCGGTCTCCAGATGTTCCGGGAAGATCTTCTTGTCCACCCGCTTGAATGCCTTGTCAACCTTGGACTTTGCCGCCGTGCCGGCCTTGACCGGCAGTTCGTACTTCTTGCAGATCTCGTGCCCATTGAGCGTGTCGAAGACATCGCCCTCTTGGAATTCGGACGGGTCGACTCCGGTATAGGCGACAGACGATAGGGGCATGAGTAGAGCGTCGGAGCGATGGCCCTTGAACTTCACCGCCCGAATGCGGCGATTCTTCTCCAGGTAGCCCGTAGCCTCGGGGGTCGCGTTGAGTTCGACGTCCCGATAGAGGTCGTTCAGGTGGGCGTACTCGTCGGACAGCTGAGTCTCAGCAGTGAATGCGATGACGAGATCACCAACCGAGCTGCCCGCCCTCTGTGTTAACGCCTGGCAACCGAGAATCGGTACACCAACCAGATTGTCGAGCTTGGCCAATTCCACCAGCGTAGGGATACGGACGACCTGAGCCGCATAGTTAATTGACTTGGGTGCTTCGAGCTTCAATTGTCTAACTCCACAGATCTTGTGAGTGTTTATGCAGGAGCCGCCACGCCCGATCAGACGGATGCCAATCAACGTCGTCCGGGTCTGCGGTGAATTCGTCTCGTATGTCCAGCAGGACATCGAGCCATTGGTCATAGGTGTAGCCGAGCGGATAGCTCTGTGTGTGTACGAACAACTTCCACGCGCCTAGGGCGATCGTGTCAGCGATAAATCCGTTAAGATCGACAGCGTCGTAACGTGATACGCCCTGAGTCAGACGTTCGTACAGGTGGACCAAGTACCGGCGTGGCATCTTCCGGACCGCGGCACACCAGTAGCTACTGACGAAGGGCTGACCCGTTGGCTTCAGAATCCAGCGGTCGGCGCCGATCAACGAAGCGCCTCTTCGACTTGGCTGAGTACGTCATATGCCGTCAGATAGACGTCCGGCGAACGCAGTTCGGTAATCGCCGCCTGGACCCGGCTGATGATCTCTTTGCGGCCGTCGGCCCTACCGTCGTCGTAGGCATCATCTACCTTGTTGTCGTACTCGTACTCCGCTTCGCGATACCCGTCGGAATATCCCTCTTCGCGGGCGTGCTCGATTCGACCGGCGAGAGCGTCTGGCGTCCATTCCTCGGCCCAACCGCCACCCTCGCAACGGAACTGGCCGTTGGCGTGGATCTTGGCTGTACTGTCGAGGGCTTCACCACAATTCAGGCATGCGCTCACTTGGCTTGGTCCGCCCCAACGAGGACCAACTCCCCGTGTCGATCGAGCTTGTTCTTCAACCAGTCCAAGGCCTCTGGAAGCACGACCGCGTATACGTCGTTGCGGTTCTGCTTCAAGCCGAGTGAAGCCGCGAGGCCTTCGGTCTTGGAGTTCAGCGCCGAACAACTGATGACGGCATCTACCCGGTCGGGTAGATTGAGCCGGCCGATCGTGCCGGGTTGCTGCTCTTCATTGAGATCTACCCGCGGCATCTTGGATGAGTCCGTGATCTCAAGAACCTGGCACACATTGCTCTTGAACGCCCTTACGGCGGAACGGATCTGATCATTAGCGGAGTACAGCGTTATCTTCAGCTGTTGTTGCAAACTAGCCCTCGATTGGCAGGTACATGTGATGGGTGAACTGCGGCTGATAGGCGCCGCCACCGCCGACTCGAACACCGCCGCGTTCGCCGCTGGAAACCGCAGTGCCATCAGGTAGGGTGACCGCCGTGTGCCGGCTGTTCCAACCGATCACCAACGCGTTCGGCGCTGTCCCGTAGCGGAATCCGCGGGCAAGCAGCGCTTGCTCCTCGTTACCCGTGTGGAAGCGATCCCCATAGATCGGGCGGCCTGTCGCGGCGTTCGCGACCCAGGACGCAAGACCTGAGCAGTCGGTGCCGGCGGGGCTATCGCCCCCTGGGATATACGGTGTTCCCGACACCTGAACGATCAGTGCGCTGATAACACCCATCCAGACGGGCACTTAGTTAACCTCCTGTTGGCCCCTATCGAAGTGGTCTTCATCTGCGACCAGATCGGCGAAGCCGTAATAGATCCTGTTCATCAAGTGCCGTTCAGCACTGTTCGCAGGGAGTGACTGAAACGCCTTGATCAAGGCTTCGCCCACCGCCTCGTGCACGGGATCGGAATAGACCCCGCCAAGAATGGCGCACTTACCCCGGTGGAAGTCCCACTGAACCCCTGCGTCATCGACGTAAATGTTCTCTGGAGTCAAAGTGCCGCAACAGATGCAGCACATCCCCTTGACTAGCTCCGGGCTACACATCGATTACTCCTCGCAGGCGAAGCCGTCACAATCCTCGGCACTGCATCCACATTCGAGAATGGGAATGTCGTCATAGAATCCCGGCGGATTCAACGGCCCGGGCGCGTAATTCGCTAGCGCGATTTGCTGACGGTATCCGTCTGGAAGTGTCCAACTCATCAGCACCTCACCGGCCCGACGAACCCGAACGCGCGGCTCCATGACCGGGAGTCGTAAGCCTGGCCATATCCGAGAGCGAAGCTGCCCCCATTGGCGGACCTACCCTGTATCACTGTGCGGCCGGTCGCTTGAGCCATCGCTTCGTGCCATGTGAGGTAGGTTCCAAAGTGTGAACCGCCCGGTTCGCGGACAATCCACCTGTTTCGACTCTTGCGTACGCGCCACTTGTTAGTGCTCATCAGCCTCGTTCCGCGTCATGATTAGCGTGTTGTCAGCCAAAGACGTTGCGTCACAGTCCAGGATGTGAACCTGAGTTACCCAGCCGTCGGGCGATCGGCGAAGGCCAGCATGCCTGAGGTGGTAATGGCCACCGATCAGTAAATGCGGCTTGACGTAGTCGACCACCACCGCCAGCCGCTCTCGATGATCGCGAGAGGCGATCAGCTCCGACATGGGCCAGTAGCCGCGGTGATCGTCGGCGGGGTCATCGGGAATGCCAGGGATGCTCACGCCCGCTGGACAGTCGTGAGTGATCATCACGTCGGCGTGGCCACCATCCATCGCGCGGGCCATCTGCTCATCGGTGATGTGCTCCGCGTCCCACCAGTCGATTCCAGGCTTACGCCCCAACCGGTCGACCGAGTGTGCACCACCTAGCGCAAGCCAGGTCTGGCCCCACCACACCCAACGGAAACCCCTTGGCAGGTGCGTGATGTTCGGGTATCGCTTATCGGACCATGGTTGACCACCCGTGGCGTCGAGCCATTCATTAATCCGGTCGTGGTCTTCGTGGTTTCCGTCGACCCAATACAGCTGAACACCCGCCTCGACGAGTTCCGCGCTGATCGTGCTTAGGTAGTGATGTGTGGGTAAACCCTCACGCCACCAACCGAAGTCGCCGCAATGGACGATGGCGTCGACACCCTGAAGTATCGCGTGGCGGATGATGCTTCGGCCCCAATTGGCGTTGTCATGCCAGTCCCCCGCCACCAGGATCTTGGCGGGTTCTGGGAACTCCACCTACAGACTCTCCTCCAGCTTGTCGGCCTCGGCGCGCAGGGCGGCGACCTTGTCTCGCGTCGCCTGCCGTGCGTTCTCTTCAGCGATGAACTTCTTAATCTCGTCATGGTTTGCCGCCGCGGAAACGACCGATTTCAATTCGTCGGTCTGCCAGCCATCACCAACAAGGACGCCGACGCCTACCCAGGTGTATTCGCTGTAGCGATAAGAGCTGGGCGACACCTCTTTCGAGACGCTACCCCCGTCTGGGTAACCTTTACGATCCCAGATCGCCCCAACGCGGATGTCGAACTGCGATCCGCTATCAATCTGCGCGCGAATAGCTTTGAACACAGGCTCCAGTTCGAGATCAACACGGGGGAGCTTGCCGATAACCTCAGCGACTTCTTCGATGCTCTCGTAGTATGTCATCACCACTCCAAGACGGTCATCGGAAAGGCGTGCTGCGTCTCGGATGTCGCACCAGCCCAGGAAAACCGCTCCCCGTTGGGGTCGATAAACTTGGCCCAGACGTGCGATACCGGGCCGACGATCTCCCACTCGTCATCATCCGGACAAGTGCAGGCCCAGAATCGCCTGACCTCGGCGAGGAACTCGGCTTCTGGGACATGGCCGTAACCAAAGACACCGTTACCGCTTTCGTCCTCGAAGAGCGCGAAAACGTCATCACCTATGCGGGTGTGACAGTCTTCGGGTTGTAGTACAGGCCAATCGATTCCATCGACAGTCTCGATCTTCATGGCATCCTGCTCTCGGAGTAGATCAGGCGGGCAGTTCGGCAAGGCCACGCCTGCCGGCAATCACTGCAGCCCACATATGGATTGCAACCCGGCGCGGGATTGGATAGGCGAAGCGGGAAGTGGAGCTTACGCAGCGGTGCGAGCGCCTCGTCAGCGCTGATGACGGCATACGCGCGCGTCGAGTCCTCAAAGTTGAACTCGAAGTCACCCTGGTCAGGCCAGATGGATTCAAACGCACGCCTCGCCGCCGCAATGACGGGATTATTCACGCGCGGTAGAACCATCCTTCGTAACCTTCGGGCACTAGGGGAAATCGAGAGAGCACACCGTCGAGCAGGTTGATCAGCTCTAGGCGTCGCAACTCGGGCAGGGCCGATTCGGTGATGAGCGTGCGGCCGTCCCACTTGCCCTCATACGTACCGCCGTAGCGCATGTCGACTTTGGCGACGAACTCCTCGAATGACGCATGCTTGTTATGCTCACCGACCAGTGTTCCGAAAGACGCTGTGGTGCGGCCGTTCTTCCGCCCCGCCCAGATCGCGGTAACGCTACTCAATCCACGCTCAGATACATCGAAGGTGTTGGGATCGAGTGCGTAGGGCGACTGAGAAGCAGCGAACTTATCGCGTCGCGTCAGACTCACTGATAGACAATCTCATTCACAACGTTAACTGCGCTGTACTGCCTGTTAGCCAGGGTCGCATGCACCTGCGCCTGCGCCCAGATCCCCATCGCCTTCTTGCCATACTCATCCATGCGAATGGTCATGGATTCAATCTGCCGCTCGGCGGTGACGAGTTCATGCCAGGTAGTCGAACCCGGCTCGTCCGCATAGACCCTCTCGGAGAGTTGCCGACGGCGTTCAGCCAGCTCGGCGATCTTCTGGACGGTCTTGACCCCCTCGGCGAGTAGCGCCTCGGTAGCCTCAAAGTGTTCCTGTGGTGTCAAAGCAGCTTCAATCCACCCGTGATCGGGTCTAGGTTCTCGTTCGTGTCTGGGCCGATGGCACAACACGTAATGGTCTGTACGCCACCGAATTCGGTCTGACCGTTGTCAGTGATCAGTGACGTGATGAGGCCAGCCGCCTTCGCGGCGTTGTAAACCTCTAGCAGTTGCTCTTCGCTGTCGACGGCAAGGCAGATCTTGGTAAAAGGTCCGCCCAACCACTCGATGATCTTGCCGCGCTGTTCCCTGCCCTCGTGTGGGTGTAGCAGGTACTTCGCGACGGCGCCGAGAGAGGCGTGCGCCCCCTGCGCGATGAGCTTTCCGGTGCGGACCTTTTCGTTGTCGGTATTTCGAAGGTCTGTCCGCATAACGATCATCTGTTTCATGTCACCACCAGATATGTAGGGCGTACTCGCCAGGATCGATCAGGCCCCTCCGGGCCAGCACGCACATGACGTCTTCGAACTCGGGCCAGTTCTCGCGCTCCCACCACAGTTTCAAGCTGAAGTCGCTCATGGGCCACTCGCGGCGGGGGTGCTCGACGTAAACAACCTTGCCGTCCCTGACGGCGGGAATCTGCTCATTGCGGTGAGGTTCAGAGTTGCGCCACTGCTCGATCGCGGCGTCGACCGCATTCAGATCCCAGTCCTTGAAAGACTCAGGGACGGTGAATTTCCAGATCGTGTCATTCGATCTGCAGCCCGCCTGCTGCTGGAAGTTGTAAGGCCTGTCAAAGACTTCGGCAACCAGCTCGGACCAGTCACTCTCCAGAATGAGTGTGATGTTTTTGCCGGTCAGCTTTTGCATGACACTCATTTCGCCTGATCGAAAAAGATGAATGGCGGCGCTACACCACTAGAGAACGCAGCCGCGGCTTCTAGCGCCATGCGGACCCGTTCTTTGGGTGTGATTCGATACCGCGCAGTGGTGTGCAGTGATCCGAGAGCTAGCTCATAACCGCAGCCGACGGAGTCGAAGCCGGCCATGTTCCGGGCGAACTGGTAGTCCTCGTCGATGTTGTACAGTCGACCGGCGATGCCGACGAGGAAGTTGCCGGCCTCTTCCCGTTGGTCCTCGATCTTCGCAAAACCGCCTTCGTTCAACGTCGTTCGCACCGCATCAATGAATGTTGTTGCTATGAAACGATCTAGGTCACGAAGATCTTGCGCCGTAGGGATCGGTGGATCGAGCTTGTACCGCAGGAGCTGACCCATTCGGTACGAGGTGGTGTACCCCATGATGTACGGCCCGTTGACGAACGCTTTCTCATCGGCCCGGATCGTCATTGACGTGCCGGCGCTTCCGCATGAGTCGGCGCCGATCAGAACACCATGCTTATGTTCCACGCCGACTATGCAGGTCACCTACGAGTCCCCTGGAGGATTGACCAGCTCCCACTTGTCGCGCAGGGTCTCCCAGTCGACCATCTCGTAGATGCCCCAGTTCTCGCCGCGGGAATCCGTCTTGACGAGGTAGTCACCGCGAAAGATCGTGATGGGATCACCATTCGCCGGCTTGTGGACTGCGGTTTCAAAGTCGGCCGTATCGGGCCAATGCGGGTTTCGGTTGACGTTGATGGTGTACGGCGGCGCCGCCTTCGGACTGCCGTGCACAAGACAGCCCATCGCCTCATCGAGTTGCTCCCGACGATGGATGCACACCGCTTCAATAGTCTTGGGCTGATACTTCTCGAATTCGAGAGTCAATCGCACTCCCTAGTGGAACTGGACGCTGAGGCCGGCGTCGATCGCACGGTCTAGGCCTTCGATGAATTGGTCGATGTGCTCGCTGGCGTAGTCGGTGAACGGGTAGCCCGAGTCACGCAGCTTCTCCAGCGATTCCTTCAGGCTGGCGAGGTGGCGCCACTCAAGCTCGCCTTCGCAGTCCTGGTGGAGCAGCAAGTACAAGATCGGGTCGTGCCGCGGCGGGTCGTAGATCCCGTCCTGGATGACCGGCTTGTGGTCGCCCCAGTGGCCGAGCAGCTGCTCGTTGGTGATCGAGTCCCAGTCGTAGTTCGCGACGTTGAATCCGGATGCTCGACCGAGTTCTTTCCGGAATTCGGAAAAGCCGCCATAACTGCCGTTCCAGCAGTCGAAGTCAGTATTTAATCCCACTAATCCTCTTGCATGTGTGATTAGACTCCAGGTCGGCATTCTTCGCGCCGCAGTTTTGGCAACACCCACAATCGGTGCACCAACAGTTGACGCAGACGTCTTGGTCATTCATGACGGATGCCAAAGCCGGCCTGTTGTACGAAAAGCAGAAGTCGAGAAATTGTTTGCGGGTCCAGCGCTCGCCGTTCGGACCGAAGAACTCAGTCATATAGACTTCCTATGTATCGGCGGCAAGCTTCGCTCTCGTGCTCACCAGAGATCAGAAGCTTCAGCCATAGGCAGACTCACCCCAAGGATCACCCCAAGGTCCCTGAACCACCACGGCCGTCAGGCCGTCCGTGACACCCGACGCCTTACGGGTGTCGTCTGTCTTCTCAGTCTTAGTAGGTGCCGTACTTTCTACGGCCATGTTCGCCGTAGTTTTTACGGCGAAGCGACGACCCTGACTGAGGACATAGACGTACTCAAAGACCAGCCCATGGCGGTTCTTGCGCTCATCCCGACGTAGCCAACGCGCCTCGATCAGGTCATGGACCGCGGCGCCGGCCGTCTTGTTGCTCATCCCTGTCGACTCAGCCAGCGAGTCGACACTGAACTCCCAGCCGTCGGGTAATGACCACAAATAGAGTGCCACCGCTTTGGCCCGCGGCTTTATCGAGGGGTCGCGCGCTAAGCCATTGGGAATGATCGCGTAATTCTCCCGCGGGCGGGTGCCGACTTTCTTTAGAGTCGACCGCCTATGCAAAGAGATCTCCGCTTGGCTCTGGCGGCGGGAATTGATTCGGCTCGCCCAATCGATCCTCCCGGAGGAACCATACCGCGCCGTGGATACCGTCCATTTTGGTCAGCATTCCCTGGCTCACGAGTCGGTCGAGCTGACGCTCAGCCTTTTTCTTTTCACCGGCTGTGGGACGTCGCGTCTCGTAGAGATCCTTCGCCGCGTCCTCCGCGGTCAACCCCGCTGGGCCGGCCTTGCGCACCGACACCACCAGGTCGCACTTGCGAACCGAGAACGAACCCTGGTCGGGATCGAGATGGATGTGCCACGGCCCGACCTCATTGGCCGGCGTCTTGGCGTGGCGGAACTTCACAACCAAGTCCCCGGGCTCACCCGACAGGATGATCACCGAGCCGGCGCCGGAGGCCAACCATGTTGAGCCGTATACCGATGCGATGCCGCCCTGCGCTTCAGGAGAGGGCTTGCGGAGGTGGTGCAACTCGCAGATGTTCACACCCATGGCCAGAAGCGATTGACGAGCGCGGTTGTACATCGCGCCGGTTTCATCCGCCGACAACCCGACGACCGCGTCTTTGAGCGAGTCGACGTACACCACTCCAGCGCCCACCGATTCAGCCATTCTGGCCAGCAGGGTCGGGTCGACTGCCATGTCCATGATCGGCGGCCCTGGGCGGACCAAGAGCTTGCCGGCGATCTTGTGGCGTTCGTCTTCGCTGAATTGGCGCTTCATGGAGCGGCGGATCTGCCGCGGGCGGTCCATGGCCAGGTAGAGAATCGGGCGCTCGATCGGCGTCACGGGCATGTCCAACACCGTCGGCTGCAGCCCCAGCTGTGCCCTGACGAGCTGGCCGGCCAAGGTGCTCTTGCCGAGTCCCATACCGCCGGCAATCATCAGCGCCTCACCCTCGGCCCAGAGGATGTCATCCCCCGAGCCCCAGAGTTCGACCACCGTATCGTCGGATTTGAACATCCACTCGGCGCCGTCGACCGGCGGGACATCCCCCCAGACGTCCTTTGAGGCGTTCACAGACGGCCGAACGGAGGTATCCGAGGGTGTAGACACCGGAGCGGGGGTTCCGGCCGGCATAGTCGCCACGTCCAAGCGTGAGAATCCTGACGTGATCGTTGCTTCGATCTCGTGGTCGGTCAGCGGGTGGTCGCCGTTGGCACTGGCGATGAGCGCGGCCTCGGTCAGCTCATCCCGCACGGTGCCTTCGTCGAGGACTCCGGCGTTGATGTACTTCTTCAGCGCCCAAGCGGCGTTGTTGAGGGTGTCGTTACGGCAGGTGACTGCCTCGGCGACGTTCTTCACCTCGTTTCGCAGCGCCGCGGCAGCGTACGCATTACTCGGCGGCACGCGCGGCCCAGAGGGTGGAAGAGACGGCTTACGGTCCCCAATGGAGTCGAGAAAGCCCGTTTGAATATCCCCTTGTCGGATCTGTCCCGCAGGAAGCTTGACGGTGTATGCAGTTGGGGTCGGGCTCGCGGGTCCAGCCGAGCGTGCATTTGCACTGTGGGAACCACCCCGTCCCCATTGAGGGTGGTATCACGTCAAGCACTCGGAGGAAGTAGCGCTGGCTCCTGATCGCGGGCCGGAGGACGTCCTGCAACGCCTCGTTTAACTCCGAGGGCTTGATTTTCACGTCGAACGGCCACGACCAGTCATTGCGACCGTCGAAGTATTCGATGGAATACGACCACGGCCGGCGTCCGTCCCAGTTGTCGGGTACGTGCAACTGCTCAACGTAGAAATACCCATCCTCGTTGGGCTCCAGGAGAAGTGACCACCAGCACGCATCCTTTGGGACGGGTCGATCGTCGTCGACAATCTGGAGGATGCGGCTCACGATGTCTCGGCTCCAAACGGATTTCGCAGAAAGTCAACGAAAGCCTGTACCGCGGTGTCGGCGATATGGTCTACATAGTCGATTCCACTAGTGCCACAGGTGCAGTGCTCGCGGATATCCACATGCGGCAGGAGCGCTTCGTAAACCCGTTGCGTCAGAGCGGATCTGACTATCGCCTCTCTTCGTTCGGCGTCCTGCAATGTGGCCTTCTCAAGAAGCTCGTAAACGATATCGCCGAACTCGATCACTTCCGCCACCCCTCAAAGAGACCCAGGAATCGCCAGTACAGGATCTTCCACCAGGGGTCGTTCCAGCACTTGCACTCCATGCCGCCGGCCGGACCGAAACCCCATATGCCGACCTGGCGGTCACACCATGGGCAGTGCTCGATGACAGTCCCGTTTCGGTGTGGGCATTCCCGCTCGACGACGTCGGTCTTCAGTTCGAAGTCTAGGCGGTACCAGGACGGCAGTTCTTTGGCGGGATCGCATGGCTCGAACCACTCCACCAGGTATCCGCACTTGCACAACTTGGGATCTGGCAGCGTGGTCACGTCGATCTGTACCGATACGGGAACTTACCCACGATAATCTCCTCAAAGCATCGTGGACAGATGTCGAAGTCCACAGAAGGGCCGAGCTTGTCGGGGTCGGTAACCGAATATCGCTTCACGGTCAACAGGCGTGTGGTTGCGACGATTTCGTCACCACAGCTGTCGCAATGAACCCGCTTAGCCATTGGCTCCGAGGATCTGCGGCGACGGTTTGACGACCCAGGTGTACCGCTTGAAATCGATCTGTGACGGCGGGGCGCATACGTACCCGCCTACCCCTCGGTAATCGATTCCCGGCCGCACGCCGGCACGGTTGCCGTCCCCTGTCGGCAAAACGTACAGGTGGAACCCCCGCGGGGTTGACACCTTCCCGTGGATCTCGGGCAGGACATCGTCGCCGAGTTCAGCCAGGGACTTGATACCGTCAGGGCCGTCGATGTCGATCACGTCGAACTTGATCCCGGTAGGCAGACCGACATTAGCCTCAGGGTATTGCCCCCACCATTCGCGGACCTGATCGAGATCCGTTGTGGCGTCGTGCAATCCGTTGCCACCGTCGCGCTTGGCGATGAGGGGCTGTTTCCCGTTCGGCGCTAGGAGAAACACCGGCCACCCTTGCGACGCGTACCAGAGCGCTACGCCACCGAGTGATGGAATCGAGCCGGCGTTATTGACTTCCCGTTCTAGCCTGTCGGCCTCGGCCTGGTCACCGCGCTGGACGGCATCGACGAAAGCTCGCAGTTGAAGCTCTTCGGCGGTCTGCTGGCAGGTCGGATGAGTGACCTGTCCGACCCAGGTGACCTGCAGCAGGGGCTCAGGGCACGCTGGGTCGGCGCACTTTGTGTACGTCAGGCTCACCTCAGGTCGTACTTCTTCCGCTCGTCTGGGCTGGCGATGCGGTAGACGATGACCTCGTCGTCATAGTCGTAGTCCTCGACCACCCATGAGCCCAGGCGAAGGAACCTGTTGTCATATGTGCTGCCGATAGAAATGCCGTTATCGCACACCTCAACAACCCCGCCGATTGTCCTGATGATGTGCGCGGCAATGGTTCTGACGTTCTCGGACGTCAGCTTGACCGCGGGCAGACCAACCGACATATTCGGGGCGCGATCCCGGAAGGGCGTCGGCTCGGTGCGTGCAATCAAGTCGGTGGCAATGGGCATCTCGATCCTTTGATCATCTGTCGGAGTAGCGTGAAAGCCGATCTGAAAGTCGTTAGGCGTGGCGTCTTCCCATGGCTGAATGGAAGTACTGCCCGGACAGGTGAACCACAAGGCGCCCTCGCGATACGCCTCGGCGCGATACTGGTAAGGGGTGTCTTTCACTTAACGTTCGGCAGGCTGTACCGCCCGGTGCGCGGGCACTTCGGGCCGCGAAGATCGTTCCCCTTCCCATCCTTCAAGGGGAAGTAGCCGATCTTCCGGCCGCATTCAGTGCACTTGTACATGATTCTCCTTGTTAGAAAGGCGGTTCCATATCGCCCGTGAACGACGCCTGCTGCGGCGGCGCGGTGTAGGTGACTGGTTCGGGGGTGGGGTCCTTGCGGGTCTGCGAAGACTTCAAGTAGTCCTGCAGCGCCTCGTCGAGCGCGGATGCTGCCGACAGGTCGGCACCGTCGACCGTCCAGGATTCAATGACCGGCTCGAAGTACTCGTTGCGGCCCTTCTTCTTCTCGATCCACCCGGTCACCGCGGCGCCGGGATCGCGGTCCAGATGCTTACCGTCGGTGAAGTCGAACCACGCGCTGACCCCGGCACCGATGAGCTTGAGGTTGCCCAGCTTCCATTCGCCATCCTCCTGGAAGGCGATGTACACGCTGTTGCCGAACTTGCCGCCTTCAGCCTTGATGGTGTCCTTGATATCCGAGTACACACCCTCAGCCAGAACACCCTTGCGGGTCCGGACAGTCAACACCTCATCGCGAACGGAGCGAACCTCATTGCTCCAGATGCCCGATTTCGCAGGCTCGTTGAAACCACCGACGAACGACAAGGTGTCGAGGACAACGAACTTGAAAGGGACGTCGAGTTCGACGTTTTTCTTCGCGTCCTTGTCGTACCAAGTGACCGCACCAGTCGACAGCTTCAACTCAAAGAAGCGCTGGACGGGCGAGGTGTTGGTACGGGGATTGCTAAGGCTCATGTATTCCGTTTCTGTTTCTTCTTGAGTTCGGCGTCGCAAAGTGCGCCGTATTCATCTCGGGTGAACGTCGCTCCACAGTTGGAGCACGACGCGTAGTGGTTGTGGTCCGCGCCCGCGTAACTGCCTAGGGTTCGCCGGCCGCATCCGTTGCAGGCTGCGTGGCGCTGTTCCCACGCGATTGAGATGCCGATGATGGAATCGATCTTGCGCCACACGACACCGACCGCCATGGCTTTGTGGACGCCGTCGATCCAACCCTGCTCGGGGTTGCCCTTGATTCGCACGGTGACCAGTTCTGGCCCTTGGCGAATCAAGTTGGCAATCGTGCTGCCCCCCACGAGATCTAGCACTTGATCGAGTTCGTCAATGACATCGAGCGCGTGTAGATTGAGCGGCACCGGAGCCTCACGTTTACCGGTAGAGACTTTCGCTCCCCCGCCCTGTGGAACAAGGCTGAGTTGCACGCTGTCTCGCAACAACTTTTGGACTGTCGCCTCGGTATCGCCAGTTTTGATCGGCTGCCGGCCCGCTAGCTGGTCAAGCTGATGCTGTAATTTGATGACACATATATGGCAGATGGTGTTGGGCTGTAACGTGACGGCCGCACCTTCAGGCGTTCCTGCGCAACAGTGGATTCCGACTCGGCAGCGATGCTGCTCGATATCCTCATCGATCAACTGTCGAACCAAAAGACGATGCGGACATCCTCAACGTCCTTCTTGTCGCGGACCTCGCGGAGTAGAGGGATCGTCCCGTTGACGAAGTCGCCGGTTGACTCACTGACGGGCCAGTTCCACGTGATACTCGTGTAGTAGCTGGTCCCGCCGAACCTCGGTACTTCCCCGTTGACGATTGCGCGCATTTCATCGTTGTCGACAACCACGATGTTGCCGCCGGCCGCACTCCGAGACCAACTGCTCGGCCGGCCGTTCGTCATGAATTCACGGAACCCGTCAACGGTCACAACACCCGAGTGAGTGTTCGGCTGCTCCCAGTCGTATTCCTCAAGCTCGGAGAGACCGAGCCAGCTGAAGCTGTGTCCGCTGTACTCCCAGTCTTCCACAACACTTTTCAGGTACTTGCTGACATCTTCCGGAATTCCTCGCGGCTGATCGATCGGCGTGAACCCGTGGGAGTTGCGGACGTCCGCCAGGACGGCGAACAGGCTGTAGTTCCGCGCATCGTAGGGATGCATCGACCAGCGCTTGTTCGTCTCCCATGCCTGGCTACCGGGGTAGGTGTGCATGTAGGTCAGCTCATCGGCCCGATAGAACTCACCCGGGAAAACCGAACCTACCGTGAGCCATTCGCTCTTGCGTTTGGCTTCGGCGTACATATGGATGTCGCACCCGATGACTACTGCCCTCCCGGGGATAAGGCGACACTGACTACCTCCCATGGGGTTTCAGTCACGTATCGTCGAACGATGGTGTCCTCTGGTTCGAGGTTGCCCCAGTCGAGTAGCTCCTCGACGGAGGAGAAGAATCGCGGGCATCCGCACGACCATTCGTCGAGGCCGTATTCGTCGCGGACGGCGTACTGGGCTTTCGCCTCAGTCACTCACTACCTCACGCGTAGAACCGGTCATGCGGATGAAGTAGCCCTGCCGGCTCCAATAGACGACCGTCTCACGGTGGCCCCAGTAATGTTCGCCGACCAGCGCCCAGCTGTGCTCGCCGCCCTGGATCATGACGTCACCTGCGCTGTTAAATGGTCACGCTCGCGCGGATCACCGCCGGAAGAGTGAAAGGTGAAATGCACCATAGTGATATTGTCCTTCGGCACTGCCGCCAGGAGGTTGCTCAGATCCATTGTGCTACAACTCATTCCGCCCATAGTCAGCGTCCGAGTCGTCTTGATATCGCTCATGAGACCCTTCGCAAGCTGAATCCTGCCTTGCGCAGGATGGTTAAGGCTTCACTGGCCTGGTGTTCGACATGATCAACACCATCGGGCACCCAGCCACATCGACAGGACACCGCATCGGCATCCCACTCATGTTCGTAGAGGTTGTCGGCGATAATCGCCTCGGCAATATCGGTCACTCTTCGTCCAGCCAGTCGGGCTTGTAATCGTCGTCCCAATGCACCGTCGAGCCGGCGCCTAGTGAGCTGCCGACACCGCCATAGATAGACGACACGCCAGCGCCATACAGGTCTGCAGAGATGATGGCCTCAAACGTGAGGTGCCCATCGGCATCTCTGATGTAGATCCGCTCGTAGTAGTCGGCATCGAAGATCCTGTAGGCCAGCTGGACGAGCTTCCACGCGATCCACCGTCGCGATCCCACACGCGGCAGCAGAGGCGTCACCAGGCGCCCATGAATACGCGGATCTGCTCGATTGTCTCTGCACCGAGATCAAAACTCGGCCAGTCCGCCCAATCACTTACGGGGCTACTGGCGACATAGCTAGTGATCTCACCGAAGGTGTAGCGGAACGACTTCTTCTCGTCGCGGTGGTAGATGATGACGTGGCGGCCATCCGGAGAGACTCGCTGAAGCTGGTACTTACAGAGATCGGTTCTCATCGCGGGTTCCTTGCCTGCCAAGCGTGAATGTCGTGAATCAACTGCAGCGCCCGCTCTATAGGGTCGTAGCCCCATTCGGTTTTTGCCAAGAGCGCTTCTGCTGTCTTCTGGTCGGGCCAGTCGCGGTCGGCGTAGACCGCGATGGACTTATCCGACCGACCGTCGAAGACAACGATGTCTGTCGACTGCCACTGGACGTAGCCCGGGCTCGTCCAGAAGACGTGAACAGTGATCCCGTCCCCCGGGTCCAACTGGCCGGCGAGCATGTCGTGGGTGTACGCGTAGTTCTCGCACCGCGGATCAATCCACACTTGCGACTTGCTGACGTTGTCCGGTTCAGCGTGGGCCACCGGGGTAAGCAAATAGCTTAAGAATGCGAAAATGAAGAGGATTCTCATACCGCGACAGGCGCCTTGATTGCGGGGTGTGGATCGTATCCGCGAATCTCGATGTCCTCGTATGCGTAGTCGAAGATCGAATCATGCTGGTGCAGGACGAGTTCCGGGTATGGCCGCGGTTCGCGACTCAACTGCTCGGCGACTTGCTCGACGTGGTTGTTGTAGATGTGGCAATCGCCGCCGGTCCAGACCAGCTCGCCGACATCCAGCCCCGCCTGTTGAGCGAACATATGCGTCAGTAGCGCATAGCTCGCGATGTTGAACGGGACACCGAGGAACAGGTCGCAGCTCCGCTGGTAGACATGCAAACTCAGCTTGCCGTCTGCCACATACAACTGGAACATCACGTGGCAGGGCGGCAGACCGACGTCGTGCAGCTCAGCGGGATTCCATGCGGTGACGAGGTTTCGCCGCGAGTCGGGGTTGCTCCGCAGGGTGTTCAGAGCAAGAGAGATTTGGTCGATCGCCGGCCCACCGGGGTTGGTCCAGGTGCGCCATTGGGCGCCGTATACCCGACCGATGTAGCCGTCGATCTCGTCAGCCCACTCGTCCCAGATCGTGACGCCGTTCTGCAGCAGCCAGCGGATGTTCGTGTCACCGCGAAGGAACCAAAGCAACTCGTAGGCAACGGACTTGAAATGAACCCGCTTCGTAGTCAGCAGGGGGAACCCGGCAGCCAGGTCGTACCGTAGTTGCTGTCCAAAAAGGCTGCGGGTACCCGTGCCGGTTCGATCAGACTTTGACGTGCCCTGGGCGAGCACGCGCCGCAAGAGATCCTCATACGGAGTCTCAATCATGCAACCTCCCCGAATAGTCGCCGCGACCAGTCCGATGCCGGCTCCTGTTTTGCGGCCTCCCACGCTGCTAGATTGGCTTCGTACGCGGACTGATCCTCGTGATAACCGGCCGCTGGAACCCACTCCAGATTGTCTGCGTGGCAATTCCAGATGTCATCGTCCCTGTGTCGAACCCTCCAGCGGGAGGCCTCGGCGCGGTCGTTCGACTCGTACGGATACCCGTGGAACACTCCGGCGACTAGACGATCAAGCTTCACTTCGTTCTTGGTATCGCCGCCCGTCCCGAGAAGAACAACGGGTCTCCCGGAAGTTCGGACGATCGAAAGTACTTTCCCCGGCACTTTCCGCGTAGTGATCTTGCCGGTGGATGTTCGATACTGCGTTTCGTATGGCAACGTACGGACGTAGCCATCGCGCGACACTTCGAATCGGGGGTCGTAGCCTCCCCCAACCTTGCGCCATCCATCCTTGCAAGCAACGGTGAGCGTTGGCTGCAGAATCTCGATAGCTTCCGGCGAATCTGGAGTCGCGTGGGGAACATCGAGTCCGGACTCATCCCAGTACAGTGCGGGTGCCCAGCCCCGCTTGAGGGCCTGCGTGCGACACTTTTTCGCTATGCGCGATTGAAGAATCGGGCTGTCGACTGGCGTCATCTGTAGCGTTTCGAACGCGTCCTCGATAACCTGAGCGGTCCGCGCCTGAACCAACTGGCCGCGGCCGTCTGTGCAGATGTCGCTGTAGGCGAGCTTGGCAAGGACGTGAACCGTTACACCCATAAACTCGGCCAAGTAAGACCGAGTAAAGCCCATGGCGCACAGAGCCTGAACCCGACGTGCCGCGCCGAAGGATGGGATCAACTGAGCGGGATCAGCGTCATCGCAATGGCCCGATAGCTCCACGGCCATAATGCGGCGATGGGTATCGAGCTGAATGCGAGTCCGTCGACCGAGATAGATTTTCCGTAACCCGTCCTTACTGAGTCCGGCTAGCCCCGCAATCCGTGCGTATGGCATGCCGCCGTCACGGAGCCGTGCAACGTGCTCTTGCGCCTCCCGCGCATCGACCAAGCATCCGTCGGGCCGGCGTTGACGAAGGAGTCGCATATAGTGCGAACTACATAGACCGTCGCCGCCGTGAGAGGCGGCCGCATTCGGGCAGTTGGGCCGTTTGCACTTCTTACGTGTTGTCATATGTCCTGCAGATCGACGTTGACGATTCGCATCTGGTTGTAGAAGTACTGTGCGCGACTGTCGAGCGGAACTTCGCCGAAGCGCGCCTTAAAGATTCGTTCTGCCTCTTTGGTCCGGGCCACCTCGGCGCCCTGCAACGTCGTGGTGGCGGTGACCACCCGAGCGAAGTGCATGACGACGTAGATATCGCCGACGAGCCAACTCAGTAGCAGGCGCAGAAGCCGGCGCATCACCCGTACCGCTTCTCACGCTGAGGCGCCGTTAGTCCACCGAAGATCCCGTAGCGATCTCCCTTGCTCTCACGCTGCAGACCCCACTCCAGGCACTTCTCCCTGATTTCGCAGGTATCACAGATGGCAACAGCCTTCTTCCATCCTGACCCCCCCTCGGGGGGAGGAAAGAAGACTTCACTCTCTTCTTGTGTGAGTTCGGCGCAAGCACCCTTAAGCGATGGCGTGTGGAAGTACAACTAGCCCTCCTCGGGGACCGTTCGCACACCGATGGCGCGTACGGCCGGCGGCGCATTCAGATACTCGATTGCTCGTTCGAAGAACTCGATCTCGTCGCGGGCATGGCCCAAGACGTTCCGGTTACATCCGAGGCATAAAAGCCCTCGAACTACCCCTGACTTGTGGTCGTGGTCGACGCTGAGCATCTTCGAAGCGCCTGTCGCCCTGCGGCATATGGCGCAACGACCGTCTTGCTCTTCGTAGATCAGCCAGTACTCTTCAGCGGTGATGCCGTAGACCTGCAGCCAGCGTTGCTCTTGGGTCACGCTCTTGCGTTGAGCCCGCTTCAGGCGATGGTGCGTCGCGCACCTTGGCCCGGGGTAGGGATTCCCCTTGGAGTCGGTGGTCTTTCGCTGGGTGGTGATGCCCTCTTTGACACAGTCAATGCAGGGTTTGCGCTTGTGCGCCTTGTCTTGATTTCGGTAGTCGGGCCGCTTGGCGGCTCGACTCAACGGCCGAATTCCTGACGCAGCTCCAAATACAGCTGCAACGCACGTTCACGAGACATTGTCAGTTGGAAATTCCTTTCGCCACCCTCGATGAAACCGCCCTCATGAATACGATCGGCAATGATCCAGAAGTTGTAGGTCACCAACATCACGCCGGCCGTACGCCCGCGAAGGGCTGGTACGAAAAGTCGCACCCTACGGCGATCCCTGATGGCTCGAATTCATGAGACTCGTTGCAGGAGTGACATTGCGGTCGGCAATTGCCCCTCCTGTACTTGCCGCCGAACTTGCCCGGGATGGGGTATCGGTCAAGCGTCATCGTCACGCAGTTCAGCATGACGCCACAGGTTGAGCAGGGAACCTCTGCACCGTCGCCATACGTCCTGAGGACCCAGAAGCGCAGATTCCGTCGCGCCCTCTGATTAGGGCGACTTCGGTACTTGGACATTGAGTTCTGCCTGTATCTCTTTGGCGAGCTGTTTCCAATCGGGCGCGGCCAAGATGGCGTAAGTTTCGGCACGCTTGTCGAGCACTCTCAGTGCAGCCACCAACACTCCCTTGCGGAACTTCTCTGGGGTGAGCTTGTGGTCGACGGAGAAGCTGTCAGACCAACACATGCCGAGGCTGCCGTACCAGACATCGCGCTTGAGGATCACCCGCAGAGTGGTGAGGCCGAATTCTTCGTCGACCTTGAGCTTCCATACCCAGCCGTCGGGGGTCTTCTCGCGGATTCGGTCAAGGACTGCCTCAGCATTGAACGAATCCTCTTCGTCAGGCATCGGCATTAGAAGTCGCTATTCGGATCGCCGACGCGATACAGCGGCAGGCCGAGTTCGTGCCAGAGTTCGGCGACCTGGAGCCGGTCATCGAACACCGCCATGACGTCGTAGACATCCCGGATGTTTTCGTTGTACAACCGGTACTTCACCTCGACGTCGCGAAGTTTGTTGCCGTGACTGTCCTTATCCGCCTCGGTGTCGCGCATCAAGAGCTGGTTCAGCGGGAAGTCGTATCTGTCCAACCACCAGGTCGAGTCATCCCGACAGGTGTCGTCGCGGCCGGAGCACGCAATAAACTTCGCATCAGGATGTGCGACCTTGATCGCCCACAGCAGGTGGCAGAGGTGATTGTTGGGTGCGTCTTCCCTGACCCGGGTGTAGTCGTACGGGCTGCGCCCTTGATGGATGGCCGCGGTGCCATCCAGGTCATAGAGCACGGCCAGGGGTCGTCCATCCCACTCGGGCGCCGGCTTGATAGTCAATGGCGGGTCAGCCGCGACCGGTTGCCGCTTGGCGAATCGCTTCGCCTGCTGGTCGATCACATTCGCCTCGATGAAGCGGGCGGAATCGGTGCCCATCGCGTTCGACCAGCGCTCGTACACTCGGCGCTTGCACTCCTCGACGTCAGCTTCAACGTCGACAACCTCGAAGTCCGCGCCGAGGCGAGATGCCAGCCGAGCCCACTTCTTGAGGAACGAGGTCTGAAGGTGAGTTGCGTCGACAACGACGTTCACTCCGGATTTCAGAAGGGCGCGGACCTGAGCGTCCTCGGCGATGGTGACACGGTCTTCGTCGACCTTCTCTCCGGTGAACCACTCCCCCAGGAGTTGCTTTCGGAGATAGTCACGGTTCACCACGACAGCGTCGGTGCTATCGGCGATTTCGCGTGCCCGGGTGCTCTTACCTGATCCGCTGATCCCCCGCATGCATGTCAGGGTGGTCATTCGAAACTCCTAGGGTCATGCCGCCATAGCTCCAGCAATGACGTCTTCGATTTCGGGGTAGGTCCAGCGCTCGCTGGTGACGTCGCCGTCGTGCAGAATCCAGGTGCCGTTTTTTTCGCGGCTCGACAGATCGGCCCAGTTGATACCGATGCCGTGCAGCATGTCGTGCATCTCTCGCCGGCCCTTGCATTGAAGCTCGCTGTGGGAGAAGTAGAAGTGAGCGAGCATCTGCAGCGAGTTGCGCTCCCAATCTCTTTGCCGCCAGATGAACACGTTGGGCACATCTTCAGCCGGCACATTGAATGCGCGCGCGTCGAATGTCGCGACACGGCCGAACTTTTCACGAAGAGTGGCCGGACAGTTCGCGTAGAAGTGCGCGGTGAACAGGCTCGCTGTCAACGAGACGATCTTGTTCAGCTCGTAGCCAAACCAGCCCTGAGTGTCGAGTTGGTCGTAATCAGTCAACAGAAACGAAACCTCGTCGGACTGGTGATATCCGAGCTTGAACCCCTGCATGTCTCGTGAGACGTCGATCGCCGCGTTCACCATGGCCGACATGAGGGTGTGGTCAAACGGCTTGTTCAGGTGGCGAGTAAGTGTGTGGAATGCCCTGCCATCCACTCGGATGATGACCGGCATGCGCGGGGTGAGGGTGTGGTTGTAAGCCCGCTCGTAGCGTTTGATCCGGTCCCCGAGAGTGTCGCTCATCTGCTGAAATCCCAATCGATCGCAAAGCACGCGTAAATGATGAGCACCGCGATCGTGAGTGGCCAGACTGCCGCGAAGATGGCAATGCCCATGGTAAACAACGGAATAAAGGCCAGCGCGAGGACACCTCCCCCATCAGCGGCATCACCACAGACCGTAACCACCATCGGCAACCACATGGCAATGAAGGCTCCTGCCGCTAAGGCCCAGTAAATCGTCATCGCTTGAACGAGTCGGCGGTGAAGATCAGAGAGACCTCGCCGTCCCCTGTTTGGATGAAGCCCCTCAGGCCGGCTATGCGGAGGAGGAAATGAATCAGGAGCCATAGCGGTGAGCTGATGATCATCAGAGTCACGAACACGACAATCCAGATCGTCATCAGGGTGAAGGCAACCTTGCGCAGGATCGGGTTCTGGATCTCTCGACCGCGGTACTTGATGTTCATGTTGAAAGCTCCCCAGCCTCTTCTGATTCCGCCCACCAGGAGACACCCTTGGGGTATCCCCAGCAGGGATAGGCCCGCTCGGCATCGACTAAGCCGACCTCGGCCGGTGGAAGGCATCGCCTCGGGCCGCGCGGTTCGGTCTTGTCTTTGTCAATGATCTTTTCGCCGCTCTCGGTGTGAGAGCCGGTGCGATGGGCATCGAATGCGGTAATGCCAGTGAATGTCTCGTGGCACGCTGAACAGTGTGCGGTGAGCAAGCCACCCCAGCGAGCCGTACACCTAGGGCAGGCAAAGGGCAGTTGCGCCACCCCGGTCAGATGTCCTTGCCCTCGATGAGCCGTTTCAGCAACTTGAGAACTTCCTTACGCTCAAGGTCACCATTGAACAGCAAGCCAGCCTCGGAAGGCTTCAGGCCCAGGACGTTCCGCGCATAGCTGTCGACCCAGTAGGTCTGGCCATCGAGACCTTCGACCTTCTCGGCGTAGTACACACCATCTTCGAGATCGTCCTCTTCGATGAGAAACTTCGCGCCGGCCAGCGTGGCGGCCCAGCCCGCGACGCAGGCAGTGGTGCCGCATGAAACCTTCGCGACGCCCCCCTCGGGGAAGACGATCTGATCGGCCTCAATGGCTGCCCAAGAGTCCTGGGCGTGCTTCTCCGGCGACTTCTTGATGAGATCGCGAACCGCGCGGAGAGCGAAGATATTGCGTGTCATGTCAAGCCTTTTCATATGGTCAGTACTCGTCGTACTCGTCAGAGCGGTAATCGTCGTAGTCCCAGGCCGCTTCGCAGTCTTCGCAGATCTCCCCGACGAACGAATACGCGATGCGTTCGCAGGCGGGGCAGACACGGCCAGTCACGGTTTGGTCCAGCCGGCGTCGACTAGGGCTTGAGCCTCTTTGCGACGCGCATCCATGACCCAATGGTGGTCAGGGCTGGCTTCGATCTTGGCCCATGGGTACGCACCAACGCTGACCACAAGTGCCGCTTGAAGGTCCATCGCTAATTCCTCGACAAGCGCCTGGTCCGCGTCCTCCCATCGGGAGGCCAGGGTGCAGAGGTCTGCCTTATTCCATGCGAGACCATCCCAGTCGGGATTCGCTTGCGAATCTCCACGGCGCCGGAATTCCGCACGAGCTTCATCAAGCACGGCAGCTGCGAAACGCATACGCTCTGGCAGTGTTGAAAGATCGGTCATGGCATCCTCTGCATGTAGCGGTGGCTCAGGACGATCGATCCGGCGACGGCCATGTTCATTGACCACTCGCGCGACGTTGGCACCTGAACGATCTGGTGGCAGGCTTCAAGTACTTTGGGTGGCAGACCGTGGTCCTCGGAACCGAGCAGATAGACGGCGTTCTGCGGATGATGGAACCGGTTCAGTGGGATCGCGCGGTCGTGCAACTCAACACCGATTAACGGGCACCCGTACGGCAAGTGCCTTTTCAGGTCGTCGATGTCGGAGTATTCGAACATCGGAACGCGGTTGGGCGTCTTTGAGGTATCCGACGCTTGATGCTCGTACCGCCGGCCGACGGTCCCGATGAATTTCGCATCATAGAGAAACGCTGAACGCCATAGCGTTCCGACGTTCACCTCATGCTTCGGGTTGTGTACCACTACACCGGCATAACCGCGATCCGCAGTCCGGAGCATCTGTCTTCTCGTGACCATGAGCGGCTCCTCGTGCCGTGTCCAGCAGATTGTTCGCAAAGTCGATCGCTTTATCGGGGGTCATTTGCCAGGTCGAGATAGCCTTGCCGTCCACCCACATCGCGAATTGCACATTGCCATCGCTACCCATATGGACGCGAAGATCAGCAGCGTTGTAGCTTGCGCTATAGCTCGGCATGTTTTAACGCCCTCCAGATGCGGTTCAGGCGGAAGTACTCCGCCGGGTCGGCGCTCAACAACCGAAGCGCGTCCTCATGGATGGCTGGTCCCACTCGGCTACCGTCGGGCTGAGTCGTCCAGCGGCTGTCGAACAGTTGCCGCGCTCGCTGGGCGTCAGTCGCCGAATTCGCCCGCGTTCCAACCTTCGAGATACTGCGCATCACCCCACGAATCGACAGCGCGAGCAACACGATTCCAACGATCCTGCTCTTTGACATCTAGCTCGTTCCAATACTTCTCGCCGCACTCGCGATACATCTCGTAGAGTTCTTCGGGCGTCATTTGCATGCCACCGCTATCGATGCTCCCTGCATGGAGTCGTGAGTGAAGATCAGGCATCCGCCGAGAAATGGGTAGGACGCTCCCCCATCGATGCGCTGTACACGCACCGATTCCAGCTCGCCGCGGGCAGGTGTTGCCGGCACGCAAGCGGCGATCAGCTGGACCAAGGAGGCCAGGGCCAGGACAAGACAGATTGCAACGCCGAAGGCGCCGGCTACGCGTTTCATCGCAACTCGATTCCGTTGCTGCGCAATCCGATGAGGATGTCGTCCGCCAGGTCGAGCAGCTCACTACCGTCGAGGAGTCGATGCAGGCCGTGCCCATGGGCGGCCTGAGCGATAATTCCGATCAGTCGAGCGTCGGACGGCGGAGGGACATCGCCCATCCATTCGGTCGGCCCTGTGGCGTACCACTCTGAACCGCCCATCGTGAGGAACCGATCCATGTCGGACCCGATGCGACTCAGCGCCCAATCCGCCGCCTTCGCTGCGAACCCGAGACTATTGGTGATGATCGTCGCGATCATCCGACCCACACCAATCCGCAGCCACACGAGAGGCATCGCCCCTTGGCGCGGCGCAGCCATTCCTTAAGCATCGATACGCGCCTTTCCAAGGTAGGGCTCGACATCCTCAACCGTCATGACGTCAATTGCCGCGTCGGCCATCTTCAGGTAGTGCAAACGGTCGGCCGGTGAGATGCGTCGCAATCCACCTCGGCCGTCGACACGAATCAATGCTTCAGCCACACGCTCCCGCTGAGTCACCGTGCGCCCATACTGATGCCGGTTTTGATCGATGCCGGCGGAACGTGGATTTCGACCAGCTTGCGACTACTGCTACCAACACAGAAGACGATGCCCGGATGGTCCGACTCGCAACCGGTCTCCCAGACCACATACGGTTTAGGGCTGTCTTCATAGACTCTCACGCCACCCACGCCCGTCTGGTGCATCGAGCGATAGCCACCGTCGTCGGTGTAGAACGTATAGACGGCACCTTCACTAATGTATCCCGTGCCAAGGAAAAACTGTCCACCGAGCGAATTTCGCTCGTCCGTAAGTGTGACCAGCGGTTGTGATTGATACGTGTAGTGGTAACCAACGATCGGACTGAGGCTCAACGTCGCGATCAAGGCGACCAGAGACCCTAGAACACTCCCGCCCACGAGGGTGAAGGCGGCAATTCCAAGACCGAAGATCGGATCGCCGTCCAGTGTTTCGCGGATGAAAAACCAGAGGGCTGCCATGATTACAACTGCGGCAATGACGATTAAGACGGCCATGATGAGTTCCTATTCGGCTGCGGCAACTAGTTCTTTCAAGAATTCTTCGAGCCAGCTGCCGGTCTCGAATGACTCATGAGACCCGTCGGTGAACCACACCGACACCCGGATCTCCGACGTCGGGTATTGACATTCTTCGCAGCATCCATCCATATACGAGCTGAACTCGAAGTCGACACTGCGGATCTCGCGATTCCCGATCCGCCGGCCGATCTTTCGAGTCACGTACACCTTGGCGACATCGTCGAAGTCGCGGCTCATAGCTTCACCACATCCTTGATAATGTCGCTGAGCTTCTCGATGGGGGTGCGGCATTCAACGCAGCAGGGTGGCCGTAGATTGACAGCACCCATTGCGATCACGGTGTTGCACTTGGCTACGATCGCGTCAAAGCAGTCGATGCACAGGTCTCCGCGGGAGGCGTAGTGGTCGTCGCAGATATCCACGGGGTGGAGTTCGACGTACCAAGATGCATCATCGGGACACGCGTCCTCGACATGGCCGACTGCGCATCCGGTGCATTGGCATGGGGGCTTACTCAAAGACGATCAGCCCTTCCGGGGTTAGGAGGGCGCCGCGGGCGCCGTGGTAGAGAACCGACACGGCGGCGGGGTCATGTCCTTGGCGGACCAACCATCCGTCGGAGAATGCCTGGTCCCTGTGTGATTCGACCCATCGGTGACAATGGGTGCAAAGTAAGACACCGTTGGCCGGCGTGTTCGTCGCGGGGTCGCGGCTGCCGCCCATAGCTCGGGGCCGGCGGTGGTGGATCTCGACACCATTCCAGGCAGTGCAGCGTTCGCACCGACCTCCGGAACGTTCGTGAATGATCTTGCGTACAGCCAGCGCGAAGCCGGTCAGAAATCGCCTCGTCCGGAACCGGAATAGGCCTGTCGGACAGAGGTTCCGATGGAGCGCAGAGCATCCAGCTCTGCATGCAGCGCCTTCATTTGGCGGTCGCAGAGCTTGTTCAACGCCTCGGCGACGTCGCGGTCTGCTCGCTCGATCTCAGTGGCGAGAGTGGCTTCGTACTCGCACGCGTGCGCGGGTACGCCCGTCTCGCGGGCTCTCAAGTAGGCCTTGGCTTCGGCCATGTCAAATGCCTGGTCGAGCTTGAGGAAATTTTTATACGCCTCATCGCATTTCAGCACACCGGCTTCGATGCGTTGGACACAACGCTGGATAGCGGCCTCGACCGAGGCTGGTGTCCACTCCCGAGGGGAGGACAAAGAACCTGTCAAATGTTCACCAAATCGTAGTGGGTTTCAAAGAAGAGCCAGGGCCGGTGGCAGTGGGTGCATACCGTCGGCTTCTCGGCTCCGATGGCCTCGAAGCGTGCCTGCATCTCTCGGAGGTGGCCGGCACAGATCGCAGCATGGTGGTCGTCAGCGCAACCCTTTGACATCACGACCGCCGAGGCGGTGCAGCGAGGGAACTCGCACTGAATGTCAAACTCCATCTCGCTGAGATCGAGTTGGTCAAGGTCGTACAGCGCTGAGGTCATGCTGCGTCTGCCTTCTGTATTGCATCGGGCCAGCGAGACCCGGTGTCCTGGTAATCCTGAATGTCTGCTGCCCATTGGTTCTCGAAGCTGGACGGCTGTTCAATCCCTAAGGCCGGCCAGTAGATCTCGTAGACGCCTTCACCCTCGGCAACGACTCGTCGCCTAGTCGCGGACTGGATGACCCGACCATTGGGCGTTGCGCCCAGCTTGGCGAAGACGTGACCGAAGATGCAGCAGGGCGTGCTGTCGTCGTTGAAGTACTGGCAGTCCGCTACTTCATGCGGATTCTCCTCCGCGAGTTCGCGAATCATCTCGATAACAGTCGAGAATGGCTTCAGCTCGCTCATTTCGCTCCAAAGGGTTCCGTAACCGTGAGGTCGACGACTGGGTGCTCATAGGTGATCCACTCGGTGCCGGTCCAGTGGTGGATGCGCAGACCCTTCACTATCCGGCCGTGCGACATGAGGATGTGCGCGTAGAAGCTGAGCTGCAGCCAGTAGCCGCCGAGCGAGGTGTTGGGCACCACGCCCTTGAACGGCGGGAGGATGGTCTGCTCTTTCTCGATATCGGCGTTGGTCTTGTAGTCCTCAACCCAGAGTCCGTCATCTTCGGCAACCAGCCGGTCGATCAAACCACAAGAGCGGGTCACCGGATCGGCGACGAACGCTTCGTAGAACGCTTTCTCGGTTGCCCGAGGCCCCTTGAAGAACGCCAGAACAATCGGCCGCAGAACGGGATTGGACGTTAACGCGGCCTCGTCGCTGCCATCCTTCGTCGCCTTAGATAGCTCCAGGTACTCCCCGTACAGCTGCAGGGCCGCGTGCACCGCGGTCCCCAGTGTCGACGACGCCTCGGCGTTGAGCTTCCACATCGCGAGGATGTCCGAAGCGTCAACACCGTACTTGTCGGCCATCTTTCCGGAGATGACGTTGCCGGCGAATTGGCTCTTGAACTTGTTGGCGAACGTGGAACCGCCCTGCCAGCGCTGTCCGTCAGCACCCCGATAGACATGGATGATCGGGTCGAAGTACACGGGCGTTCCGGAGATCAAGCAACGCAGCAATTCTCCGGACGGCACCTGAGGTGCGTTCCGATTGATATCGAGGGGTGCCTCTGCTGTACGGTCCCACAGATCTTTGAAGAGCTGCAGCGCGAGTTCCATTGCCACTTCGTGCGTTTCAGCCTCGACTTCGAAGCTGGGCTGCAGATTCCCGTACTGCATGACCGGGATAGTCCCGGCCATTGTCACGCGACTGGTGATGCTTCTTCAGTGCCTTTCGTCGGGCGCCATGCGTTGTTATTCGTGTTCGTAGAACTCGACGTCGAACCCGTCGCGGGTGGCCGTCACTTGAGCGGGATCGCCGAAGACGTCCAGGAACTCCACTTCGTGAACCCCACTGGATACGGCAGTTTTCACCGCCTTGAATGCTTCGCCGATCTCCGGTCGGAGAACACCGTTGACGTAGAAATCGCGTGCCTTGTACTCGTGCGGCAGCTTGCCTTCTGGCGGCGGTTTGTCAACCGTCTGTCGGAGATCTCGGTCCCACACCCTGCCGTAGTGATAGGTGTGATAGTGCGTGTCCCAGTAGTCCGGCGGGTATTCCTTGCCGTCGGTGTAGCCGTCTTCGTAGTCGCCGCCTTCATCAACGCCGAAGAACTTGACGTACGCTTCTCGGATACTGAAGACGCATTCCTCACCGTCGTTGAAGTACGGGGTGTACTGATGCCAGCGCACCGCTTCCACCTCGGGGAAAGCGAAGAGGCTGTCGAGCTTGGCCAGGAATTCTGAGATCGGCCGCTGCTCGGGTACTTCATGGTTGGAGTACTTGGGGTGTTCGCCGCGGACGGGGCGACCGGCGAGGGTACGGTCAGGCATCAGTACCCACCCTCGTAGAACTCGACGTGGAAGCCCTCGCGTGTCGCAGTGATCTCGGCGGGGTCTCCGAATGCCGATTCGAGGACATCATCGAATCGCTCGGCCGTCTGCCAGCCAAGCTCTTTATCGAGGATCTCCGCAATCGGATGGTTGTTGTCGCTGTCGTACGATGCATCCTCGGTAGAGAAGTGTTCGTTGATGTCGTACTCGCCGTAGAACCCGTCTTCGTTCTCGCCGCCCTCTTCGTCACCGTCGGTCAGCTTGACGTAGAACTCGCCGAGGGAGAATACGCAGGGATCGCCATCGTTGAAGCTGGGCGTGAACTGGGACCACCGAACGGCCTCGACCTGGGGGTGTTCGAATAGCCTATCCAGGACTGCGACAAACTCCTCAATTGACCCCTGCTCGACCTTCTTCCGACGGTACGGGTAGTCGACCGTCCCCGTCACTGGTCGTCCGCAGACTGTCTTCGTGCTCATTACGGCTCCTGTTCGGATGCGTGATAGTGGCGTCGAGAAGCTCCTCTCGGCCAAGGAATTTGTTGCGTTTGCCGCCCATCCAGACCTTGCACTGGAGACAGGCAGACCAATCGGCCGGCGAGGGAATCCATCCGAGGTCTTCCACGATGTGGTTCTCGGCGATCTCGCGCACCGGGATCTTCTTCCCGTCGGAGTTGGTGATGGTGCGGCCGAAGACCTCCTGACAAACCCAGGGGCCTTTCGAGTTGTGAAAATACTGCCGATGAGAGACATCACCCACGCAGGACTTCATGGAGTCGATGAACTCGTGGATGGCGATGTAATCATCGGGTTCACCGCCAAAGTGTCGTGCCGACGCTTGGGCGTGAATCACGGACTGTGCCACTAAGTCGCGGAATCCTTCTGCGCTGCATGCGCTTCGAACAACTCAGCCTCGAAATCGGCGACGAGTCGTTTAGCCTCGCGGTAGGCTTTCACGCGCTTCTCGTGAACCTCCGCTGCTCGCTTCGCCTTGAGTGCTGCGATTTCATCTGCACGACGCTCCTCAAACTCCTCGACCGAGGAATAGAGGCAGCTCTCCGGCAGCCAATCTGAGAAGCTGTATGAGGTAACGTACTTCACGGTTTCTGAACCGGGCGTCGGCCTGTCGTTCCAGCCTCGTGGAAACTCGGCAACCGTGATGATGCCGACTACTGTGAGCTTCTCTGGTCTACCCCGATCCTCATGGAGGACAGGGTACGACTCATTGCGCTGTACATAGACGCGGTCGCCGATCTTGAACCGCAGGTCCGGCTTGCTCATGCGGCGGCCAACTCCGCTTCAGAGATGAGGTTCTGAAGGCGCTGGATAGCAACCTTTTCCGAGGAGTAGAAGAGACTCCGGCCCCCCTCAATGACCGAAACGACTTCCTCAAGCGGAAGTCCGAGGAGGCGGGCGCCGGCCTTCTCGATGTCGGCGCTGGACATCATTTCCAGCTCTAGCGGGAAGCCGTCCTTGCCGAGTTCGTATTCACCGCTGAGGATCATTGTCCAACCGGCAAGGCACGCCGTCGTCCCACAAGGGTTGAGATTGTCGTCTATCGGAGACTCACACCATACGTCCATGTTGAAACTTTTCGGCTCGGTGGTGATCTTGTCCAACACCTTTCGAGCCAGCGGGAGTGCGGCGGGGTCCATGACGCTCATAACAGTCCTCTCAGACCGGGAAGTTTGTGGCCGATACAGGCGTCGGACCCGCGCCAAAGATGCGACGACTGGCCCGAGGGCGAGGACGCCACATTGCAACGCTTGCTAAGCAGTGCCGATTTCAAGGCCGGCACGGCGACACGCTTCACCTTGCGGGGTGTTATAAGCGATGTCGTCCAGCACAACTGTCCCCGGCGGGCCTTACACCCGTCCTCTCCACCCGTCGATGGCGCTGCATAAGCTGCGGGGCACCCGGTTACCCTATGCGCAATAGGCTTTCGCTAGCACTCGACCATGGAGACCGGTGGCTCCCATGGTTCGGTCCCTTTAGGGGCTAACGCTTGTAGGCGATCTTGGCTTGCTTCTGGTCGATCACCCGCTGAATGAATCCCTTGGCCTCGACTAGACGGTCCGACCGTGACTCGCTCGTCAGGAACTGGTAGTTAATGCTCCGTCCGCTGGCGCCCACGCGGGCGAGGAAATTGCCCCAGTAGTGGTCGTCGATCTCGCGCTTGTCGCCGCCATACCGCAGCGGGTCGGGCTCGAACGGGATGTTGCTCGGCGTGACGATGTACAGGTCGGAAGCAAGCTCGCGCGCTTCGTCATCTAGCGCCTGAGGAACCCACTCGGTCAACCGCGGACGAGCGAAAGGCTCGAAGCTGTCGTAATGGTGAGCCCAGTACTTCCAGTAGCCCCAGGTGCTGAGAAGGTCGGTGTCCTGGATGATGATCGGGGTGTCCAGGAACTCTTGACGCTGTAGCGCGGCTTGACCGTGCCAGATGTTCGTCATAGTCCGGACATTGACGATGTTCTCGTCGTTCTCCAGGTACGGCCGCGCCCACTCGGGCAACCACGTCGCGTCGAGGTCGTCAGCGAGCATCCATGAGAGATCGGTTTTCCCCGTCGACTCGGCGCCGAAGATCGTCACGCGAGTCTGCAAGTGAGGGCGGAACTCGGGAAGGATTGCCCGCCAATTGCTCACGAAGTCATCGCGAATGGCAGTCGCCCGTGTTCCGTTGATAAACCGCGGGATGTCGTAGGGCATCCAGATAGTCTCGGTCAATTCGGCCAGCCACTTGCCGTACGGCTCACTCGTCACCAGGTAGTCGCCTGGCCGCGCGCCGGCACCGATCAGAATCCCGCGCCACAGCTCTCGGAAACCCTCTGACTCGGGGTCTTCCGGAAGCCACTGAGAAACGTGTTGGATGTGAACGTTACCCAGGCGATAAGTCGCCTTCTTCAAGGCCGCGATACGTTCAGGAACCATTGGCTCAGCGGGAATCGTATCGATAAGAACGGTTACGCCCGCGGGGCTGAGGTGCTTAGCGAACTGGATGAGCTGCAGATGACCCGTGGTCGGCGGCATAGCTTTCATGAGCACGAACGCTTTGGACACTACGCCTCCAGACGACATAGCCAACACCGGTGTTGGCCAGGAATAGGATGTACTGGAATCCCGCGAGCGGGAGACTCGCGTGGAAGTACGTGTAGATCGCTGCGACGTTGACGATCGCCCAGACGGCCCAGGTCTCAATCTTCTTGTTATCCAACAAGAATTGAGCCAGCATGGACCCGATCAGGATGAGCGCATCGGTGATCGAGAAGCTACCCTTCAGGGTGGTTACCAGCCAGATCGCACCGTAATAAGCCGCGGCGGTTACCCCGATATACGCCGGCCACCACTTCCAAGCGACGCGGGTCACTGGTCGGGTCTCGGAGTCTTGACGCCAGCGGAACCACCCGTAGAGGAGTGCCGGCGTCAGATAGGCGTTCAGCAGAGCCGAGGCGAGAAGATCTGCCTGCCAGAACAATACGGCGTAGGCCGCGGTGGAGATGGCGCCGATCGGGTAGTTCCAGCGGCTCTGGCGAACGCACAGCCACGTGCACGCATAGGAGGTCCAGACGGCGAACACTTCCAGCCAATTCACGGCCGTAATCCAGCCGGCAAGATAGGCAATGATGTACGAGGCGCCCGTAGCGAGCATCGCTACACCAACGGACTCAATGAAGTAACGTCGCATCATTGCCCTCCTTGGGGCGTCGAAGTTTGTCCCCGTGCGGACTGGTTGAAGGTCGCTTCGGCTGGTGTGGCTCACCCACCACAGGATTGTTGCCGCCTACTGACACGGGGTTCCCCTGGGTCTACGGGTGCCGATTCGCTGCCGGAAGGCCCCAACAGCCGGGATAACCGCTTTCCTAGGATGCCCGAGGGGAAGTCTGGTGTGTGAGACGGGATTTCTACCCGCACATTCACGCCGAGTTACCAGCGGCCTCTGTCTTTTGGGCTACTCACACACTTGGCTATCAAGGTTGCCACCCTGGCTCTGTTGATTTCGGTGACAGGCCGACACCGTTCCCCACTCCGGGTCTCCACCCGGCATCTGCAGCAGTCGACGGTTGGTCGATTTTGAATCGACACGGAGGACAGCAGGGAAGTTTGAGCCACGCTTTTCGGCTTCTTGGGTGCGTGGCAACCCTCACAAGGCGGGAGGTGGTGTACCGCTGGCCGTGTCTCAAACTTGCTAAACAGAATCCCGCTGTCGCCTAGCGAGTCTGCCGAGGACGAGTCCTCAAAATTGTGGTTGCATCCACGCGCCTAGGTACTACTCGCAATCTCCCTAGCGACTAGGCTCACCGGACTGTCTACGGAGTCATGTCTACCGGTGCGGTTTAATGGATTTGCGAGATCCGCTCCGCTCCCCCGGCTGGAGCATTCGGGCATGAAGCCCTCCCTGCCTATGCCAGCACAATCTGCGGGGCAACGCCGGGAGTACCCAGCGCCAAGCTGTGTCACACTTTCAGCCTCTCGGGTAGTGACCAACCTTTAGCCAACAGCGGCGCCACCGTCGGGCCTAGGGTGCATTCGCACTCCACCACTTACCCTTTGACCGGAGGCAAGAAACCGGGGTCTAGATGCGGTCTTCCCAGGCGACTTCGTTCTTGTCATCGTCGAATACCACAACGGGCTCCCACACGCCGGCTAGATCAATCTCCCCGGCGCACTGATGACAGAGGACACAGCCAACCTCGTTGTCCGCCTTTTCGATAGCCTCGTCGGGGTCATCCGCTTCTACGCGGACGATTCTTGATGCCGGCGTGGTGAAGTGGACTGAGTATGCGGTCATGGGTTCCTCACGCTGGTGGGTGTTCGTGCACGTGTCGGTCAACAGCGCGGGATAAGCACCGTTCAGGTGGCCAATCGGGCGGAAACTCGAATGGACCTCCCGTGTGGCAGGCGGGCTCTTCAACGCATCCGTTTCGACATGTCGCGCCTTCGATCCGCTCATTCCAGTAGTACGGGCAGGTGAGCATCGCGATGGTGTAGTCGCGCTCTTGATCGTCGAAGTAGCCGTCCCAGTCGAACGGCTCCTCCATCATCGTGTCGCCGAGTTCCATCAGCCGGCGAGCCGTGCGCGCTCTTTCTGCGACTTCCCGGGGCGGGTATCGAGAAGTGCCAACTGTTCTTCGCTAGACCGTTGAGCGCGAGCGGCTTCACGGTCCTTCGCACTGATTGTGCGGGCCAGTTGGATTACTGTCTTACCGGTGACGCCTGATTTCTCTGTCACTACCAATCCTCGTGCGATTCGCCGTTGAAGTGTCGAATGCCAGCTGCTCGAACCTCGTATCCGAGGTAACTGTTGTACGCCGGCCCGCGGTCTTCCCAGTAGACACCGATCTCACCGCAGAACGGGCAGATAGTGAGTGGGGGCGTCTCGACGCAGCGGTGGTCCTTGTCTTTTCGGACCCACACCGGGCGGAGATGGGTCTTCCAAGGCTGGCCGCATTCAGGGCAGTCGCCCTCGCGTTTCTCGATCCACACATTGCCTGGACCGGCTTTCATGAGACACCATGGGCCATCGGGCTTTTCGTCGTCAGTGAAGACTTCCCCGACCGGAAGCGAGCGCGCGCCTCCCGATGAGCCTTGAGCAACATGTGCTTGGCCCGAGTCCTCCAGCCACAACGCTTTCTCCTCGCTGATCTCAGTGCCAGCGAAGAACCACCGCAGTGCGGGATCGCGAGAGTCCGTCACCACTTGCTCCAGAACTCAGCCATGCTCGCGCAATACCTCGAAGAGGCTTCACACTGAAAGATGATGTGGACGTCGTTCGACAGCGTGGCAAGACGCGCCCATTCTTCTGAGCGCGCCTGCCACTTCGCCTGACGTTCGGGATCACCCTTTGCCATCAAGCTCCCTTGCGCTTATCCGCGGGGCGTTTGTAGAACCATCGGAAGAACCTGACCGCTGGCCGAAGGACGGCGATCACTGGCCAGAACAAGATCAGCCAGATCACGTCCCCGTCTTTGATCCAAAGGTGCGTCCGGTAGGCCCACCGACTGAAGAACAGACCAATGACCAAGTAGGCCAACAGCCCCAAGAGAAGGATCATGCCGCCGTCAGTAGGTTGATGATCGTCGTCTTGTCGACGGCCTCGGGCGACAGGTCGATGTCGGCCTGCTCCGGGGTATCGATCAGGATCGCGCCGGCCGCGATGAGAACGTCGTTCAGGTTGATCGTGTTCTCGTAGTACGAGTAGAGGTACCGCCGGGTGTGCTCGGCTGCCGTGGTATGGCGAGCCGACCGACTCTTCATGAAGTCCGCTTCGGTGAAGTAGAAGCGCTTGCTCTCGTGGTCGGCGACAATGAGGCCCAGCGTCTTCTGCTGGACGTCCATCACCGAGTTGCTGAACGCCACAACCGACTTCGGATCGATGACGCGGTTGGCCGTGATCATCTTCGCGCTGTCGCTGCCGGCGATGATCTTGAACGGCACGTCCACGTTGTCGCGGTAGTTGTAGTAGTTCACCGACATCAGCCACGAGCCCGGGCCGGTGATCCGGAAGACCTCCGAGGCGCCGTGGGGCGGCGGTGCCGCGGTGAGGTCGCCCGAGTAGAGAGCCTGACCCGTGCGGTAGCGGGCGTCCCACCCGATCTTTCCGCCGAGGTTCGCGATGGAGAGATCGAGATCGATGGTGCTGCCATCTACATCCAGCCAGTGGACGCCTGCGATCAGATCATCGGTGACCTCGACGCACGTCCCCGTTGGGAGGTTGCCAGTAAACTGCTTCTCCGTAGCCGGCAGGGCGTACGTCAGACCCTTCGGGATGTAGACCGTCTTGCCGGCGACATTCGGCCGGACGTCGTTGACGATGGACGCCAGGACGTACTGGTAGATGTGCTCGACGTTGTTGTTGGTGAACGAGAACGCCTTGGCGAACGACTTACCGTTGCGCACCCGGTACAGGATCGAATCCGGGTTGGTGGTGCGGAACTTCAGAGCGTAGGCCAGGCGGATCTTGCGGAAGACGTTGGCGGCCTGGAGGTTCGCCGACAGATCCCGGATATCGATCCCTTCGTTCCGCGTCAGGCGGGCGGTGATCGAGTTGAGGTAGTCCTCGGGCATCGGCTTATGGTTGGCCACGGCCAGCCGGCGAACCTGGTTGATCTTCTTCTTCAGCGCCGGGTTGGTCCGCAGCGCAAGAAAGATCGGCTTATACCGGTTGAAGATCGTGGCGAGCTTGGCGGCGTCGTAGGCCTGGAAGTAGCGGACCAGGTCGTTGTTGTTGCGAGTCTTGAGCGCACTGATCAGCTCGGCGTTCTTGATGAGCAGCGTCTTCTCAGTTGCCCGGTAGACGACGAACCGCAGGAACTCCACCGGGTCGGACGGCACCATGCCGAAGTGGTCGTAGAGGGCGGCCTTGACTTCGCGGTTCTTGACCGATTCGACCTCGTCCTGTGTGAGGGTGAGCACTTGCGCGACATCCACGCAATCGGTCACCGACTGCTGCGATAGGGCGATGCCGGTCGCCAGGAGCTTCAGCAGCTCGGCTTTCATCTCACGGTGGGTAAGGCCGCGGATGACGACGAGGCGAATGCCGTCGATGTCAGGGAGGTCGAGTGCCTCTTTCGGAACGTAGATGGTGTCATTGCTGAAGATGCCGAGGTGCTCGAATCCGTACGTCGTCAGGTAGTGCAACGACTGTTCGACCCACAGCTGCAGGATCGATGCGTCGCGCACCTTAGCGAACGACTTATGGAAAGAGTTGTTGAGCTGTGCGGCATTTCGGCCGAACAGCTTGTCGACCTGCTGAACCAGCTGAGTGTGCGCGTACTCCGTCGCGACCTCGGGTGCGAAGATGAAACCATTCTTCACGGTCTGCGCAGCGAGGGCTGCGAACGCATCCGGCTTGCCGTCATGGTTGTTGACCAGGACAGCCTTGAACAAACGCAGCGATGATTCCATGTCAGATCCTTTGTTGTAAGCGGCGGAACGTATGATTCATTAGCAGGAAGTTTTTGGAGGAACGTTCTATGCCGCAGTTATCCGGCAGCGGAGGGTAAATCTGATCCATTCAAAGGTTTGGTAGGAACCCTCTATGCCATCGGTTGTTATGTGGCGGGTAGTAAATTCAGGCCGGCGCTCTTCCAACTGAGCTACACCCCGTCATTGACGGGATGGCTGGACTCGAACCAGCGACATCCGGCTCCACAGGTTAATGGAGGAACTACCTATGCCGGTAAAATGAGTGGCGAGCGGTATTTGATTCACCAATTGAAAGTTAATGGAGGAACCGCCTATGCCACCGACTATCGAATCTTAGTGCGAAACTCCTTGAGTCTTAAGCGGCGGAAGGTATGTTCATTAGCAGGAATTTTGGAGGAACCTTCTGTGCCACAGGTAAGTTGACGCAGCGGAGAGTAATGGTGTTTGCAAATTAACAAGGTAGTAGGAACTCTCTATGCCACATCGAAATTAGGTGCGGGGAGTATTACTGTAGAGTCGGCTGCTCTGCCACTGAGCTACCACGTAGCTAACGCTACGCGGGCAGGATTCGAACCTGCGACCTGCCGATGGGCGTCATTGTAGGAACTACCTATGCACCTAAGCTTTATGGGGCGGGCGGTATTTTGTTCGCAAAATGAAAGGTTTAGTAGGAACCGCCTATGCCGCCGCTAAATCTAAGTCGGCATCTTCGCCGCGAGAACAATCTCGCGGCTGTCCGCAGTCAGGTCGATTTCATCGATCGCTTCGTACATGTGATTGATGGCCTGGTCGATATGCGGGCTGTGCGGAAGGTTCCGCAGACGCTCGATATACACGCCCAGATTCGATCTGACGTTTCGCAAGACTATGCCCTGCTGCGTCTCCGACATCTTCCAAGAGGTCACTTACCAACCTCCGGAGTCGAACCCGCTTGAACTGCTGCCCGAGTCGTAGCTTGAACCGCCGGAATCCCAACTACTGGTGGATGATCCGGAGTCGTAGCTCGATGAATCGTAGCTGCTGCTGTAACCGCTACTCCCGGAGTCGTAGCTTGAGCTGTAACTATCGCTCGATGACGAGGAGCTGCCAGAGTAGTCGCTGTCTGAATTGGACGAGTACGACGGCGTGTCATCGGAACCGGCGTAGCTGAAGTCCGACGAGGATGAATCGGTGGTGCTGACGTCGGAACCGTCAAACCCTGCATCTGTTGTCGTGCCGGCGAAGTTCGTGTCTTCGTTCCAGCCGGCCGCTTCTGTACTAGCCTGTGTGTCGTAGCCGGCATCGTACGTCGGGGTGCTCGCGGCGCCCTCCCAGTGGTCGGCAAGCAGCTCGTGGGTCAACAGAACATCAACCGGTGACCAGGCCCAGCCGGCGCCCCAGAACGGGTACGGGTAATAGCCGGGATGGAAGTACAGCCCATTGAGGTAGCCGCCGCCGTAATAGTGCGGGTACTGCGCGGTCTCATTGGTTCGGTAGTTGTAGTTCTTGATCGTGACCTTGCGGCCGGTGTCCGGGTTCGTGGCCCTGACCGAGCCCTGCCGGCGTTCCGTCGGCTCCGATTCCACCCTCGCAGCTGCCCGCTTCTCATTGACCGTCGTGAAGGTCTCGCCGGCCGGCACGGGCGGCTTCAGTTTCGCATTGGCTGCTGCGATGTACTTGTTCGCTACCGCGAGGTGTGAACGCGCCGTCGCATAGTCCTTGTCCTTGAAGGCCTTCTTCGCATCCGCGAGCGCGAGCGATACCTTGGACTGCTCGCTGGAGACGTCGACCATGCTCTTGAGCACCGCAGAGGCTAGGTCATCGGCGCCAGCCTCGACACCGATAATCGAATCCTGGAGATTCTCCAATTCCTCGCGCTTCGCCGAGCGACGGCGAGCGTATGCACTGACGCCCCAGATCAGCAGGGCGAGCACGATGACGCCGCCAATGATGCTCAGGGTGACCCACAGCCACGTCCATGATCGCGGCTCATGCGTCTGTGCCGCGGGCGCCGAGAGTGGAGCTGGCTTGACCTGGGAGAGCTTGCTCACGAACGCCGACAGGGTGCCGGCAGGGTCATTGCGGTGTTCTGCGATCGACTGGGCGATGAGCGGGTTGATGCTATTGGCGACCTGCTGAGGGACGTTGAATCCCCGAACGTGATAGCCCTTGGCGTCCATCACCAGGAGCACGCCCTCGAATCGACCGCGCACCCGTGTCCAAGCTAAATACAGCGAGTCCGGGGTGGTCACGCCCGACTGTGGCGGCGCGACGACGGCGACATAAATCGGGCGCCGGCCCTGCACGATCTGGTCATTCAACGCCGGACCGTTGGTCAGCGGCGGCTTGGCCGCGGGATCGGTGACGACGTGGGTCGTCTGGTTGAACTTCTTAACCAGGCCGTCGGTGTACGGGTCAGCGGACGCCCCGGGGGCGACCATCAGTCCCACGAGCAGGAGGGTGGCGAGCCAACCCCAGATGCGCTTGAACATCAGGAATTTCCCATCTCATTTGTTGTAGTTGCGCGTGCTCAAGCCTCCGTGACATGCGCGCCCCGTCACGGGTGGGAACAATGTCAGTGACCAAGTGTCCGACCGTACGAACCCGAATCGGTCCCGACTCTCCCCTACCCTTGCGTACGGACGGGAGGGTTTCAGCCAATGTTCGTGGCTTACATCTACTTGTGCACCTGCACAGGCGAATTGGCGATGACGCAACTCGACTGGACGTCCTGGCAAGCCCGCACGACAGCGCCGAGGTCGGGGCCGTAGAGCTGGTTTGTCAGATCGATCCGCGCTTGAGCGGCCTGCCTTTGCATCTCGATCTCGCGCTGGCGCTTGATGTTCTCGTCGGTCTGCTGCTGGAGCGAGTTGTCGGCAGCGGCAACGTAGTCCACCACGATGCGAATGTTGCCGCAATCGAAGCTGGTCTTGGAACCTGTCGACCCCGACGAGCAGAACAGTGGAGCCGTGAACCCAGTCACCGTCTGCAGTTCGGTGAGAAATCGATCAGACATGCCGGCGGCCAGTTTGTTTCGCTCATCCTGGTTCGCCGACTGCCACGCCGAGTCGTCGATGGTGGGCAGTACTGCCGCCGCAGCGCGCTGGAATGCAGGGTGGAAGTTCTCGGCGAGCATTCCGTTCCAACCTGGGCTGGCGAAGTTGGACGCGTTGCTGTTGCCGTCGAGGTTGTCGTTGGCGCAGTTGTACTTCTGGCACAGCGTGATGAACTGGCGCAGAACGGATTCCTGAAGGTTAGGCATCCAATACGCCGACGCCGAGACCTGCACACTGGTCCCCTGCTTCGTTCGACCCACGAGGAGATCCTTGCCGCCGGCATCACCGCTGTTGGGGCTGACGATGTAGTTCCGAGGACCACAGGGGAAGTACTTGGCCTGGTCGTAGTCCTGGTTGTAATCGCGCGAGTTGCCCGGGTAGATGATGTCGTTAACGGTCCGGTTTCCGTTGAGCTGGTTGCCATTACCCACAAGGTAGGCACACATACCCTCGGGTGTAGTGACCCTACCCGGCGACGACTCACACGATCCAGCCGTGAGGCCGACGGCGGCGACGCTGGCGGCGAGGGCGATGGCGATCTTCTTCATCAGGATTTCCATTCGATGTCGACGGGGCGATAGTCCCCGAAGATGGCGTCGAGATTCCCGTGTGAGATCTCGTTGTTCTGTTGCTCAGCCCGACGGAGAAGGGCTGCACGGTTTTCACTAGCGATTCGGCGTCGGCGCGCGATGCCGCGCACCAACCCCCGAATGATCAGCAGTAGAACGATGACGCCAAGAACGATGGAGCCGCCAATTATCCAGGGTGTGTAATCAATTGGAGGCTCAGGCATCGGAGGCGGTGGCGGAGGGGGCGGTGGACAGAATGCACCGACACAGTCGGAACTCACATCAGCGCCCGACTCAATTGATGGTCGGCCGCGTCGACCTCGGCCAGCAATCTGTTGATCAGACGCTCGTCGCTAGTCCCGGTCATTCCGTCAATGATCATGTGCCGCAGTTCATCCAAGTGAAAGCCGACATCGATCATGTACGCGCGTTGGGCGACATGGTCTTCAAGGGCGGCGCCCAGATTCATCAGGACACCTTCGCTTCCAGCTCATCGATTGGAACACCCCAGGGCTGGAAACCGGCGGCCATCATCTCATCGCAGAGGTCAGCGCGGGCATTGAGTAGCCGACGGGCATCCTCAACGACACGATGACTCGGAGGTTCGGCGAACACAAACTCAAGGTCATGATCGATGGTTACGAGCTGGTCATGAAGCATGATCCGTTGCTCGAACTTTTCGGTGGCGTTCATGCTAGACCGCGGGCTCGCCGACGTTCGTTGCGAGTTGATGGCGCTGTTTGCGCACTCGGACCTTGCGTTGTCGGTTGAGCGGAATGCCCGGTCCGAGGCGTTGGCGGATGAATCTGCGGGGCGCGTAATGGCCTGCCGTAGCTGACAATTCGGCTATCGCCCTGGAGTAATCCAGGGGCATGTCGTCCGTCGGACGCACGTGTTCCGGCACAGCGAGGGTGATGAGGTACCACCCCGCTAATGCCACCTGCTGTTCGTGATTTAGTTCCGACCATTGCACGCGCTCCTCCTCTTGCTTGGGAAGACTGTGTTGCCGTACGGGGGAGCCACGACCCAGCCGCACCCCTCCTAGGAGTGAACGACTGTCTCCACGGGCAACAGCTCGTTACCCCGTACGACAGGCTCTAAAAATTTGTGCGTGCACCGAGACTCGAACTCGGACGACGACGAATCGTCGGCATTCGACCATGTGAACGAATGCTGCACGCCACCAAAAATGTTGAGTAAGTGTTGATCCTCCACCGAAGTGGGTCTACGCGCCTTACGGCTGACGGCGAGGTTTATCTGTCCTCGCGGGCGACGCTCCGAAGAGCATCCCTATAGCTACTTACCCGTCGTTGTCGAGTTGTCTCGCCTCTCGACAAGGCTATGAACGACCCTCCGGAAACCGCTGAAATCACTACGCGCGAATCCCACATGCTTGGCCGAAACGGTACTGAAGTTGTGTTTGCGGACATGTCCGCGGTTTGAAAGATTTTGGGTGGGGTACTCACCTAAACAGTGGAGTCTGTTTGGCTTTCCGCTCCGATGATGTTGTGACTAGCTTAACACCCTGCGTTTGCTATCCCGGGGGGCTAGAGCAACTTTTTTGGAGAATTTTTTCACGGGTCGTCCACCTCTGCCTGCGTGACTAACCGCATGCCATAACCGCAGCACACGGGCCACCCGTGTCGGAAGTGGAAAGCTACGTCGCCGACATCGCGACGACGATGACATGTGTCGCATTCGAGGTGGCTGAGCTTCGGCATCGCGTCAGCGATGGCTTGATGGATGCTCATAGCTTGACCGCCCGGAAGTAGTCACCGAGGTTTCCGATATACGGCTCAAGGCAATCGGGGCAGAGATGCGGTTCAGTCAGGCATTCGATCCACGCCTGCTCGGTCTCGGTCTTGCACCCCTCGCAGACGAAGTAAGTCGCCGGCTTGCAGTCCTCAGCGTGTAGGACCCATATCACCCACTCCGCGGAGCGGGGGCATTCGTCGTAGGCGCACGGCTTGGCGAATTCGAAGTCGGTGAGGTCCACCGCGTAGATCTCGGGGCAGACGGTCATAGTTTGCCCATTCGACGTAGACCCTCTTTAACGATGGCGTCGACTCGACGATCGGCGTGACGGTAGTACAGGACGACTCCGATTACGACCAGGATGGCCGCAGCGGCAGCAACGTTCATCGAACGCTCGCCAGCTGCGCGGTGGCAATCTCGTCTCGCTTGAGACAGTCCGGGCAAAGCCACGGCCGCACCCACGAACTCGCCAAGAACGATTTGAGGCAGTCCTCGCACACCAGACCGAAGGTCGTCGCCGCGTTGATCATCGTTGAACCAGATCGTCCAACGAGACGTTGAACAGATGCGCCAAGGCTCGCAGTACGGTCGGCGACACCTCGCCGTTCCAATCCGGATCGAACGTCCGATACACGGTGTTGCGCGTGACTCCGACTTCGAAGAGCCGGCGAGCCAGATCGTGGCGAGTATTCATGCCGGCGTCGGCGGTGACCCGGGCCACGGTCTCAGCGTTCCATTGGAACGGAGGTAACTGTGGGTAGACCGGCGTCGACCAAGCGGGCAAGTACGTCGTCATGCCGCGACGTCCTCGTGCGCAATGAAGAGATCCTCCCAGTGGCGATCGAGCCGGCCGGCGAGTGCTACCGCCAGATCTTCGGAGATGTTTCGCAGCTGACCGGTTTCGATCTTGTAGATGGTCGTCTGGGTGCGACGAACCAGGTGTCCAAGATCACGCTGTGAATACCGCTTCTCTTTGCGGGCTCGGCGCATTGCCGCCGGATTGCGAACTTCCATCCAGCAGGCGCCTCGGTTAAGGGGTGGTCTGCGTCTCATGAAAAAGAGGATGCAGACCGGTTGTCATCTTGTCAACTGTCATGCATGTCAATTCACATCCGGTTGTCAAAATGACAACCGACAATTTGTTAACTTGACGTGCGATGATCGGGTGATCAGTTTTCATGACGATTTCCCCGCCATCTAGCCCAACCAGACGCAAAACGAGGAGGCTGACCTGCATGAGCGTTAATTTGCGCGACCTTCTTCAGCGAGCGGTCGACCAACGCGAGGCGAAGGGCCTCCGTGCGACTGGGCGTTCGCTGGCGGCCGAGGTTGGGAAAGAAGAAGCTGTACGCCCCCGCGGCATGGCCATCAACTACACGACCGCTTCAAGCATCCTCAAGGGCAAGTACGGAAGCCGGCCCACTCCCGAAACGATCCGTGCCGTTGCATGGCTAGCCGGCGTCAAGGAAGAGGAGGCATTCGCCGCCGCGAAGCATCCGATACCTGGCGAACCGTTCACCCTTCCCGACGGAGCTGATGAACTAGAGCCCGGTGAGCGCAAGGCAATCTTCGCCGTCGTGCAGCAGTTCGTCGCTCAACGGCGCGAGATCAATCGCCTCACGTCACTTGACACGTCTGAGGTGGCGGACGGGGATGCGCTGGACACCGCTGTCGATAGGGTGTCCTTGGCTCTCAGCCCCGAGATCAAGAATCGCAATCAGGGCCGAAAGAAGCCCGGGTGACCACGAATGTGGCGAACTATTGTCCAAGCGCTGACGAAGTTCCAGCCTCAGCTGATCGATACCGAGATCGTCCTGCATCACCGATCAATCCCCTACCGCCGCCCGCGAGCAACGGTGAAGAGATCGTCGAAACACATTTTCAGCAACCATGACACCCCCAGTGTTGACCCATGTCGAGCCGGGGCGGACGCCCCGGGGTGTCAGGATCGTCACAGTAAAGTCACACGAACAGGTCAGAAAACGAAAATTTGCGGGTGTTCAGAAAGTTGAACGCACAAACGGTTGACAACGAGTGTTTCCTGTTCTATGGCAAGGCTTATCTTGCCTTGGTACACACTGGAGAGATGAGTGCGCTCGCGGGTTTTATACGCGCCGCCCGCGCACGCGTTGGACTGACACAACCAGAGCTGGCTAATCGTGTCTACCACTCGCTGTCTTGGCTGCGTCGCATCGAACGCGGGGACGGCGCTGCACTAACTAACGCTGACGTCAGGAACTTCGCCGAAGTCCTACACCTGCAGCCATGGGAGGTGCAGTATCTACACCTGATGTTGGGAACATCACCAGAAACGACGAGGCCAATGGACGACTCCGCGATGGTTTCCTATGTCGACGCCCTCAATCCGCATCCTGCAGTGTGGCTGTCGATCGACGGCGACAGCCACGCAAATGATGCGTTCCGATCACTACTCCCCCATATCACGGGTGCAGACTTCGTCGGCGCCTGGTTCTTCTCCCCGGCCGCGAAGAACGTCGTGGTCAACTGGGATCAGGTCGCTGACTGGTGGATCTCCGAGGCGAAGTTCCGGATCGCGTACGACAATCATGACCACTTCTTCAGTAACCTGGTCGATGATCTAATCAAGGTGCTGCCCGAGTTCGCCGAACGATGGAACGCCAATCAGATCCCCGGGAACCCCGAGCCGCCAGTCTGGATAATTCGACGCCCGGACGGCGTGACAGTTCGAGTCTGCATGCGGGTGTGGTGGCAATCCCATCGGAACGGTCTACTGATTCAGGGAGTTGTCCAACAGTGAGCGGCGACAGTATGGAGCCGACCGAACTGGCCGGCGCGGCTGAAGCGGATACGGAATCGGTAGCGGCTTGGTCACTGGCGGAGCCTGATGACTACCCGACTCAACGGTTGACACCACGACGCATCACAACCATTGGGGTGATCGGAAGCGTCGTCTTGGTGAGCGCGGCGGGATGGCTGCTGCACAACAAGCTCAGCGAGGCATCTTCCACTGCCTCGACCGTCGTCACCGTCGTCCAGCAATCCGCTGCACCCCCTCCGCCCGTCATGCCGGCGCCGCCCGTCACCGTGACGCAGACCATCGCACCACAACTCAGCGCAAACTCTGACGCCCGGTTTCTCGATTTGATGCGCGAGGCCGGCTGGAACGTCACCGATCCGAGTATTGCCATCCGGACGGCTCGTTCATTCTGTGATCAGATTCGACAGGGCGTCAGCCTTGAGACAGCGACTCGCCAGATAGCCGCGAAGGCACCGACTGACATCGAGAACGCGCGAGTAGTCGCATCCAACGCGATGCTCGCCTACGGGTGCCGCGGGCAGAGCAGCTGACGTCGAACGGCGACATTTCTGAATGTTGCCGAACGACAACCTTTTGACAGTTACCGATCGCCTGGTGACGTACCCGACTTGGTAACCACAACCTGGCGAGTGGCTCGCCAACGAGCCGTGACATCTGCCGCAGGCAACTAGCCCCGTGCGCTGACGGTGCCTTGAGTTGGAGGTTCTAGCCCTCGCGGAGGCTCGGGTGACAAGCAAGGGACGCCCTTGGGGGCGACTGTCTTAAGGTATCTCCGCCAAACGGTAAATCCTGGGAGGCTAGACCGAAATGAGACCAGGATCACAGTGTCCGGATATTGACATTGTCCCACTTTGGTAAGAAGCCAAGTAAGCGCTGCCGGCGCGCAATACCCATACCCGGTATTGGTAATGGGTCAAACCGTCCCTGCAGCCAGCTTTGACATGCTCGCCGCAATCTCTTTGTCGCGCCCAGCAGCGGCATGCTGATACCGCATTGCGGCTTGTGGCGTCGAATGTCCAATGCGAGCCATCAGTTCCGCCAGCGTCGCGCCCGTTCGTGCAGCCATCGTCGCGCCCGTATGGCGCAGATCATGGAGTCTCAAGTCGGTACGCTTCGCCTTCGCCCTGGCGCGGTGGTAGTGGCGGTAAAACGTGGATGGTTGCAGCCGCTTCGTAGGATCGCCCGACACGGGCGGAAACAACAGCGCTTCTCCCCCGGTGGCCACGTACCGCTCTAGGTGGTCGAGCACCGCCGGCAGTACGTGTGGCGGAATGCTCACATCTCGGATGCCGGCCTCGCTCTTGGGGTCGCCAAACTCCCATCCGGACTTTGTCCGCTTCGCGCCTCTACTCACATTGATGACGCCCTCACGGATTACGACAACTTCTCCATCCTCGTCGATTTCCGACCGCTGAGTCACATCAATGTCCTTGCGTTGTAGCTCCACCAATTCGCTAAACCGCAGTGTTGTCCACAACGCGAGAATGATCATTAGCTTGAATCTGTCGGGCATCTCCTCAACGATGATTTCGACTTGCTCTAGGGTGGCAAGTTTCGTCTTGCTTTTGCGACGAGATGTGCCGCCGCCGCGGATCACGCAGGGATTAGTGGAAATCAGGCGGTCGCGAACCCGTGCCGTCTCCAGAATGGACTTCAACAGTGAATAGGCGTGCGCCTTCATCGTGGGTGCGTTCGGGCAAGTTGTGGCGTACCAGCGGTCGACTGTTTCAATTGTGATGTCGACAACGGGCAATGTGCCGAACGTTGGATTTATATGGTCTTCAAGCAAATCCTCGTAGTGTTCGCGTGTCCGTGTTGCGAGTAGTCGGCCGCGCACGGTACGGGTCTTGACCCATGTTTCGGCGTACTCCTTGAACGTGATCTCGGCGGCGCGTTTCGCCTTCTTCTGATCCACTGTGGCCGGCGGGCTCCACAGCTCGCGGTCGATCTCGCGGCGGCGGTCGGTGAGCCATCCTTCGGCGTCCATCTTCGCGGCAAAGGTCTCCGGCGCGATGTACAGGTTTCCGTCAGGACCGGTATAGGATGCCTGCCAGCGGCCCGACTTGAATTGCCGGATGCGTCCGAACCCGCGTCTCTGTCGAGCCATCGCTTAGCCTCCCGCAGCCTTGTTACGCGCAATATACGCGCAATAACAGTGTCTCATGGCGGGTAACTATGTCCATACGAGTCCCGTGATACTGTACACCATAACCCCAGGTGAGCGTGCTATCGTAGCAGGTAGAATGCGGTAACGTGGGTTTGCTTGGGTATTTATTCAATCCCAGTATCGCGCACCAGAGTTTACGCAGGTCAGAGCCTCAGAAGCACATAGCTCGGCGGTCAGGTTCGGTTGAGGACCTCGGCAGACGTCAGCCGTACACCCAGTCGATACGGGCATAGGCGGGGCCGCCATTGCCGCCTCGACCAGAGTTGTTGCCATTCAGGCTTGCTCCCCCGCCGCCACCGGGTGCGCCGTAGCTGATGCCGTCCGCACCGGCCTGGGCAGCGGTGGTGATCGACGCAGCGCCGCCACCCGCACCGGGGCCGGTCAGCCCCGGGACCGCACCCGAACCCGCGGCCGGGAGCGTGCTGTCGACGACCCCACCTGCCGGGGAGGTACCGGGTTGCGACATCCGTGCTTCGCCGCCGCTGCCGCCGTTGGCCGCGACGTTGGCGGCCGTGATTCCGCCGCCGGCCCCGGCGCCCCCGCAGATATCGATCCATCCGACGCCGGTCCCGTTGCCGCCGGCACCGCCGGATGTGGACGCGCTCGCACCACTGGCGCTTGCCGGGGCGGTCGGCGCGGCTGCCCAGTTGCCGCCGGCGCCTGAGGTTGCGGTGCCGCCCTTGCCGGGGAGCGTGACCGTCGACGACATGGCGCTGTACCGCTGACTGCCCATCTGGAAGTAGGTGAAGCCGGGGCTGCTCGCGTCGTTCCCGTCGGTGTTGTCGGTGGTGACGGCCGCTCCGCCGAGGCAGGGAGCCGACACGGCCAACCCCCAGGTGGTGTTGGACCCGACCGGGATGAAAAAGTCACGGATCACCCCGAAGGCTCCACCACCGCCGCCTCCACAGCGGACGGTACCGGCGGCACCGCGGCGACCCGAACCACCGCCGAACCCGCCGGGAATCATCGTCACCCGCACCCCGACGGCACCGGCCGGGATCGCGCGGTTGGTGAGGTTGACCGATGATGCGCCCGCCGACACCGTCCACTCCTGGGACAGGTCGTTGCCGGTGTGCTTGCCGACGAACAACGTTGCCAATGCGGCCTTCACGTTCGCCCACGTGAGTTTCTTCAACGTCCACGACGCGGCGCTGTCCGCGATGGCGAGCTCGTCGGCGTCGACAGGGGTGCTCTTGCCGAGCAAGGTATGGGTGACCATCGAGTCGAGAGTTGCGACCACGTTGACGCCGTCGATCGTGATCAGCGACCTGCGCGTGTCGCCTGGGTCGAACTGCGACACCATGGCGATACCGACGCTGGTGCCGTGACCGCTGCCCGGGACACCGGGCCCCTTGGCCCGGATCACCGGATCTCCCCATGGGTTCTCTTCAGTCCGAACGTAATTCGCGCTGTCGCCCCGCACTCCGAAGCGTCCCGGATCGCCGATGGTCACGAATCCGATTTCGTTGCGGGCATAGTGTCCGAAGCTGGGGCTGTCGACGCGTCCGGCGAAGACGACTTTGTAACTGTCCGGCGCGATGTTTCCGGCGACGAACGGGGCCGAGAAGTCGTTGAAGATCAGGGATCCAACGCCACGCAGATTGCCCCCGCCGTGCCAGTTCATGTCCACATGCCCGACCGCGCCGGCGTTGGTGGTCTCGCCCGACCAATCCATCCCGGCCTCGATATGGACGTAGTCGTCGCCATCGCTGCCGAACGTGAACGCCACCCCGGAGTTCGTGGCCCCAGGATTGCAATTGAACTTCATCGCCCACGTACAGCCCACGGCGGCAACATGATTGCGCACGATGACGCCGTTCTGATCGGCCTCCGCGCTGAACCCCCAGTCGAGCATGTTGTAGGACCACGACGTGGTCCCGTACGGGAGCGGGTGATCGGGGTGAGCCTCAAGCACGAAGTTGGTGGTGTTGTTGTCTCCCTGAATCCGCAGCCTCCCGTACTCGCACCACGAGTAGCGGTTCTGGCCGAGGAAACCAATACAACCCTCGGTGGTGAAGCCGGAAATGCGGACGTCCTCGACCACCGGGGCGACGAGATCGCCGAGCTGCAGGCCGATCGCATCGTCGTTGGTGTTGTTGACACCCAAGATGGTGACGCCACCGAGGACGCCCCCACCGCGACCGGGGGCGGTGGTTCCCCCGGTGGAAACCGTAGAGTCCCAGACCTTGAGGGCTGGACCAGTACCGCGGAAATCGATGCTGGTGACACCCAGGCCGGGGAACTTGAAGTACTGCCCCGGGTGGGCGAGCACAGCCGAACCGTCGAGCCGATAGGTGCCGACACCGAATTCGATGACGCCCGAATCGGTTCCGAGTTGAGCGATCGCCGCCGCCACCGCGGTATCCGAGGGAGTGGTACCCGTCGGGTCACTACCCGGGAAACTGTCCACACAGATGGCCGTATCGCAATTCGTCAT